TTTTTTTTTTGTATTGTAAATAGGATTTGTATATAAAGTAGGGGCTATGATTGTATTATAACTGCTTTTATCAATAAAGTTGGTAGAGCCTTCAGCCATACCCTCAGCTGTCAATAATAAAACCACGTCGCTCCAAAGAGGGTCTCTGCGATAGTCTAGTGTAGATGCTCTACGTAGTTTGGTAGCTAAGCTCATATTTTAGTACCATCCCCTTCCCCCAGCTGATCCTAATTTATAAGCTAGTTGCATAATACACCTGTAAAACGATAAGACAAATAAATATGAATACTAGAATAATAAACATATACTCATATTTATAAGGTTTGTTTCATGCCAAATCCAAACGATCCTATCGACATTACAAAGCCTGCCACTGAATTACTGATAGAGCAGTTTAATGTCTTAAATGATACCAATCTAAATCATAACGATTTTTTATTCTCACTGCCTGAGCCAGCATCAGTACCGTCTACAGATATCAATACAAAGGTCGTATTGACACCTAAAGTATCTAGCGGATACTATACAAATAGAGAATTTTACTATACCCGTATTGATGTTGCTCAATTATTCAATAATGACAAAGTAGAGATTACTTATACTGAAGATGATGAAAATCTCTCAGACATTATTGATCAGATCAATACAAAGTACGGTATTTACCTACAGGCATCAGACTATATTGATGTACCACTACCAGATTACGCTGAATTAGCTACCAATCCTAATCCCAGTATTGCCGTCGCTATTAATCCGGAATCTTACATTTATGTAGGTACGGGTAATTTGGTATTGGGCGAAAGAGTCAGACCTATTGATAACTACAACTATACCAGAAACATATTGGTAGTTACTGATAGTGAAGATAGTGGTATATTTGGCAATGATGTAGTCCTACTGGATACTGAATATAAAAAAGCCAGTTACTTTAAGGTATTTAGAAATACCACTCAAGTAGACTATTTTAGAGTAGATAAAGTCATTCCGCTATCTAATAGACGTTTCTATTTAGGTGGTCAATTTGAATTTGAAGCATCATTAGATGACGATCCTTTACAGGAATATGAATGCTCTGGCGTTATTATTGATACTTACGGTATGATCACCAAAGCCAGTGAAGAGCCATTATTTGGTCAAACTGCTAATAAGCATTATGGTAGGAATAAGAATATCGACAAGATTTATCTGGCAGATGTAGAAAATCTCATTACGCCAGCTGCCAGTATAAAGCTATACAAATACGATATTGATGGTGTGCTAGATGATATCTTTGACCCACAGCTAAGCTATAACCCTGTTATGGTCAGAGTCGATAGTGGTGGTAAAATCTATACAGTATCGCCTCAGTTTACTGGACCTTTACCAAACGATCCCTTAACGACTGGTAAACAGGTAAGAATTGATCGCCTCAATGATGATGGTAGTATTGATAATAGTTTCTCACCTGTCAATATTAGAGTTAACTCTGGCGCTGATGATGTAATGCCTTTGTTAGATCTCTTACCTATGGATGGGGGAGGCTTTTTTGCCTGCTTTAAACCTATCTATGGTACCAGCGTATTATCTAGTTATCCTATTGTTAATGACGTACCCTTTGTCAGTGGTAGCGATCCTGATGATTGTGCTTTTAATCCTGTTTTCAGAATAAACCAATCTGGTGGACTGGTAGGAGCATTTAAAACAGTATTACCTAACAATAAGCCAGAGACAGTCATGATAGACGATGTTGACTTGGTTGAGGATAAATTCTCACTAATGTATGCTGATAATAAGTTATCAGTATTAACTTATCGTAATAACCCTATTACTGGCTTTGCTCAGTTTGGTGTGATGAATATGAGCATTAGTGGTAATATTAACAATATTGCACCTGAGAGATATGTTAACGATATCAGGTGGGAAAATATTGTGGCTATGAATAAGTTTGATAATGGTCAATTTATTCTCTCTGGATTAGGTAGGATAAAGCTCCAGACAGGTGGATGGGGTAATGCCCAATATCTGATGGCTAGCTACAATCAATCTGCACAGCTCACTGGTATCGTTTATCAGCCTGTGGTGGTAGGTACACCAAATGCACAAATCTATGATGTTAATGTTGTTGAGTGGTTGGTAGAAGCATGAGTACTTTGAATCTGCCTTATGCTAAACCTTTTGTATTTAAAATGATCAATGCTGAGCTAGAAATAGCTGCTGATCCTGATAACTATACTTTAAGCGATCCTATTGTATCCTTAGGTTTTTTTAATACAGAGGTTATTATCAGACCTTTGATCGTATCCAAGATATATGGTCGGCACTCATTTAAATACAATAGAGTTAAGCTAGAGGATTTAAATTCTCCTATTGAGATAGTAGTAGAAAATGAAACTAGGTTAGTTGATTTAATTCCTAAGATCAATGCTCTAGAATTATTTGATACCAGTATTCCTAGTCCACTTGATTTTCTAGATGAATTAGGTGTGCCTTATATTGGCTCAACAGAGATACTAGATAAACCATTGCCACCATTTGGTAGTGCTAGTCAAACATTTACGACATTGGTAGCTAGGCAAAATTCCTATATACTCAGTGGTGTAGCAGAAATTAAACTCATTAAAGGATAATAATGCCTAATCCTGATTTAGACCCTAAAGTTAAACTCATTAGCGTATATAATGCCTATAGAGCAGCAAACAATAAAGATCCTTTAGAAGTAACTGATTATAACTTTGGTGTACCTGAAGAATATTCTGGTCCTAAGAGTACTAAGAATACAAAGATAATCTTAACTCCTACACCGACTTCACCTGCATATGGTACAATTATTTTGTACTATAATCGAATTGATTTGGCTAACCTAACAGGTTTTTCAGTAGAAAAAGGCTCTGCTACTACTGTGTTAGGTTTACTAGATAAGATCAATGAAGAGTTAGGTGTAGAGCTAACACCTATGGATGTGGAAGAAGCAGCCTTAGGTGCAGGTAGCTCTTTTACCCTAACTGTAACTGACCAATGTATGATCTTTTATGGATCTACGACTATTGGTTTAACTTAAACCATTATACACTCCAGAGTCCTACTATAGGACTCTGGAGCTATGTCGTCATTTTTTTATTAATCATTCAAATACTTTAGACGACTAAAAGAATATACCAATGGATTTTAAAGAAGAAACCACACATTTACATCATATAACCAGAAGCAGTAAAACCATATTGTTTTATAAAAAGCTCAATATCTTTAGCTTCCTATCAGCATATGTGTTTTACGAATGGTTTAAAAAGCACGGTATGTTAGAACAATTGGAATTGATACCTGTTGTTCATCCTAAAGATATTTATATCCATAGTTCAGTATTTAAAAATAATCACGTTATTTTTATTGATATCGACATCACTAAGAAAACAATCAAACACTTTATTGTTCACTCTAAGACAATGGAGTTCTTTGATAACAAAAGATCGACTGAAATTATCAAAGAATATTTAGTTAACTCTATCTTACCAAAAGAGTTATTAGCCAAAGCTAATTTTTATAATCATAGCAAAACCAGTGTTTTGTATGTAGTCTATAGGGCTATTACAAAAGATGATTACCCTAAAGTCTTTACAGATTTAGAGGAATTCTCTTACGATAAGTTTACCAATAAGGTAACAGATTACAATTTAAGACTACCAGCTATCATTGGTAATAATTTTGATATTGTTGATAACTTCGTAAGAAATGATGCTCATCTGGCTTATAAAGCAACACTCAATAGTCGAATTGTGGTAGGTTATCTAACAGATCAAGCATTAACGACTGTTTATAATAATTCATACGCTTGTGATTATAATAATTATAAAGCAGCTGTTATCAATAACACTATATCAAACTCGATGTTCATAATAGCGGTTATGCTATCTGTCGAACATATAGATTTTGCTATTTGCTACGAAAAGATAGGTAATATATTTAACTACAAGATCGTCACCAGAAATAAGAATATTGATTTAATTAAACTATTTAAAAAATATGAACCTATAGGTTATACAGATTGTGTTTGGTTCAGTACCAATAATCAGATTTTATCTAAATACAAAATATCAGTTTAATATGAGAAAAAGAAAGAAACAATTAATGAGACGAATTAGATTTCAATATCTAGAAGCTAAAGAATACGAACAACAAATGCTTCGAGCACTTGAACAAGGTTTTATTTCAGGAAGAGCTAAACAATGTCAGAATTAAGTGAAAAAGACGAAACGAATCTCGTCAAAGAAACTATTGATGAAGTTATTGATACTGTGTTGTCTCCTCAGATAGATATACCTCATTCACAGAACCAAAAGCAAAAAAATAAACAATACTACATTATTCCTGTACTGGTAGATGTTGTTCCTATCACTAGCGAAACTCATGATAAACTACCTCAGGTTTTTGTAAAGCCATATTCTCTTGTATTTAAATCCCTTATTCGTAACGGTAATGTTGATAGAGAGACTTTCTTTAAACACGCTAAGAAAGCTACTGTGATGGATATGGCTGAAGCAGCCATTAATGCTTCATACTACGAAATGATAAAAGCCAATGGCGTTACGCTTAATTGGGAAGAAGCCAATGCTGCTTTGCTTGTAGGTCAACATATTACCAGATGCTATTGGCAGCAAAACCATATTTCTATGACTGTATTTCAAAATGGTGATTTAGACCACCATGCTCCTTTGAGGATCTATTCAAACGGTAAAGCTTTTATTAACACTGGCTGGAATCCTACTGAGGATGACAAATCTGCAACAGACTGGATTATTGTATAATGACTATTGAAAATAAAGCAGCTAATATTGAAGTGGGTATTACAGATCACTATGACCCTGAAGTACAAGCTATGCTCATGGCTATGTATTCTAGATCGTATGGTCCTATTGCTAATCGTTTACCTAGCAACGAAGAATCTGTTCAAGAACATAAAGAAAAACTAGGACGATTCTATACCGGATACGGTCATCGCTCAATTGGCCAACTAGGCTCTACCGCTATTTGGTTAGAAGGCGTGTCTCAATTAGCAGCTAAAGCTATTGAATATCATCCTCTATTTAATGGTCAAGAATCATCTACTAGATACATTGATTATTCTAATCAACCTATGTATGTACCTAGTTTTGATTCAGGTAATGCTCAAGGTAAAGAATTGTCTCACCAAGTACAGCAATGGCAGGAAAAGTGGAGAGCTTTTTATGTCAAAGCTTTACCTTTGACTATTGAGATGATTAAAGAGCAGTTTCCTTATGATGTTCAGTATCCTGGTGATGCTACAGAAGAACAGCATAAGAAGCAAAGAACTACTTGGGAAAATACAATCAAAGCCAGAGCTTTTGATATTTGTGGTGGTTTCTTGCCAGCAGGCTCTACAACCAATGTAGGTTTCTTTGGTACCTTTGATACACTCAATGATCACTTTGGTGAAATGCTCCACCATCCCTGTGAAGAGATGAGAAATATTGCTGTGGAAGTTCTCACGAAGATGAAAGAAAAATATCCGTATGGTACTATGGATATTGAAAAGCTTAGAGAACAATACAGCTACGTTACACCATTTCACTTTTATCCCAATGGTTGGGACACTAAGAATGAACACGTACCACTAGAAGTAGAGGTAAGTAATCTAAAGAGTGTTCATGAAGGTTTTGAAGAGCTTGCAGCTAACCGTAAGAAAGGTCAGAAGTTCGATAGAGTAACATCTTCTAGATTTAATCTGATCTTCAAAGGCCATTTAGACTTTAGATCCTATCGTGATCTGCATCGCCATCGTAATGGCGTTATTGACATGTGGTGGCTAGCTCCTTATAAAGAAAACATCCATTCTTTTTATAGAGACAACATTCCTCAGAGTTTACTGCCTGAATTAGAAGCACTAGAAAAAGAATTCAGTGATTTCTTTGATGGTTTTATAGGAAGTGATGTTACTACTATCTCAGAACTACAATATGCTGTACCTATGGGTTATGAAATTCCTGTGACGTACAAATGTGATCTCAACCAAGCTATGTATATTCTGGAGCTGCGCTCTGGTAAGACAGTACATAATACACTAAGACATTTGATTCAATATTGGGCAGAGATCTTTAATAAGACGTTTAGCAACACTTTTAAGATCCATGTGGATTTTGATAAGGATAACTTCACTCTGCGCAGGGGTACACAAACCTTTAGTGAAGAAGCTATGAAAGAGCTGACAGACCAACCTGTTGGTGAAACTAAACCTACCAATATTGAACATGCTCCTACAGTAGAAAAGCTCCTGTATCAAACAGACTTTAATCAAAACACTATTCATTAATTATGGGAATCAATTCAGCTATTATTGCAGTAGATTTTGATGGTACTGTGGTCGATCACCGTTTTGAGAGTAAAACAGACTTAGTACCACATGCTCCTCACGCAGTAAGAACACTCAAAGACCTTACCAATAGTGGAGCTAGACTGATACTTTGGACTATGCGTTCTGGCTCTAAGCTAGATGAAGCAGTTCAGTGGTATGAGGACAACAATATCCCTTTATGGGGAGTCCAAAAGAACCCTGAACAAGAAACATGGTCACAATCTCCTAAAGCATATGCACAAATCTATATTGATGATGCTGCATTAGGAGCACCACTGATTAAACCTGAAGGCTTTGCCAGACCATGTATTGACTGGCTGGCTGTCAGGAAATACTTCCAAATGAAAGACTAAATAAACATAGATACAGGACTGGTTTCATTACCAGTCCTGTATTATGCAGTTATATATTTTTTTACTATGGTCTCCAATATTTTGAATTATTTATATTTTGTTTTGAATGACAGAAGAATTAATACCTAATCAGCTACAAGCTAATGTTCTCATTAATGATTTAAAGAATGTCGTAAAGACTCGCTTACTGGGTATTAATGAATGCATTAGACAACTTAGAAAGAATGAAAGAGCTATTACAGATTACAAAGATAAACTTAATCTGTATAAACTGGCTAGAGCTCAAACCAATACTGTTTTAAATAAGTTAGTTAATCTCCTGAATAAAGGAGAATTTACTCTAACAGAATTTAAACAATTAAAACAAGAATTTATAGAAATGACTATTCCAGATATAGAAAAACAAAGGACTGATGATGAGTTTGAGCACAGTTAAACGCAGAAGTGTATTTCTATCTATCTTTTTAGAATTGAAAAATGATGAAAGACTAGATAAAGATATCTATACTCATCTAGAGATTAATGATAATGGTAATCCTACCATTACAGTAGAAGATTCTAAAAATAAGAATACATGCTATATTCAGTATAGTCCTGGTACTGATAGCTTTAAAATAGAGCATTGGGCAGGACTGCCTAATACTGCCTTTAATTTAGGATTAGCTCCTGAACTAGTATTAACTACCTATATTCAAAATGAATCTGGGTATATCAACCGCATTAAATCCACTATTGTTAAAGCACTTGACTATGAATCAGCTTATAAGCAATGGATTTTAAATGGTAATAATCCTAAGATAGTGGCTAATACCTATAGTGTAGATGGTATTAAGGATTTACCTGAAAACCAAGTATTGGTCAAAGAAATACAACTAGAGCAATCAAAACCTGGCGTAAAGTCTTATACAGTCGTTAATAAACGCAACCAGACTTTTACATTTTCATATGCTGATTTCCACAGCAAGTTTCAACTCAATTTATCGCAATAAAGGAAAGACAATCATGGCAACCAAGAAATCTCCTACTAAAGCAGTAAAGACTACTGCTAAAAAACCTGCTACTAAAAAAACTACAGTTAAACCTGAAGTCAAAACTAAAGAACAAACCAAACCTGTTGCAAAGACAGCTGTAAAACCTGTAGCTAAAAAGACAGTTAAGCCAGCAGCTAAGAAAGATGTTGTAAAACCAACTGTTGTCAAAGAAGCCAAACCTGGCAAAGCTATGACTCCTGGTAATATAAAGGTAGCTGTTAAAAAGCCTGAGCCTAAAAAGGTAGAAGCAAAGCCTGTAATCGCCTCTACTCCTGCTGTCGTAGCTCAGCCTACCCAGACTATTGGTAAAGTATCTTTATCGTCTATAACCAAGTCTGTACCGGCTCCTACTCATGTAGCTAAGCCTGGTGCTGGTAAGATCTCTTTTGCTGATCTGATGTCTAAGATGACCAGCAATATGAGCTCAGCTGTTGTTAGTGGTCAAGCTAGATGAATAATAGTTTTAATGATTTAGATGATGGTTTTTATATAGTCAACGGTATATTCGATCAAATGTGCTTAGTTAAACTATATAGAAATCCAGACACAAATCAAAGAGGTATTGGATTTGGCATCTGGGATGGATCTGGATTTATACCTCTAACAGATCTATCGCCAGAGACCAAATTAGATAGAGTAGATATTTCTATTATGGGAACTTCAATATCGCACTCTGTTCTTTAACAGCATATACTCCAGGTAGGACTAACCTACCTGGAGCTATGTTGTCAAGATAATGGAAATGGTTTATTAGGCACAATAAAATTAGATATATATCTAGCTATTCCTCTGGTAATTCTAAATTGCTGCATATAGCCAGAATACGGATAATAATTACCGCTATCATACATAGTTCTACCTATCTGTAAGGGCATAGCGGGGTTTGCTGAATAGTTAGTTGGCATGCCAGCCACCATAACGCCGTTTACAAATAGCCTTAAATAATCATTATGATTAGTAGCAGCAATATGTTGCCATTGGTCTGCCACTATCACACTATCGCTATTTAAACCAGAAATGCCAATAAATGAAAAACCAATTCTACCGTTAAGGCCAGCATTTATTGCGAATAACCAACCATTAACTCCACCATTACGATTAGTAGCTATAGTCATTCTGTCTACTATATTGCTAGGTTTTATAAAACATTCTACTGTAAAGTCAGTATATGCTAATCCATAATCGCTTTCATAAACACTAACTAATGAGTTAGCGTAATGATTAAACAATATTGAATTAGAACCAAATTTAGGATCTACACTACTTGAAGTAGTATTATTGAAACTAAATATTTTACCTTTAGCGTCATTAAAATTATTATTTGTTGGAATAAAATCTGTTCCTGGAATTAAACAAATCACTTGATCCCAATAGGGATCATGATCAAGACTCAGTGCCTCCCTCCCTCGTCTCAATAATTTAGATATTCCCATATTGTTGTCCGTATAGTAAATAAAGCTATAGAATTTGATTAAGACATATTACCTAATAGACAGGGATTACACCTGTCTATTAGGTAAATGTCGTTATTGATCAGATACTACAGTATTTTCTTTATTAAACTCATTTAACATATCTACCATAGATGGGAAGTTAAACATAGCTTGACAATATTCCACTCCATTAACATGTCCAGCAGTAGCTAGGTTAATACCTTGCATACGTTGCGTATATTCGTCTACACCTTCTACTCTACCTACTTCTAGTATGGTAGTTTCTTTAGACATGTTCAGAGTTGCACCACCGTTGGGGTAACTTGCTGATACATCCAAATCACCAGTGTGGACATGGCAGTTACTACGAAGATTTGGAAATTCTTCAATACATTTAAGACCAGAATCTTGTATAAGGTGGGCAGGCAGTGTTATAATCCAACCCTTAAGATCTAAACTCACCTTTGAGGCATTAGCCTCAGTCATTTCAAGTTCTTCTTCATCCTCATCGTCCTCATCTCCATTATCTTGTACATCGTCACTGTCTTTACCATCCCCTTTAGGAGGGGTAACGCCAATGACTTTACCTTTTTCTAAACAGAAGTAATGTAACTTATCTACCAAACGTCTAGGCTGACTGTTAAAATGCTGGAAATCACTAAAGTCTGAGAACATAGGCATCGTCAATGCCATATCACCATTCTTTTCATCTAGCATTTCAACAGATATGCAGTCCCATACGTTATAGACCATATATTCAATCTTGAATCTAGACTGCATCAATTGATGCCATTTTAGACCTGTTAGATGATCGGCTTCTTTAAAATGTAATTTACCACCTAGATTATTTCTTTTTAAAATAGCGTCTAAGCTATAAGACTGCTCTTCTTGTTTACCTGTTCTTACTTGCTTATAGACACACATGGCGTCTACAAAGTAAAAACTACTGGTACTAAATACCGTATGCCATTGAGCTGCTGGCTTAATAGGTGTGATCTTACCTGAAGCCGTTACCTTTTGCTGAGCACCTTTTTTGTATCTGAAGTATCTATAGGACTTAGGCACTATAGGGTCAGAGAAGATGTCTTTAGGATGGATATTGTAATTATCTAGCGTCTTTAGGATTTTAGACATATCGAAGTCAATATTCCAAAATGCAAAGAAATCAGGCTTTAACTCATTAGCTTTAGCGGCTATGATTTTAACAATATCTAAAGGCGTATCTACTATTTTTAATTCATATTGAATATTTCTTTCTTTCAATATGTCTACATTAGTAGGAATTAACTCTTTTTTATTATCTGGATTAGGTCTGAGTAGCTCTGCATTAGAGAGATACTTTTTCATAGCTTTATCAAACTTTTCCTCTACCATTACCTCACCTTGAAGGTAGGATTTAAGGACAGCTATGGTCACTGATGATTTAAACGTAATGCTCATCATGATAATTTCTTCACTACCATTGATGACATCGGTTTCAATATCTCCTACAGCGACAGTATATTTGGTTTTTAGATTAGGGTGTCTATCTGAGAGAGTCTTTTTTAGTAAAGCTGTAGACAGTATCTCAGAGCCATAAATATACGGAGATTCATACAGTTGCTTTAATTGACCTCTAAATCCAGGATTACCAATTGCTCTAGCAATAGATCTGGATAGGTTAGATTGGGTAGTTTCATACTTGATGAGTTTATTGATATCTTCCCATTCTTTATGTTGCTTATATTGTCTAGCTCCTTTTTGAGCTATCCAAAAAGGTCTTTTGTAGTTATAGACTAATTTAACTTCTGGTGTAATTGTACCATCAGCATTATGGGTCTGTAATTTAACCAGATGCATATCAGGCTCATTATGCTCTGGTGGATCTACATGTACTGCAAACCTACACTCGAAACCTGTAGGCGGTTTGTTAGTTTCTTCACTCAAAGGTAGGATCTCCAATCATTTGAATCGAATACAGACATACCAATATGTCTGATTAATACTTTTTGCAATAAAGACCATGAATACAATGAAAAAAAGGTTAGGATTGGAAGCTATTGCCTTTCAGTCTAAGAATTTCGGTAAAGAACTAGAATTAAATATTGAAGTTTTAAGAGCACAAAACCTAACGATTGATCAAGCCAATAAATCTAAATATAGAAAGAATTTAGATGATACCATAAGGAAATATACCAATTTGAATATTTATATTTATTTTGTTCCTTATGACGAAAATACAATTAATGTAAATATTCTTAATATTAATTCTGGTATTAATGGCACTGGCGTTGATGTCACTGAAAAAGAATTGGCTAATTTTGGTGAATATGTAAAGAAGCGTGGAAAACAAGCGAAATTTTCAGCTAATTTAAAAACTGGTAAAGTAGATGGTTTCTATAGTCAAGTCCAGCAACCTATGGTGTTGGACTATAATGGGTTTGTTAACAATCCTAGATATACGCCAGCTGAAGTCGTATCTACTATTTTACACGAAGTAGGTCATGCGTTTACCCAGCTTGAATACAGCAATAGAATCGTATCCACAAACCAAGCATTAGCTGCAATATTCTATTCCATATCTAAAGATAATCCGCCTGATAAACATCTTGGCTATCTAAGGTCAGCTAGTACAGTTATGGGATTAAATCCATCAGCTTTGGACGATATCGTAGATGTAAAGAATAATACAATTATATCGTCCATTATTGTTGATAGAGGGATATTAAATATCAAAAGTGAGTTAGGTACTCATTTTTATGATTCTGTCAGTATTGAATATTTAGCTGATCAATATATGGCTAGGTATGGTTATAGTGCACATTTTGCTAGTCGCCTAAATAAACACTATCAAGGCAGTACCCATAAATCTGCTTTGACTAGAACAGTTGCAAGACTATTAGAACTCATTGGTGCTTTAATTGTTGGTTTTACTGCTTTAGGTATATTTACAATAAGTGCTATTGCGGCTTTTATCTACCTTGGTGCAGTTACAGCTATGCTAATAGCTGGTGAAGGTATTAGTATAAAACGAATGACATATGACAATATTATCGTTCGTTATAAAAGGCTCAATGAACAGGTTATTGAAAGACTAAAGAACAATAAACTAGCTAAAGAAGAAGTAAAACAACTAATAGCTGATTATAACAAAGTCAAAGAAATCATTGAAAAAACCAAAGACTTTAAACCAATCTATCAAAAAGTATTTGATTTCATGATTAAGACAAGGCGAGACGGTATAGCCGCTATGCAGCTACAAAGAGAATTAGAAGAATTAGCGTCTAGTGATTTATTTGTTAAATCCGCTCAACTAAAGGTATTAGCATCATGAGACATATTGCTAAATTCTCAGATAAAACCAAAGAGCAGTTAGCCAGCTTGCTATCTGTAGATCCAAAACTCATCCATATTGCTTTAGGTAAGTATTTGGCTGACACTATGGCAATGCCTACAGCTCCTATTGAAAATATAGCTGAGCTATATAAAGCATCGTTTCAAACAGCTAATTATGATACATTAGTTTATATAGCTGAAATATTACCTATTGATTTTAAAGCAGTAGATGAAAAAGCTGAAATCTTTTGGAAAGATAAATATCGAATGCTCTACGATATTTATTATAAAATACCTACTGCTCAAGATCATTATGGTTTATTCTTTGGTATTACCAATAAGAATATCTCTGTAGAGGAATTACAATTTATCAAAGAACATGCTTTAGATCTGTGTAGAATCTACAATAAGTTCTTTGATATTGTAACAGATATTAAAAACCGAATTATTGAGGCTAGAAAATAATGAACCTGAATGCAGATGCTGGTGAGAACATTACGTTTGATCATTTGTTTAATGAAAATCCAGATCAATTGGATCTGGTAGACAATACGGATCAAATCAATCCTAAGCAGCCTAATAAAGATACTTTAGTTATCGTTAATACAGATGGCCAGTCAGATCCTGCGAAACCTACAGCAACAGAGCTTTTTGGTAGTCCTTTAGTTAAAAACGAATTACCTAACTTTAATGCTGAATTTATTGATGTTACTAAAAACAACTACAATACAACAACGGATCTCATTGAAGTTTATAATGGCTTAATTCAAGCCAATGGAGTATCTAAAGAAGATATTTCATTAGTAGATTCTATCTCTCCTGGTTTTATCAATGATAAAAATCCTATTGGTTTTTATACAGAAGAAAGATCTAAAACTCAATATAAGAAAGCTTTAGAATCTTTAGATAAAGAAATAAATGCTAGGATTGGCATTATTGCTCAAGCATCTATTGATTATCTAGATAAAGCTCATGAAAAGTATTCAGCTTTAATTTCTTTATTGGAAAAAGACATTATTGATAAAGTTGTTTCTTTACAGCTAGAGGTACAAGCTTTATCTCTTAAAGTCAATAAAGAAGATAAACATATCAATGAAACATTAGAATCTACTGTAGGTAGATACGTTGATCAAGACTGTGATTATTATAAAAAGCTACCGTCCAACATTAATAAAGCGATGATGGAGCTATCTAACGTCTTTGGTCCAGGAGACTCTTTCCTATACAAACTATCAGCTTTGTATCGCTCTCAGCTAAATACTGATAGTGAGACTTGGTTTACAATAGGTGATAGTAGGGAATTAACTTCTGTCCATAAAGAGCGTCCTTATTTTGGTTTAGTACAAACCGATAAGACACATGGTTGTGAAGACGCTATTCATAGTCTACATATCCACACAACACTAGCTATTGGTGCTGATACATTAGATCAGATAAAGACGTTAACTGGTGCAGCTATTGGTGTCGTTACTGACTTTCCTACGTATAAGGAACAAATTAAACTCTTATCTAGCTCTGCTGATAAACCTAAAGATAAGATTTTAGAAGAACTCTATGGTCTTAGTTCAGCTAACTCTAAAGACGCTTTAGTTGTTCTAACTATTGTAAACTTCTTAGAAACCTTTATCTGCTATCTAGAGAAACTAAAAGCTGTTTACTCTGCTATTTCTGATCGTAAAAGTATTTCGACAGAAAGTAGAAAAGAAAAATATAAAGTATCTAAAGAAGGTTTCTTTGATCTCTTCAAGAAAAAGAAGAAAGAAGAACCTAAAGATAAGTCTTTAAAAGAAATTATAAAAGATAATATTAAACAAGTAGAAGATAACACTGAGGATCAAATAAAAGTAACTTATAATAAGTTAAATGATTCTTTCAAACTTGATCAATTAGAAAAAGAATTACTCTTATTGAAGAAATGTAGAGATATTAATTTAAAATATTTAAACGAATATCCGAAATGGTTAAATTCGTATTATAAAGTGTTATCTAAAATACCACGTAATAGAGATGAGATTTTAAAGATATATGCAAAATGTCGTTTTGAAGCAGATTCTTTAATTTCTAAAGAATATAAAACACTGCCAAATCTGAAAAAAGAAGTTACTAATAATGAAAAAATAGTTACTTCTAAGAATAATGTCTTTAAGATAATTTTGTCTGCGTCAGCTCTTGAGACAGCCAGAGAAGCAATGAGCTTTGATGAATATGATTTTGTTAGTATTCCTTATGTTCAAATAAAGATCTTATCTGAAGACAAACCTGAAGAAACAAGCATTCAAATAAATAAGAAGAACCTTTTAGATATATTAAACACATTACATGAACTATGTGACGTTGAGCAGGAATTTAATGAAACTCCTCTTAAAAATAATATAAGTGATGTCGCTTTTGATCTACAGGAGTTATCTGAAGATTCGCGAGACGATGAAGAATATGTGACTATGGGACATGGGGCTGGTGAAGATTACTATCAAGGCTTTCCTACTAATATCTTATTTGAAATTGAACGCACAATAGAAACTTTGTTTAAGAAAATAAACATCAAATTCTAATTACGTTACTGATTCAACTGAAAATATATATAGATTTATACAAGAATATAACATAAGACAGTTTTCTGCTGTTTTAGACTTTGTTAAAGCATCTATGCGACAACATTAAATAAATACATCATACACTCTAGATAGGGTTAAACCCTATCTAGAGTGTATGATGTATTTATTTAAGCACCTACAAATTGATCACCCAAATTGTGTTCAATGAAATTGATGTTGATATCCTCAACTACAATTCTATCACCGTTAGGTAGAGCAGTTAGCTTCTTACCAATAGAGAGTCTATCACCCTCATTAAGAATCGTGATAGTATTGATGTTAGCAGATCCACCTAATCCAGTAATAGCTACACTAATTACATCTTCACCATAAATGGATCTTAGGTGTGTAATAATAGCGCTATTGCTAACAACGTTATTGACTAAGAGATTATCTATTTCTCTGATAGTAGAATCATTCAAGTATTTTCTGAGTTCAGCATTTTCATATACTGACTTTTTGACATACAGATGAACATTAAAGACTTGATTGGCTTGAATGTTCATCACTTGTGATTGATCAGCTAAAACCTTAATCGTGCCTAGATTGGTCTTAGGATACAAATAGATTCTGGTCTGATCTAATGATCTTTGATTAAAATCACCTAGTTCATTAACTACCCAGTTGACAATAGCGTCCGTCATTTGTTTTCTATAAGTAGCAGCAGAGCTATCGTTAGCTAACAAATAAACACCGTCAATAAAGAATAGTTCCATTTGCCTTAGGATACTGGATCCACCCAAAGGTACAGGTTTACCATTTTCATCTAAAACAACATCACCAGCTTTATGTTTGTATTCTATTAAACCATCTTGACCAATAACAGGCTCACCCTTGTGGTACAAGATATTGTAAGTGATTTGACCTAATTCATTAATTTTAAAAATAGAACCAGTCTCAGGATCTGTTTCATAGATATCGTTTTCATATACCTTAGGCTCATCCATGGTATAAGTCTGGTATTGAGCAGATTGTAATACAGATCTAGATCTTTTCCACAGATAATCTAAACTGGTACCAAACTTAGTCAATAGAGTCTCATGGTTTAACCCTACTGCTGTACTGGGAGCTGTTACTCTATTGATCACATCATCAATAGCTGTCGTAGACCAATTAGGATCTAAGGATTCATCTAGATAATAAACAATATCAAACCTTTGATTCAAAAGAGCGTATACGCTTCTGTCATCAGTATCGAAATAGTTAAAATTTAGAAACTGTAAATTATGATCAGCGTCAATATCAAAATTTGATTGTAAATCAAATTCAAAGATAATCTCATTATCAGCAGCAGCAATAGCGGTGCCATTAATAGAGCATCTAACACCATTTTCAGGTATAAAAGATATCTGTGCGCCTACTTTACTCATAGGTAAAGCTTTCAGAGCATCATTGCTCTTTATCTTTGTTCTGATCTTAAAACCAGTATCAACTCTGATAATGTCAAAAGCTGACGTATTGATCTCTAAACCCGTACTGTCATTTTGATCCACGAAAGTCAAAGACTCAATCTTAGGATCATCTAAATGATAAGCTCTTAATTCAAATTCATTACTGCTAGAGTCTAGTACGTAATAAAATGGATTATAAAGATACTTAACACCACTAACAGCTTTGACAAAAGCTTCATTGGATAAAACCATCAAAGATGATTTATCCTGAAGAGACAGTAAATTAATAATACCGTTTTCATTAACGAATAGAGTATTAGACGGAATAGTCAGTCTATTGCCGTTATTTCTAATGAAAGGATAATTCGTTAATGCATCCATAGATGAGATAAAGGTTTCAATACTAGAGTTACCAGCAGTAATGAGCTTTTCATCAAATGGGTCAGGCATTTGCCTGGTAGCTAAATAGATACGGTTAGTCACCACATCTACATTCTTAACAATAGAGTAGTTATTATTGCTTAAAAATGACTCTAGCTGTACATTGGTAATAGGTAGCTGTTGTGGACCAATGCTATTTTTAATGACTCTATCTCTGAGCTCATCAAATGTTAAAGCATTTCTGCCACCATCAATCATTTCAGCAGAATAAGCAAATATCGTACGAATAGCTGACAGTGGTGCAGTAAATGCATTCATCTCAGATCTATCAATAGCGTACCATTCAGTGACAAAACTCTCTGGTGTATAAGTCGCTAAAGATATAACCAATCTACCTTTGGTATCGTAAATATCTGTTCTGATAGAACCGGTGATTTGATTGGTGGTAAAATAAACCTGAGGAATATAGACATTCAAAGTCTTTTCAGAGCTATTGACCTTCAGTACTGCTGTAGGTGTTTTGTTGTCATAAACCTGATCAGTGTGAGTCGTCTTTATTTCTTTCCACTTATTAGCAGTAGAGTTAGACTTATTCCATACTCTGGCATAATAAAATTCGTCTGTATAACTGTACGTTCTATTAAACCCACGAGTTACAGTAGTTTCTTCTGTGAAGGTTTCAATCTTGAATTGTTCAGCATGTACTTCAAGATATAACCATTCATCATATCCAGCAGGATACAGATCAGATGCTATTTTTCTAACATCCCACTTGATAATGTTAGTCGTTAGTTCTTTTAAGGGATTGGTTTGGTCTGTATTGTAAACGATTTGTAGACCACCGTGCTTTAGCTCTCGTATCTCTACAGGGTAGAGCATTGAAAAAACAATATCGTTAACTGTAAAGAAAGTATTTCTAGGAATAACCAGTTTTCTGATACCTGTAGAAATATCAGTTACCATATTCTCTAGTATTTCTGCTTTTCTAGCTACAATGGTAAACTTAGTACTAGCAGGTACTGCAAACCTATCGATAAAGTCTTCATCACTCATGTGAATATAGATATCGTCTTCAGTTTGAGCTACAGCAGGATATTGTCTTCTGGTATTGACTTCATTTTGTACCATAAATGCTGCTGTATGGACAGCAGCATTTTCTAAACTGAATACAAAAGGATTGGTAGCATCAACGAGTTCTACTTCACCATTTAATATAGCGCCCAAGTGTTCAGTAACAACTTGCTGAATGGCACTAGGGTTATATCTAAATCTTAATATATTGTCTTTTAAACTATTGACAGTACTCACGATATTTATCCAAACATTATTTAAGCAAATGTATCATCGATGATTGATGTACCTAAGGCTGCCATAGCTTGATCGAATTGAGCTTTCTTTGTGTTATAATGATCAATTTCAATCCACCACTGTAATTCATAGCTCTCAGGATTTATTCTAGGATAACCTCTGTTATTAAAGAGTTTCAAATATTCATACGGAATAGCTATCATCAAGGAGTCTCTGCGATCATCCCGCATAGCTGTGTTAAAGGTAGATACCAGTTTGTTAAATGCCCAAACTAAAATATCGTCATTATAAATAGCACCATAGCACTTAAATGGTATAGCTATTTGTGCATTTACATCATTATAAGGTTTTTCAGAATTGAAGTCAAACTTACCAGCTATTGGATCCGCTATTGGAAAAGCAGCACCAGTAGCCGCAATGCTCTGAACATATCTTTTTGATGAATCTAATACCAGTCTATAAATACGGGTATTATAGTCAATAACATTACCAACAATATAATCAGGATAGGGTAGCAGTGTTCCTTCAAAGACCGCAGCCATATAGTGAGCCCAATAAAAGAACATAGAAGTAATGGGATCACCTCTTAAATTCCTGAAAGTCGCAGTGATATCGTATGATGTGTAATTTTTGACCACACCATCTACCATACCCCATTCTTCTTTATACATACCAGCTTCTGATCCTGAAGTAGGTACAGTAATATCTGGCCAACCACTCATGCTAATTAAGTTATTAGTGAGTAATGGTAAAAATGGGTTTTTCATGTCTGTAAAAGGACATGCTTCTGGACCTAATCTTCTTGTCTCAGGATTTTTAGTACTGTACCCATCCATGATCCTAGGATCTAATTGGGTGCGTATATATCTTTGGTATGACTTGGTATCTGCCGCTAATAACGGAATCATGATCCGCTCATTTCTAAGATTGGCAGTCGTCAGGTTAAGCTGTGGTCTGGTAAAGAATGTTAACCCGTATTGATCTTTATTAATTGGCACAGCAGATGCAATCTGCCTGTGATTTATGCCGTATAAATTGTCTATAATAGCACGAGACATGGTGCTACCCAAATTCATTTGGGTAATGTCATCAATGCTAAATGGAACTAACGGCTGACCGTCTTCGACACTCATTTTGAATAAAACCTTTTTTTTTCTGCTACAGGAATAACTATGGATCCCATTGCTACGTCACAGACCGCTGGTGCTGTACTCAATACAATTAAAGACGTTGTCAAATATGCAGTTAAGGCATCAGGCAATGTAGCATACACCGATGTGTCTAAATCTCTAAGAGTTGAGCCTATCGTTATCATCTCTCAGGATTTAACCAATACTGAATTCATGCCTGATGTGATGCAGTCAGTGCAAAATCTATTTGTAGGTTATTATCTACAGGCTATTTCTTTGATTGGTAATATCAATACTGTTAAAGCTATTAAAGTATTAGATAAACTCAATCCTAATTCAAGTGTAGTTAATAGATCTTGGATGTATGGTTTTGAAAACTATAAGTTTAAACTGCCTAGTGTTAAAGTTCCTCAAGTAACTCTAGAGTCTTTTGGTAATGAAAATTATACCGCTAAAGTATTTGAGAAAGATATCAATACTCGTATCAATGAAAATGCTTCGTTGTCTGTAGGTAAGATCTTTAACGTTAGTTTAAAAGTACCTATTAATGCCGATAAGGTAGAAGATGTAACTGTACCTGTGAGTGTTAGACTCATGGTAAATCAAGTCAGTGAAAAAGCTATTGTTTCTATGCTGACGATGATGAGTCGTGATACGACTTTCAAAGAAAGATGGCATGCTTACCGAGCCGGTAAGATTTCTTTCATCAAAGATTTGGTGTTGTGCAATGATCTGATTAAAGACGCTAAGCGAGTCATGCAAAATGATAAGGACGGCGTTATTACTCAGATCTTCCAAAGATCTACCAACAGTAAGCTCAACTCTTTATTTGGCTCTAGCGGTCTTAATCTGGCCAGTGCTACAAACATATATGTCATTAGTAAAGAAGTGGCAGACGCTATTGAAGCTAAACTCACTAGCAAGTTGTCTAATTTTAAAACAAGAGAAGAACTGCTCAAGAGTGGTTATTGCATGATTTTGGCTGTGGTAGATAAAACGTGGGAGCGTGTTACTTTCTATCATAGAGGCATTGCTGCTAGCTCTAGTGTTGGTATCAAAGATATCAAAGCCAGCAACAAAGGCAATGGTCCCGATGTTACTGAGATCATGAAAGCTATTTTGATCGGTAATCAACCTCCTATTTGATCATCAACATACTCCGAGTATAGATAGCTCAACAGCTATCTATACTCGGATGATATCGCTATTTTTTCTTTTGTTTTATTGTTCATTATAATCATGGCTACATTATTCGATTATCTCAAGTCACTGCTGCCTAAGTTTGGTAAGGACAAAGTAGCAGAATTAGCTCGTCAAACACAAAACGAGTTAACCAGCTTTGTTATCCCTAGCTATATTGAAGCTGAAAAGGGTTTAGGCGCTAGAGCTTTTAAAGCTCCTAAGATTCTAGAGCTGACCAATATCCTTAAGCGTAATGTTAAGGTAGATAAGCCTAACGATAATATTATCAGCATTATTCGAAAGAAGCTAGAGCAGATCTCTAAGAATAACCAAATCATAGAAAGTCATATTGTTGAGTCTTTAGAAGATGATGTGGTTATTGCTGGTGTTACTATTCTTAAAGTAAACCTACTGCGTTTGATTGAAACCACTAACTTCGTTGCTCGTTATTCCAGTAAGCTGCTAAACTATATCTATATTTTAGAAACTGCTGCTGTGGGTGGCGATATGCGCTATATCCAAGACTCTTTATCTAAGGGTGAGATTATTTGGCTAGAGGAAAGATTTCTAGATTATGCTGTAGCTTTAGGGATTTTGTCTCGTACTGATAGAGAAATATCATCTATACTGAATTCTTTACCTGAAGCTGTTGTAGAAGGCTCTAGCTCTAATGCTGCATTAGCTACCATGGGTGAGACTAAGTTTGATCCCTTTGGCTTTAGACGTTTGAGTGGATTTACTTATAATCCTATTTTTCATCTTCGTTTAATAGCAGCTAATTATCAAGCCAATAAGTACAAAGAGCAAAAAGAGCTCAAAACTATTTTGCAGCTGCGTCTTTTAAATCTGAAGAATTCACAAACAGGTACTCCTAATCCTAAATTAGAGAGAGAAATAGAATATGTTCAACGCCGTATTGATCGCATAAGTGACGATATTCGTCGTGCTGAGCAAGAGTAATCTTGAGAAAATCAATATCAGCAGTGAAAGGCGCATAATGAACATTCAAAAACAAGTTGTTATCTATCCTCAAGGCTTTGCAGGTTTCGATATAGGGTTACCTATTCGAGTCATCAAACCGTCTCCTTCTGAAGTATTTAACTCTTTACTATACAAAACAGATATAGCCAAAACATCTAAAGCAGTAGTATCTAACTTAGCTATTGAGAAGATGTGGAAAGAGTTAATTGGTGCTAATCGATTTACCTCTAGTTTTAACTTTAGAGAAGAGATACTGGTGGCAGCGCTGAACGCCTTTGGTACTGATAACTTTTTAGCTTGGTTTCAATTGCAGGCTAAGAATCCGTATTTAGGTCCTAACCATATTCGATTTATCAATGATACACTTAACTTTATCAGTGGTAAAAAGAGAGCTTTGAATATTCAGTATTGGTTAGCATTACTCTCAGAGCAAGGTAGCTCCAGCAGTGAATCTGTTAATATTCAAGCTGAAGAATTCTTTAGTACCAACAAGCCTTTACATATGAGACAACCTGTAGATCTTAAACACAATTTGATCAAATGGGTTAGTCAGCCTGGTGGATATGAGGATCTGCTAGGTACTTTACATGTGTTCTTTGGTGATTCTGACGCTACTTAAGGAGAGCATTGATGTTAAGCGTTAATAGGAAACTTAAAAGAGCGTTTGAAGATCTCAATATTGAAGTTGCTGTAGATAAGTTCAATAACAAACCACCTGAGGGTAGTTTAGATGCTATCATTGAAGATGTTGAGCAAAACGTGGAAGTCGCTAAAGCCAACGAAGAAAATGCTAGTCAAGACACTGACAAAAGCTTGCCAGATCTTGGTGACGATAATAGTAGCGACGATAATGTTGATTCTCCTGCTGATAGCGGCGATAGCGTAAGTGACAGTGATGAGCAATCAGCTGAAACTACCACCGAAACAACTGAAAAATCACAAGAGACTAAAGAAGATAAGCAAGAATCTGATAAAGATTCTGACGATGATTTAGATTCTCCTAAAGGTGATAATGCTAGCGATCAAGCTCAGACAGCTGGTGACAAAGCTGATGAAGCTGAATCTACTGCTGCTGCATTAGAAGAAATTGCTGAGATACTAGAGCAATCAGCTGAGATAGGTGGACTAGATCCACAATCAGCTGATATTGTTAGTGTGTCAGTTAATGCGGTCACCAATCCTTTAGGAGTAGCTGTTGAGAGTATTGATCCTCAATTATTCAATAGTTACTCTAAACGATATAAGTATACATTAGAAGCTATTGATGATATTAAGCAAAAAGCCAAAGATATTGGTATTAAGATTATTGAATTCATCAAAAAGATGATGCGTTTGATAAAAGAAGCTTATCGTTTTTATAAGTCAGAGCTCTTTGCTGAAAAAGCAAAGTATGATGCTATTAAGAATGTATACTCTAGTGGCGGATTAAAAGTTGAGGCTTACAACGATAAACTTCAAGGTGTATTGTCTAATATTTTACTTACTGGTAAAGACAATAGCTCTGACGCTGTTATTACAGCCGTTGAAGGCACGCACCATGTTTTGCTTAACTATATTAATGCTTATCGTAAGGATTTAACAACTGCTGTAGCTGCATTTGATGATCTCAAAGAAAAAGTATTTAATATAGATTTAGCTGACGAGAGTAATGAGCTGCAAAGATTCAAAAGAGAAGATCTGGCACAATTTGGTCAATTCTTTGGTATTCATTTGACAGGTCAATTCAATCAAGTCAAAACTGTTAAAGAGATTCAAAAACCCTCAGACACGATTGCTGTATTTGAATCTCCTATTCTATCTGGTCAATACAGATACGTGGTATTTACAGCCAATAAAGCCAATATTAATACTGACGATATCCTAAAATCACAAGTTAAGTTGATGGCTGTAGGAGAGCCAGTTGAAGTACCTGATGAAATAGCTGTATGTGAATATACTGACTTTAGACAACTGTTCCAAGTTATTGATCAAATGTTTATTCTCAACAGAAGAATTGGTGAGTCTGTAGATTATGCTGAAAAAGAATTGGCTAAACTACTAGATTATGCTGAGGCTTTTAATGGTAGAATTAACAAAATGATCTCTAATAAACTAGAGAAAATGGGTTCAGAAACCAATCAACTCCATGGTCAACAGCTATTTAATAGTCTAGTAAATACTGTCAGAAGATTCTATATTGAACCTATTGAGCAGACTCTGAGGTACTCTAATCGCTTTACAAAAGCTATGATTTCTTACGCTGGTCAATCTATAAAGCAATATCAATAATCTTAAATATTTTGAGGGTAACAATATAGCCTTCAAAAAAGTACTTTTTTAAATGTTATTTAACTCAAGGATAATAAAATGAGTTTTGCTAAACGATTTGGTATTGTAGCTGCCATGGAAGAGCTGCAAGAACAAGAAGCTGCTGCTGGTGCTGCAGCGCCTGAAGCTACTGGTGACGATACTCCTAGTGAAGAAGTCGATATTCCTGTTGCTGAGGACACTGTTGAAACGGCTGCTGCTGAAGTTGATATGGCTGAAAGCGATGTTGATGCAGCTGATGAAACCATTGCTGATGCTGAAAGTGATCTAAGTACCCTTGATGGTATTGCTGATAAGCTAGAAGCTACTGAAGAAAACGGCGGTATCGACGCAGGCTCTGCTGCTATTGTTGAAGTGGCTGTTGAGCATCTGTATCAAAAGCTGGGTGTTATTCGCGCTAAGGCTATGCCTGCATTAGAATCTTTTGGTGCCGATAGCTCACGCCTGAAGGCTACCCGCATTGCTGTCGAAGACATTCGTGAAAATGCCAAGAAGATTTGGGACGCTATTTTGCGTATGGTGGAAAAGGCTAAAGAATTTATCACCAAGTTCTTTAAAGCTATCTTCACTGCCACTGGTCGTATTAAGGAACGTGCTCTAAAGCTCAAGGAAGCTGCTAGTAAAATTCAAGGCGAAGCTTCTAGCCAAACCATTGAAAACGCTGGTTTTGCTCCTGCTCTAGCGGTTGGCAGCTCTGTTGATTATAGTAAAGTAAATGCGTTCTTCTCGCACGGTGGTTTTTACAAAGCTGAACTAGATAAGTATGCTGATTTAGTTAACAACACTGAAAAGCTAGGTAAGGTTGCTGATGACTTTAAGAATGCTGTAGATTATTCTTTTGATCCTGCTTTGATCACCAGTATTGGTTTCAAGCCCAGCACTGAGTTTGGTGAAGCCGCCGAAGGCTTTACTTACTACAGTCTGTCTGACCTACCTGCTGTTGGCGGTAAGACGATTGCTGCATATGCTGTTAGTAAGGCTGTATCTGGTCAAGAAGCTCTAAAAGCTGTTTCACAATTCAAGGTAGAAGTCAAGGAAGTTGCAGATACATCAGAAGTTAACTCAGCTCCTACGCTGAAGATTTCTGAAGCACAAGCTTTGCTTGATTACATCATCAAAATCTGTGACACCACAGCTGAACTCAACGATGTTGTTAAGCAAATTGATTCAACTTCAGACCTTATTATTCGTAGCGTTAAGAGCGCGCGTAATAAGGATATGATTGAGACTCTTAAGGCTGCTGATCGGGATGGTGCCAAAAGCGCTAGTGAAGATGTAGTTACTAAGTATGATGTTGCTAAAGATTTGATTAAAGCTTTACGCGCACAAAATGCTTTTATGACTAAACTCATTTCAGCTCCTGTGCGTCTGAATTTCAGCGCTGCTAGAGCAGCTACTGAATACGTAGGTCAATCACTGAAACTCTATAGTGCTAAAGCTGAATAAAAAGCTCCTGAGGCAGCTGCTGCTTAAACTTTAAAACCTTAGATGAGGAGGAGGTAATGCCTCCTCCTCATCTATTTATGTTATTGATTTGATTGTTGGATTTATAAAAATGGCTAAGAAATTAATAATTGATCTAGAGAGTTTAAATGAAGATCCTAAGAAGGTCTTCGAAGATTCCGTGCATGAAGATCTCGCTGCCTTAATTGGTGAAGACGAATACGATGACATGGAAGTAAAGGGCATGGAAATTGTCCTAGAGCAAATTGCTGAGGAGATTTCCACTGAACTGGCTGAAAATGATCGCGTAGCAGATATCGCTGAAAACCTAAGCGATGTAGCTGATGTATTAGAGAATTCTGGTAATGACCAGATTACTCCTACTGAAGCACAACTAATTGCTACCAGTGCCAATATGGCTGTAGCTGGCACCGATGGTGATGCCGCTGATATCGCACCTGCTCTAGAAGCCTTTAAAGATAAATCGTTAGCTATTGAACAACTTCGTATGAAGCAACAAGTAGCTATCGAGGGCATTATGGATAGCGTCAAGAATGTAGCGCAAAAGATAGGTTCTTATATTAAGGGTCTATTTAGTTTTGCTTATAAGATGGAAAACCGTATTAAAGATTTAAAATCTAAAGTAGCAGAACTGGATTCTAAACCCAATAAAGAGATTACAACGAAACTAAACAAGTTTTATGCTCTTAAGAAAAATGAAAGTGAGTTCGTTGGTTCTGCTGAAGAATATAAATCGCTATTGACAAAAACTGTAACATTCTTTGATAGCTTTTCTACCTTAGTCATAAAGAGCGTAACTAACTTTACTAATAGTTATAAAAACTATTATAAAACGTTACCTGGTACTGACGCTACTTTTAAAGAAGCTTCTCGTCTTTATACTCTATATATGGATACCAGTAAAGAAATTGTAAATCTTCCTGGTATTAAAGAAATTCCTACCCGTGACTCCAAGGTTAAGAAGTATCGTTCTGAATACCTGCTTGGCGGTGCTGCTGTAGATGCTCAGATTTATAAGGATGTTCCGGTTAGTGAAGAAAACATTCCTGAAATGAAGAACGCTGTAGATAATACCGGTGTTATGTTTAAGAAGTGGGATGCCAAAGATATCAGTAAGTCAAAAGATAAAACTATTGATTTCAAAGTCAATAAGAATTATCTAATCGACATTATTGCTCAAGCTGAAAAAGCTTTAGGAATCTTTAAAAGATTCTTAGATGGTGCTTACAAGTGGAATTCTGTTTTGTCAATTATGGATGACGATAAAATAGATTTTGCTACTAAATTTCTTAGTTTACATACTCAAATTGTAAACAAAGGAACTAATCACACGAATACCTACATTCGTTACGCCAGAGAGTATGCTAAAGTTTTGACTGATTATCCCTTGGATGTAGTTCAGAAACTAGTTAACGCAAAAGAGTGGGATAAAGCTGCGGCTGAATAAGTGAACATAGTGCTAGATAGAGACCGTGTGGTCTCTATCTAGCATGTATGTTGTTAATTTAATTAGTTATCTTATTAGGGATTAAAGTGAGTTTCTCCAAAAGATTTAAATTAGATTTTGGTTTATAGGGAAGAATAAGGTCAAACAATCGTCTTGTTAAGAACAACATTTTTGCCAATGTAAATACAAGCGATATAGACAAAGAAGTAATAGAATACAGAACAATTATAAATTCTAACTTAGAACAGTTAGCAAAATACTACATTGAGACTAAATAGTCTCAATGTAGTATTTTTGACGCTATAAATACAGAATCTAAAATTATGTGTTATCGGATCACTCTATAAAGGCAAGAGCATGCCAAACATAAGCATAATGACGCCTGAGCTTAATAACGCAGTTATTAGGCCAGCTGTTAAAGATGTTATCGACCAACTAATAGAGATTACCAATATACCAAAAGATACCAGAGTCCTCTATATTGACTATATCCAAGCAGGATATCAAAGAGGCTCTACCATGGCTCAACAAGCTGATAATGAGCATGATAGAACTGCTTTCCAATATGGTAATCAAATGGCTATTGATGTCGATATCAATTACGATGAAGGCAATATCTCATCGACAGCCATTAGACAAGCTGAACAAATACCTATTTTCAATGATGATAAACTAGGTGTTATCATCAAACCTATTTATAGTAAAACCAATATCGCTATCAATGTCAGATATCGTTCATCTTCTCCTACTGAAGGTAAGAAATGGAGAGACGGTATTAGAATGAATATCTCTAACATGAGAGATATTAATCTGCACGATATTACTTACCACTTTGCTGTACCTGCTCAGTTTATCAATATACTAAAAGAAATACATAGACTAAGAGAAGCTACAGATCCTTATAATCAAGATTTACAAACCTATCTAGCAGCTCACGCTACTACCAGGTTTACCAATCTTTCTAATCAATCAGGTTCTCAACAATTACTAGCTATTGCTGAAAAGCAAATGAGAGTACAGGGTTTGTATGACTTTGAGATAGCTCCTGAAAAAGGAGAGCCTGATGATACCAATTCAGCTTGGATTACGACATTTACTTATAATGTTAGTTTTGATGTACCAATAGCAGTTAATATGCGCTATCCTATTATGGTGCATAATCAATTGCTAGATGAACCTTTCATTACGTATGAAAATGAATCTTACGATATTGATAAAGTCAATAAAGCTTACAGCATGTCTTTAGGAGCATTTGCTCATTTTGATGTCACTAGACCAATTCAGCAATATAACGAACCTACCAAAATCATTAATGTGCCTGAATTTGATGACTTTCATTACACAGGTGTATTAAAAGGTACAATTCCATTGATGTCAGTATTGTGTTCTATTGAAGAGTCTGATAAGAAACAGTTGCTTAATTTAAAAGACTTAGGTGAATATGGTATTGACTCTGATGTGATGGAGTTTTTAAAGGATGAATACTTTTATCTGACTAAGCCTTATAAATCAGTATTCTTTGTTTCTTTGTATAAGTTCTCTGGACAAGTACCTGATAAAGAAATACTGGTCGATTCTGATTTGAATGTCAGATCAAGATTCTCTGATCTATCTTTTAGAATTAATCACAGAGTAGTCTTTTCTATTCTTAAAGATCTAACATTCTTAGATAGAGAAGCTTTAATAAGACTGAAGAAACACAAAGCTGCGGCTATTAAAGTATTTAAAGCTTTACAAGTCAATAGAGGTATTCTTAACCAAATAGCTCATCATGTTAACTTTAATTCATTTATGCCTGATTTAGCTGATACTGGTATGAGCTTACAGAGATTGCAAATGCAGTACTATCAAACAAATACAGTTAATACCAGCTACGTTATCTCTTATAATTCTGTTAATAAAGAAGAGTTAACCAGCTACAAATTAAGGAAACCATTATAATGGCTATCGTTACCAAGAAACCTACTGCATCTACTAGTTTACCTCCAAATCCTCCTAGGATACATTCTCAAAATGTAAAAGTAAACGTAGTAGATACCAAATACAATCCTGTATCGTCTTTAATCACCAGCATTGAAGGCAGTAAATGGATAGTCGATTATTACTCTCAGGTCATTGACAGAGATAACGCACTGTATGGTCAAGACATTGGTCAATCAGGCGTATATCAGCAATACAAGCTTATCAAAGGCTTAGAGTTTAAAGTAGCTAACGAATTATCGACTTCTCAAGAAGATGAATCTAAAGCCATGATCGTACAGGGCTCAGCTCACGTACACTCCATGATTATTGCTAATCATGGAGATGTATTCATTGCTGATGTCGGGGATGGTCGAGCTGGTGTCTTTCAGATTACAATGTCTGAAAAGAAATCGATGTATACTCAAGCGGTTTATTATGTTGAATATACATTACTGTATTTCGTAGATGCAGAAAAGACCAAGAAGAAAGACTTAGACGATAAAGTAGTAGAGACTTACTACTATCTAAAGGACTTCGTCAATTATGGACAAAATCCATTAGTTATTACGTCTGAGTATGAAGCTTTCTTAAAACTCCATGACCTACAAGAAGATCTAATAGATGCTTATTTTAAATGGTTTTTCTCTGTAGAGAAAAAGACACTATTGGTACCAGGACAAACTCATTTGGTTTATGATCACTTTATGACCAAGTTTGTACTGAGTTTAATAGACTCTATGGAACATAATAAGATACGTTATACCAGAATATATAACGTAGATGGCGATGCTTATTTAGAAGAACCTACGATCTTAGACGCTATCATTAAGCGTGATAAGTATATGGTACCTATGCTCAATAGGAAAATGGGATTAGCCAGTAAGCTGGAGTTTAATAATGATCCCATGATGGAAGGCTTTAGGTTTGCTAATATTCCTTTGATTGTCTATCCTAAAATAGAGCAACCCATATTTGAATCTGTTACACCTATTAGAGCTAAAACTATTACAGAGATAGCCTTACAAGATGTATCGACCAGAATAGGTGATTTAAATAGTATTTTACCTATTAACATAGCAGATACTTTAGATGCTCAATTACCAGATCTGCCTAATATTGTTCCTGTATTGCAAGACGATTGTTATATCTTTACCAATACCTTTTATGAGGGTCAAATGGTAAGCTCTCAATTAGAGTGGATTGTCCATAAATTTCTAAATGAAAAAATAGTCAATGCATCTGAAGTATTTGAAGTATCTAAGAACTTTATCAATTGGGGTGGTTTAGAGAGATTTTATTATATTCCTGTTATTATCGCTATGATAAAATACATATTCAGGAGTTAATAAATGACGTTATCTAAGCCAGTAGGTTCTAGTGTTGATATGTCAGTACCTAGCCATGAATATATCTTCAAACGTATGTTCATGTGTGTTGTCTCTCAAATGGATATCACCAGTAAAGAATACCTAAAGAAATTTGGTATGCCTACTACTGGTGATCCCAATATTGACAGAGAGATGGCAAATCAACTCATTACAACATACAAAACCATAGCTGATATGGTGGATCTATTCAGACAAGGCGTTACAGTCAGAGTGCCAAAACAACAAGACTGTAAAACTATATATGAGTACGTAGACTACCACATTCAGTCTTGGGCTCAAGCTATTCAAAATGGATTAAATCTAGGTAATGCTCCGTTAGAAGACTTAATAGAGATGGATAAGTTTGCTACCAAACTGTATCCGTATGCTCTAGATAATAAGCTCATTATGGAAAACTCTTCTGTATTTGTTCAGCAATTAGGTAACAATTTCATTACCCACGATAATGTATTGGGTTCTATGAAGTCACCTACACGCATATTAGAAGAATCTGGTCTAGATGAAAATGGACAATTGCCTCAAAGAGAGTCTTATGCTGATATCTTTATCAAAAGAGGTAAAGGATGGAAATAGAATCTACTGCCTTATTTCAAGAGATAAAAGCTATTATCGATGATGGGCCTAAACCTGTTAACTATTACTATAAATGCTATTTTCTTATTGATGATAAGAAATATGAGCCTTTAAAGATTATTGATGTATTTCATAAACGGAACTATGTTGAAGCTAGAGGTGATGAGAGATTCATCACCCTAGCTATTCCTATGGGTTTATGGTCTAAGATTATTTATCCAAAGCTCAATATTTTGGATATTACTTTGGTTAAAATACCTATTTATGAAATTGATGATAAAGAAAATCAAGAAGAAGAAATAGAAGAGATCAGATACACAGCTATTCCTGTACCAGATTCAATACCTAATTTAACAGGTGATAATCTACAGAGATTCAGCATTGCTGCTTTGGATACCATGGACTTCTTTGAAGTTACATTTCAATTGGTAGATAAAGGCTTAGAAGCATTAAAGATGGTCACAGTAGGTTCTGTTTTTAGACGTTGTAAAACAGAGGATGTTGTCAAAGGTATTTTAGCTAAAGAAAGATCTAAAGCCAAAACCATTACAGGAAAAGCTGTTGAAACGATTGATATGGTAGATGGCGATAATGATGATGAAATAGAGCATGTATTGATTCCTCAAGGCTTACCCTATCTAGACGTACCTTTTTATGTGCAACAGCAATGTAATGGTGTTTATAATGCTGGAATGAATATCTATTATCAAAATAAAGGATTATTTGTTTATCCCCCATTTGATACAACCAGATATGATTCTGCTGATTTAAAAGCTACTATATTGAAAGTGCCTAAATACTCCTATTCGTATTTAGAAAGAACATACAGACAAGAAGGCGATATTGTTTATATCATAGGCACCAGTGATTCTAGTTTCGAAGATAAGTCATTTATCAATTCTAGAAATAGAGGTGACGGTATTCGCTTTGGCGATGCTCGCTTTATCATGCGAGATGAATTGCTAGAGACCAAGGACAATAAAACCAAAATCGTTAGAAAAGACGTTAACCAAGAGTTTGTATCCAAAGATAAAAGTGATCAACCTGATTACCGTCAACAACTTTATGTTCCTTTATCTAAAGAACATATGAATGCCAATCCGTTTGTACAAAGATCCAGACTAGCACATATTAACGGTGCTATGTATCAAATTGATTGGCAAAACTCAAACCCTGATGTACTCATACCTGGAATGATGGTAAAGATCATTTATATGAGTAAACATGAATTTAGAGAACTGTATGGTGTATTAACACATGTAGTTACAAACACTCAGTTGTCTGGACAGGGTTTAAATTATACTAGACACATCACTAACTCATCTTTATTCATATTCAGCACTATGCTCACTGAGCAAGAGCAAGAATTTGATGAGATAGACGAAAGTGTTATAACTGCTTGGGAAAATTATGAAATGGGCTAGCAATATCATCCATCGATTTATCAAATGGCTTATTTCTTTATTCTTTAAACGAAATCATAAGTACGGTGTTAGTTTTGATGTTGATATCAATTTAAGTAACCTAATGTCACCATTACCAAATGTAAATACATTTTACGATTTGGCTAGAGATGTTGGTATCTTTGAAGTGGTTGATGTTGATGCTAAAGAATCTATTGTAGTTATTAGAGAAGTAGGTACTGATACAGAATATAAAATAGATTCTGAGTTATTTATTATTCTGTTTGTTTCTAAGAGTGATGCCAGCTCTAATTTTGATTTATTAAAATATAAATAGCACATACTCCCAGTAGGTATTAACCTACTGGGAGCTATGCCGTTAAAAAGTAGATTCAAAAATATTTCAGTCACATATTGTAAACGTGAATAGGAATACATATCTTCCGAAATCAACTCTTTAACCTGGAGAAAACAAATGCAAGCCATCAAGAATTGGGGCAACAAGTTTGCCAAGCTGCCCATCGACAAACAAGTCATTCTGGTTTGCGGCATCGCTTGTGCTGCTGGCTATCTCATCAATTCCATCAAGCGCTAATCTAGCGCTCGACTCAAAAAGGAAAAAAACCATGAACTACGAAAACATGACCGACGAAGAAATCGCTGCGGACACTGCTGCGAAGCTGGAGTACTGCGATCCCAAAAAGAACAAGAACTGGAACCGTGCTCTGTTCTGTGTTCGTATGCTCGCTGACGCTAACATCTACCTGGCTTGCGTCAGCTTGGGCATCACGCTGCACAAGGTCATCAAAGGCTAAGTCTACCCACATCAATCAAACCTCTGAAAGAAACTACCATGACCCGTGAACAACTCATTAACGTAAACAAGATCGCCACCAATCAAGCTAAGAACCTCAAGACCAAGAAGAAAATCATCGTCCTCTATGGCGCGGTGGCTTTGGCCACCACCAGCGTGCTGACTTTCTTGATCTACAAGGATTTGAAGAGCTGAATCTCTCACCGTGAGCAAGACCAAGTCTCACGGTGATTGGAATACCAATCCAACCATCGTGGGATTTACTTCCCAAAACAATTCTAGGAGAACTACCATGTTTGAACAACGTCCCTTTGAGATCCTCTTGACCTACTTGGCCGCCATGGCCATCGGCTCCATCGCTACCGTGGGTTTCCGCTCTTACGTGGACTGGAAAATAAAGCAAGCCAAAAAGGATTGCAATGAGCAAAAAGTCTAACACAACCAATGCTCGTAAGTTCTATCGTCGTCGCCAAATTTTGAAAGAGGAGCTCGAAATGGCAAAGAAAAACTGCAAGAAGCAAGCGATCAAAGGGTTTTCGCAACTGGAGAGCATGAATTTGCAGTCCATGCTTGCTGAAAAGCAGATCGCTGAAAACGGAGCTGACAACTTCGAATTCATTGCTGAGTGCGATGGAGTGCGTGCGAGCTTTTCGATCAATATTCCGATCGACAAAAATAAGCCCTTTCCAGAGGATCTTCTTCGGGAAGTGGTAACCTATGGTGTTTGCTGCAAAGACAGCGAATTCCATCTGATGGAAACGATGCTCAAGAGCATCGACCACAGTGGTGTGCAAACCATGGTTCAGAATTTCGTGATGTATGCCAACGACATGCGTAAGGAGTTCGAGAGTATGGAATGCTCGAAATCCCAAACGATCGAGTCCTTGGATCAATTGAACGAAAAGCTGAAGGATCTCGCACCCAACTCCATCTACATCGCCCAGCGCAATAAGCGCCAAAACCAAACTCAACCCAACCAGGAGCTCAACATGGAAAACCAAACCCAACAACCCCAAGTCGAAGAAATCCAAGCCACCGCAGCCGAGGCTGGTGAGCCGGTCACCCAAACCGTGAGCACCGAAGAAGCTGCAACCACCAATCCCCAACCCGAAACCACCATCATCAAGGAAGAAACCATGACCGACAACGTCAACCAGACCATCAACGAAGCTGCCGCTGCTGCTTACAATGCTGCCAAGGCTGCTGCTGACGCCGCCAGCTCCGCTGCCGATACGACCAAGGAAACCACCAACAAGACCAAAGCCGTTACCACAAAGGCTGCCAAAGAAACCAAGGGCTTCTTCGCTCGCCACCAAAAGAAGCTCTACATCGGTCTGGGTCTGATCGGTCTGGGCGGCGCTGCCTACTTCGGCTGGAAGAAGTTCGGCAGCTTGATCGATGCGGGTGAAACCGCTGTCGAAGTGGTGGTCGATACCGCTGGTGCTGGCAGCTAACCAACCCCAATTTATCTAGCTAACAACTCTAGATAGATTAACATATATACAGCAGGAGTTCCTTTGAACTCCTGCTGTGTTATATGAATTATCTTTTTTTTTTTGTTTATTTTCACTTACACACTATGCGATTATCTGATGTCTTAATATTCAAAAAGTGTGTCACTTCTTTGTGAGAGATGGTAAAATCGAATACTGTAGTGATAGTATTCATGATCTAAAAGGTAAAACTGTAGATATGGTACAAAAGTATAAATATTATAGTTTAGGACAGGGTGGGCTCCCCTGTCTTCTATTATCATAATGGGTGTGGAAACAAGGTAACCAAAATGAGTTTTGCTAAACGATTTAATCTAGCTGCCGCTTTAGAACAAGTTACAGCTGAGTGTGATCCTGCTGAAGTCTTTGAAGATAACATTGATGCAGGTCTGGATGATCTAGAAGAACTACAAGAAAGCGTTGAGTTTTCTGTAGATGAAATAGGTAAAGGTCTAGAAGGTATTGCTGACCTAATTGGTCTATCCAATAAGCTCCAAAACAAAGAAGGTTGTGGTGTTGCTATTGAGAGCTATAGTGATATGGCCAATATTGCTTATGCTTCTATTCTAAAGCGTATTGGTTTAGAAGACGGTGAAATCTTTGACAAAGATGATCCTACTGGTAAAGATGCTAAAGATATTACTCCTAAGCCTAGTGGTAAGATCAAGCAAATGGTAGAAAAGATCATTGAGATCGTTAAGCGTATTTGGGAAAAAGCTAAAGAATATTTTAAGAAAGCTTTTGACTATGTCAGCAATAGAATCAATAAAACGATTAAGTATTTAGAAGATCTTAATGATTCTGCAAAGATTGCTGTTTTAAAAGCTGCTAGTATTCCCAATATTGAGATTGAGAATCCTGCTTTCTTTACTGATAAGAAATTAATTACAGTCGGTGATGTATTTGAATCGACATACCTAAGTGATTATGGTAAGAATTCAGATAAAATTGGTAAACATTTTGAAGCTTATGCATTTGCCAAATCTGTGTACACCCCTGATCAAGCTCAAAATCTCTTAAATAGGCTAAGTGGTAAAAGAGAAAAAGACGGACTTTATGTTACTCCGGAAGGTTATATTCATATTGAAGAACCATCCGGAGACGATGGTGTAACTAAAATTAGTTTCTCAAAAAACAAAGAAGAGCAGCCAGTAGCTAAACAAACTCTTGGAATGATTGCTAAATTTCCAGCATCTATTGATATTACATTAGATATCTTTAACTCGATTCGTAAACGTTATAATGATTTTTATAAAGAAGCTGAGAGAAAAATAAATGAAGAAATTCCTGACTATTTAGCTCTTCTTCAAAGCAATATTAAGAATTCTAAAAATGAAGAGGATGCACAAAGATCTATAGACGTAGCTAGACGTATTAAACAAAACTTAACTTATCTAACGTCTATCAGAAATATGCATAACTCTTATACAGGTGATTTGGTATTCATGATTAACTACTATGTTAGTTTTATTAAAAAAGCTGCGGATGTTAATCAAGCCAAAAAAGCCACAGCTTAATTAACACGACATACACTCCAGGCAGATTAAACCTGCCTGGAGTGTATGTTGCTTAATTTTTATCTAACATCTTTATCAGAACATTAAAATTTCTTTCTTCATATTTAACAGTATGATGATCTTCTACCCAAGAGCCTATATTGAAAAAGAAATCATCTATTCCATAAAGATGTTCTGGAACACCTTCACTAAACTGAAAAATTACATCATCAATGTCGTCTATGAGATTATCATAGATGTCTGTAGACTTTTTCATGATTGCAGAACCACGTCTTGGATCTACAGTATCGATCATATCCTTAATACTAATAAGGACATTGACTATATCGATATTTACCTCAATGTGTTTAATTAGGTTTTGTTTAGAAACAGTTAAATCTTTAGTATTTAATGGACTCTCTACATCAAACCACACCTCTAAGATGGGTGAACAATTGAAATCTAAATATTGAGTTAAATTCTTAGTTAGTTTACCATAATCTGTTTCACCCACTAGTGATGAATCAAAAGTAGTAATACTAAATACTTTATTTCTATCTACTAGTTTGTACGATTCAATAGAGTTATTGTTGTTTTTTTCTTTAGTTTTAGTTAGATTTGGTTGTGATAATAAATTTTCTTTAATTCTAAAAAAACTTAGAATAAGATCTGCTGTTTGTTTATGTAATTTTTTATCAGCTTCTTTTTCTTCAACAAAATCAGTATTAATTATCTTCTGACCTAATTTATGAACAGAATCTAAAAATTTAGGAATTTTCTTGTAATATTGTTCTATTGATTTTAAAGAATTAAGTAAGATATTCAAACTATAGGTATAATCTTTAATATCAGTCAAATGATCAGGTATTGTTAATTTTAATTCTAAATCATTTTCTTTAATTTGTTTGACTTGTTGTAGAGTCTCAGAGAATTCCTTACTAAGACTTTTTAAAGTATCGTATTGATTTTCATGCTCTTTAATTTGTTTGATTTGTTCTAGAGTCTCAGAGAATTCCTTACTATGATTATTTGTTTTTGTAGGAACAGACTCAACATGTTCTTTACTTGTATTCTTTGACTTAAACATATCAAAGAAACCTTCTTTGGATATTCCGTGCTTTATTTTACGCTTTATTTTATTTATTCGCTTCTGATCAATGCGAATATCTGCAGCTTCGTTATTTATTTCTTCTAACGCTTGCGCTAGCGTGATTCTGGTACGAGTATTCATTATTATCTCAAAAAAAAAATATTACTCTATCGTTTTTCGTTAGTGAAAAGTTAGATCATAGTATTCAATGATCTCTATACTTCTCTACCATATCCACAGTCTTACCCTTGGTGGAAATACATCAAATACACCGTCTTATAATAATAGAGTCTGTATTGGTGGTCCTAATGCTGCTGTGCAATCTTATATCCCTGCCTCATTAGCTACTTTAATGATAGGTACCAACAAGGTATCTACAGAAAACGAAATAAATAAACTATTTGGTTATTATGCTCATTATTATGCTTTAACTGATCTATTACCTAGCTATCATCCTTATAAAACTACTTCACCATAACACCATATATTCCTAGGTGGATTAATCCACCTAGGAGTATATGGCATCAGTTATTTAAGTACCTTCAAATTCCCAAAAAGGTGTTTCCTCTCCAGAGCCTACTGGTCCACCACCTACTTTCTTACAATGTGTAGGAGGACCGTCTAAATCATCATGAATAGCACCTACATCGTGAAATGGATATACCAAGTATTTATCCTCATCTTCAATTAAAGTAGGAATACGATGTTTACCACGTTGAATAGTTAAATAACTCTTTCTATTTTTCTTTTCAATATGAATATAGAGTTCTCCATCGACTTCTTGGTCAATGGTCTTACATTTGTCGTAATAGCCTTTGTTAGCAATTTCTTTAACAAAATCACCTCTACCATCACGGATGAGTTGTTTAGCTTCTGTACTCAACTGATGAGGACTGATAAATAAGATTGAGCGAACACTCATAAAGTTACGAATTCTTCTCCACATGTCTCTAACATCAGATCCCATAGGACCAATACTACAGCCAGTTGTTGGTAGCATAGCTAGATAATCTACCATACATAAGTGAACTTCATATCCTTGAGATTCTAGCTCAGTAATATAGTTACAGATATGCATGTATGTCCATTGAGTTGGATCTACACGCATCATCTTAATATGGTAACCGTTTACCTCTAGCTTTTCTCTAACGTATTTAGCCATAGTAGCGATATCGCTACTACCTGTAATACATTTTTCTTTTGTTTCGTTTTCATATAAAGACTGATATAACCATTGTAGGTTTTTATCTAGATCGTCTTCAAATGAAATTCTAAGTAAAAGAGGCTTCTTACTAGGGTCTTTCATAATTGGTTTATTATACATCGCTATTTGCTTAAATAGCGTCATACTAAAACCAGTTTTAAAGTTATGCTGTAAAGCACCAATAACCCAAGACTCTCCTCGCCTAAAACCACCTTGTAATAATTTATTTAGTCCTTGTAAGCCACTCTTTAGTACTGTTTTACCAGAACTATTTTCATTAACTACTTTAAATACTTCCTGAGTAGAATTCTCATCACCAATATCAATTGATGCTACAACGCCTGGATCTTTTGATACAGCAGATACTTGGAATGGTTCTAGGTTAGCAATTAATTCTGATAGCCAAGACTGAACGTTCTTGATTTTATCTCTTTGGTGTCTGAAAGCATAAGCTGCTTTAGATAAAAATTCATCAACCTTCTGTTCTCGAAAATGGTTGTGAATAGATTTTTGAATATTGACAACAGTTCTTTTTATACTGGCTTCATTCATCTCAGGCTCAATAGCTGAGACAAAAGCTTCATTTAACTTATCATCATCGACGACATTGAGCTTTAATCTATTTAATAGCTCAGTCTTTTCATATTCATGATCAGGAGGATTCTCACACATCTCTAAAGCTGTTTGCTTTAGAGCGTAAAGAATATCTCTTTCTCTATTAAGAGATAAATTGAGTTCTGGTAGTCTGATATTTTCTAATACCGTGCGCACTAAGTCAGCACTATTAGAGTTTTTATTAGGAAGTAAACTCTCTCTATATAGGAGAGTAATTGACTTTACTAGAAGAAGTTTGTTATCCATTAGCTTAAATCTAATCGTTTTTAATTTGTTTAACTACCTATGAGGTGCAAAGGATTATTGTAGATATTAAAAAATTATTATTCAATAGTATGATAAAATTTTACAATTAGTATGATAACTAATATCTCACAGAGGTGTGTGTGAACAACAACATTATTTTCGTTCCATATTGGATTGAGAAAGCTCTTAGCAGGAATCAACATACCCTAAGAGATATCATTGATTATTCTGTTTTGAGAAGGTATATTTCTCAAAACGACTTATCTGGATTACTTGGTTTTCAACAAGTACCAGAAATCAGCAAGTTAACTAGTGGCAATTCCTATAACAAAAAGGATGCTGCCATTAGTGAAGCTGTTGGTTCACATTCTCTGCTTAGCAGATGGGAAGAAAGCGCAGGACAGCGCTATAAGGAAGAACTGGATTCAACCGTTGTCCCAATGTCATATAGCTTAGAGAAAGAAACGCTGGAGAGATTAAAATCTAATCTTGATAGCGCCGATATCACGGGACCTACTTTTAAGGTTATTGATATTGATAAGAATAGCATGGTGGTTGTTTTATATGAGGGTTTTCTTGAGGAAATTAAAAAGCCTGAAGTAAAATACTCTTTGGTAAAGCAGCTTTTGGTGTTATCTTATGTATACTGCAAAGTCGAACAAGTCGCTAAGACACCTTTATTTAGCACTTATGTCGATTTACTCCAGCTATCTACGGCAGGAGCTAGTGCAGTTGCGACAGTAGAATAAAAACTCTCAGCTGAGTATTTTTTAAAAACTATCTTTCTTCTTATTCTCCTTAAGGAAAATATAAAATGCTATTTAACAAAAAGATTAAGGCCGGTGGTCGTCGCTTTGGCCTAGAGGGCATCGTTACCCAACTGCGTGAACAGCTGGCTGGTCGTGCTCCTGACCGCAAGCTCACCAAGATTGCTCTGGCTACCGAATCCGTTAGCGAGTCAGACGTTAACATGCTCAATACTGCTGTGGAAGACCTCAAGGTTATTCTGCAAGGTATTGCCAAGGAAAACGTGGAAGAGTTCGGCGCTACTGAAACCGGTGAAGCTGACGTTTCTGATGCACAGCTCGAAGCTGCTCAAGCTGCTGCTGTGATGGCTGAGGATCCTGAAGCTGTGATGGCTCAGCAATCTGTGGCTGTTCCTGCTAGCAACGAGTACAACGAAGTCGTGGCTGTTGAGTCTATCGTTTCTGACGGCTTTAGCAAGCGTGCTTTCGCTAAGGAAGCTTATGACGAATCCGCTAACCGCAACGCTGCTAGCTACTCGGTTGTTTACAACCTGAAGGCTGCTCGTCAAGATGAATTTGGTGAGGCTCTGTTCCCCACCGTGACCGTAACACCCGACAACGTCGGTTTTGCTGTCTCTATTCGTCTGGTTCAAGTGTATGATGACTTCAAACGTTCCATCACTGGCAACATCGACAAGTACAACATGGTTAACATCGTGCGTGGTTTCGCCGATCCTACCGTGCTGAAAAACGAACTGACCCGTGCTGTGCCTGTGTATCGCACTGAGTCCGCTCAACACTTCTACAGTGAAGTGCCTGCCGCTGCTGTGGTGGTTGAAGACGGTGGTGAGAGTGTAAATACTGCTCCTCTAAAGTTTAACAACAACTTCTCGCTGATTGCTCTGTCGCAAACTGACGCTCTGCTGGCTAACGGTACGATGGATCCTTCTGACTCTATCGATCCGGGTGGTCTGCGTCTGCGTAACGTGTACGCCAAGATTGGTGATAACGTACTTAAGTTCGTCACTAAGGATCTGCCCCTGGCAGTATTCCATGCGGCTCCTCAAGGCGTCCATCGCTTGATGAACCTGAACTTCACCACCGATACCATCATGATCAACAAGGACACCACCCGTTACAACGGTGCTGCTCTGGATGGTGCGCTGGCTGGTGTGGTCTCTGGTGATTATATCGTACGCGTAGCTATCAGCGTGACTGGTAACATTGATGTCCAAAAGGGTGATACTCATCTGATGGCTAGCGGCATCCGTGTGGTTCAAGTGCAAGACGAAGACGGTGTGGTTGTTGACCATACTGTTGCTGGTGCTGCTAAGACCCTGGCTGACGCTATCGAAGGTGGTACTCTGGGTGGTTTTGACCTGATTGCATATCGCGCTAACGCTAACCGTCGTCAGCGTGGTCAGCTGCTGGACATCCAGTACTTCAACCAACTGTACACCGTGCCTTTCCGTTCACCCATTACTGCTCTGAAGCCTGTCAACTCTGACTCTTCTAGCGAAGCTGGTGATCTGGCTGGTCTGATCAGTGCTACCCAAATCCGTACCTCTAACGCTGCTGTGACCCAGCTGCTCGATACTGCGGATACCCTCAAGCGCTTTGTTGATAGTCGTGAAACCACCCGTGGTCCTGCTATCCTGGGCGTGGCTCGTTACCTGGTCAAGGCTGCTTACCTGGAAGACACGGTGGACGCTGTGGCTGATCTGGACTCTCTGACCGCTACCCAACGCGCTCAAGACTTGCAAGCTCTGCTGGTCAACAAAGTGCGTGACATGGCTTTCAGCCTGTGGCGTGATTCCGAGTACCAAGCTATGGCTACTGTGATGAAGGGTGGCGCTGCTGATACGCCTACCGTAATTATCGCTACCGATCCTGTACTGGCTCGCTACCTGCAAATCGATGGTGATCTGCGCACTGCTGGTGCTAAGTTTGAAGTTCGTCTGGTGTCCACTCTGGACAACCGTATGAAGGGCAAGATCGCCGTTACCTTCGGTGACTTTACCAACACCAACGAACCCAATCCTCTGCACTTCGGTAACATGGCGTGGAAGCCTGAGCTGACCCTGAATCTGCCTATCTCTCGTGGTGGTCAGATCTCCAAGGAACTGACTGTTCAGCCTGCGTTCCTGCACATCACCAACCTGCCTATCCTGGGTATGATTGAGGTGAGCAACGTGAGCGAAGTCATTGCTTCTAAGGTCGACGTTAACGTTGGTTAATTGAGCCTTAACAAAGCTTAATGTAAATTAAGTCATACTGCCAGGAGCTTATAGCTCCTGGCAGTTATGTCGCTGTACTGGTTTTCATGAGTTGTCCTAAATTATCTTGGTTATATATTATTCTACTGGAGTCAATCAGAAATGATTGACAAAACAATAAATAATCTCATCTCTTGGAAGGAACTTCATTAATGAATTCTGGAGAAGAAGATGGTTTAGACAGTATTTAATAACAATGATTGTCAAAACCATTTATACAGCATCAGTAATTAAGCCAGCTTCTGGCCACCAACTAAATAAAGCTACAGCAATCGCTACTCGCGGTCCTGCTAGCGAAAGAATTACGTACCATAACTTCATGTCACGTCCTATTACGGTTGTGAGTAGAAATGGTTTCAGACAATCTATACCTCCTACAACACCTCCTGACTTTAGTCAAAACGATTTTGTCATTAGGTATGAGGTAGATATTGATTACGCTATAACGGATGAGTTTCTTCAGTATTTAATCAATGCTGATCGTGGAAACAATGATGAGATCTCTATGGCTAGACAAGACTATTATAAGTCAGTGTCTCGCAGTATAGATGGTCGGACACTGGTTTTTGAGACTCGATATACTCTTGAGGACTTTACAAAGATAAATACATGTCTTTATTGTTCTAAAAGAGATAAAGTTATATCAACTAAAAACATTTATGAAGCCAGTCCTCACCCCTTTGATCCAAACAATGTGGATGAGGTTACGGTTAGCTTTATTGATGATAAAATACAATACGATAGCGAAATTGATTATCTAACAATTATTGATAACGATAACACTATTGGTGATAAATGGGAAGTTGTTCGTGGAAAGATACGCAAGATAAAAGCGCATACTAACTATGAAAAGACTTCAGGTATATATCATCACCATGTCGTTAAAGATCTTGTTCGTAGTGAAAAAGGCTTTAGAGTACAAATAGATCACTATACGTTAGATAAAGCTGTTGAGCTATTTCAGTTGCACAACTCATACGAAGCTGCTCAATTGGTTAACGATAAACATACTCATGAGTCTGATTTAAAGCTCAAGAATATGGAAATCGAGAAAATGAAAGCTGAGTATCAATCTAAAGATCTTATTCATAAAAGCATTGTGGATAGGATGGAATTAGAAAATAAGTTAATTCAAGACGAGTTGGATAAACGTAAAGCGGCTCGTGATGAAGAACTTGAAAACATCAAGCATGAAAATATGAAACTCAAAGATCGTCTAGATCGAGATAAGGCTGTTCGTTCAGACGAAGCTGATGTTAGGAAGATATTCCGAGACGATCAAGCTCAAGAAAGAAAACACGCTCGTGATGAAGAAACTCATAGATCTAAAACGAAATCAGATTTCTGGATGAAAAAATTACCAGATTCATTAATGGATATATGTGGAGCTATTAGTGCTATTGCTCTAATTATTGGCTACATATATAAAGCAAAGAACACTTAACTTTAGGAAACAAAGTGGATATAGCCTTATCTGAGTTAATTAAAGCTGATACACCTCAAATTAATCCCCACATAGCCAATGGACTGGCCACAGTTCATATGGACTATGTAGAGGAATATATTGATACTGTATTTAAAGCTGTATCTAAAGATTTCCCTCCAGAGCTAAAATATGTTGGTTGTAAGAGAGCGACTCCTTTAGAAGAGTACGCTTTTATTACCAGCAAAAAGAATAACCGCAGAACATTTGATATTGCCAGAAGTGATGTTTATCTGATGAATTATCAGTTTACATTCAATGGACAACCTCTACCATCGAGACCTCTTTTCTTGCCATTCGTTAATGACGCAGGATTTATTAATCTTGGTGGATCTAGGTTTGCTATATCGCCTGTTCTTAGCGATAAAGTCATCTCACTAGGCACAAATAATATCTTTATTCGCTTGCTTAGGGATAAGCTCACTTTCGAGCGAGTACCGCATAACGTAGTGATTGATGGCAAAAGAGAATTGGTCTCTGTTGTTTGGTCTTTGATTTATCACAAACCTAACAACGCAGACAAAGCTAAACCTATTGTAAAAGCAAACTGTGCATTGATGCACTATCTCTTTTGCAAATATGGATTTACACATACCTTTAATCATTACGGTAATTGTCATCCTGTTGTAGGCACTGACGATATTACTGTGGAGAACTATCCTCAAAAGGATTGGGTAATTGTGCAATCGAGCACAATTAAGCCTAAAGGAAACCAAGATCTACCTTACCAGCCTACAGATATAAAGCTAGCTATCAGGAAAAATGAATTCACGAGTTTGGTCAAGCATATGTGTGCAGGCTTTTACTACGTGTTAGACCATTTCCCACAGCGCTTTATTCCCAGTTATCTAGACAACACCAATCTATGGAAAGTCTTAATGGGTTATATTGTCTTTGCTGGCAATATTGGTGAGGGTAAACTACTACAAGACATCAGTGAGCACTTTGACAGTCTTGACGAATATATTGATGCTATCATGGTCAATAAACTAAAAGAGATTGGTTATCCTTGTTCAAATATTTACGATTTGTTCAATGTGGTTATCACTAACTTTTCTGATTGGTTATTGAAAGCAAAAGACAATATCAACAGCATGTATGACAAAGAGCTCAGTATTTTGTACTATGTCTTGATGCCTATTACCTCCGCTATTGTTAAGCTACACTTCAAACTCAAGAAAGCTGCTAGTAAAAAGACTTTGAAAGAATCTGATATTCTTTCAAATATGGCAGCTATTTTGACACCAGGTCTAATATTCCAGATCACCAGACAACACAATGGTGTTAGCACTGTGAGCTATTCAGGGGACAATAAGTTCTTTGAAATCACTTCTATGCTAGTGCCGCAAAAGACCAGTGGGAAATCAGGCGCTCAAAACGACAGAGCTGCCATTAATGATCCTGCCAGGCGTTTGCATATCAGTGTGGCTGAGGTAGGTGCTTATCTAGCATTTACTAAGAGCGATCCGTCTGGCAGGAGCCAGATCAATCCTCATATACGACTGGACGCCTCTGGCGGTATTCTAAGAGATCCTGAAAAAGCAGCTTTGCTTGATGAAGTTCAATCTATGATCAAGCGAGACTAACAACAATTACTGAAAAAGGATTTGATTGGATATGTTCCAAAACCAGAACTTAATGATGGGTGGTACACAAATGATGCAGCAGCCCCTGCAACAAGTGTATAATGATTGGCCTACAAACCAATTGATCATCCATCCTCAAAACTTTAGCTTTAATGCTCAGAACATACCTGTGCCTAACTTTCCGGTATGGATGCCTGAGGTACAGAACGCTATTCCCACAATTGCAGCAGCAGTAGCTAATGAAATCTGTAGGACAGCTACTCAAAACACCATTAGAGTTTATACCTACAACCAGCTATCGGCTAACAACTTCAACAATCCAGACTTTGCACAAACAGTTCAGTTGGCTGTAGACTTGGTCAGTTTAGCTACCAAAAAACGTGGTGGGTTTGCAGCATTTAACAAAGATGCTGCAGATTGCGTCAAAGACGCTATTGTGATTAAAGGAAGCATGAACGTTGCCAATAGTCAAGCGCTAGCAAGTACAGTGCCTCCACCCACAATGCGTGATGTCAATAACACATTGCTAATGTTTAAAAATGACGCTGCTCAAATCGAACAGCTCAGAAACGCAGCAATGAATCAACCACAAGCGCAGGTCAGAGGAAACTTTAACAATCCTTTGGGTAATCCTACTATGATGCAAAACCAAAATAACGGTTTTGTACCACAGCAGTTTAACCAGCCTGTACAGCAACAACAGCCTCAATATTGGCAACCACAACAAAACCAATTCCAACCCACTCAGTTTGGAAATCAAACACAAAACAATAACCCATCAGGCTATAGACCAGTTTCACCTGTTAGTCCTAACAGCATGAATGTGGTTGCTAGAGACTTTTTCTACCAAGAATTTGTTCCTATTCAACCTGCAAATCAGTTTGCAGCACCTAGCAATCAAAATCAAAACGCCTATACACCTGTTACCAACTTTGAGCCAGTACCAGAACCTGTAGCTGCTGTGCCAGCTCCACAACCTGTTCAAGTAACCCGAACAATTCCTCCTGCTCCGCCTCCCATGAATTGGAAAGCAGGAATTATTGAATCGTTGGATAGCACTCCTGAGCCAGGTAAGGCTCAACACCAAGCATTTAAAATGCCTGAGATTCATCAACCGACTCAACAGTCTAATGATGAATTGAGTGCTGCGCTTGAGCAAGCTACAGCCGAGCTGCAAAGCCCTGTATTGGATTTTGCTCAACCAGGCATTCCAGTCAAAGTCATTGAAACCAATGAAGAGCTGCAATGGTGGCCATCAGAGCTTCAGCCATTTCCTATCTATTGGGAAAGTCTGAAAGAGAAAATCATTTTGAAGAAAGTATCCTACAAAGGAAAAATCTTTGTTGTTCAACAAAAGACTAACTTAACAGAGGAAGAAATGGACGAAATGAGGCATGCGATTGGTCCGAAGACCATTATGGACAAGGCAGTACTGGATCAACAGCGTGAACGTCTAATCGAAGTAGTGGGTCTGGAAGAAGGCCGTACTGCTCGAACTGGTCCTAAGGTAGAAATGATTGATGGTGCAACTACTATTACACACTCAGCCAATCCTACTACCCAAGATGAATTAGAAGGCTTTATGGAATCTAAAGGGCAAGTAATGCCTAAAGATCCAACAATGTCTGCTTTCCCATCAGTATTGAAACTAGCTGGTTTGGATAAAGATCCTACCCAGTCACTGGATGCTGATGGAGATCCTGCTTGGTTTGATGCAGGATTTTTGGCTGATTCCATTTACAGCACCAAAGTGCGACACCTGACCATGGCCAACAGCCATAAACGCATTCGCAGGGAATACCATATTGTTCCCAAGGTGTTTGTCTCCAGAAAACCTCTGGTTGATATCTACAGTGAATGGACTGAAAAGAAAGAATTCTCTTTCCTGGCAGATAAACTGCGTAAAACCGTCACTGGCGATAAGCTCGCTACCACAGATTTTGTGGAGTTTGCTGCTGAATTCGATAGGTACCTGACCAGTATCATCAATGAATTCATGTCATCCACACTGCATGTAGCGACAACGATCGACAGCTTCTGTGAAGATATCGATACTCTGATGAATGGTTACCTCAGGGAAAAGTACGGACCCTTCATCCACGATGCTTTGGTTGGATACCAGCAAGAGTTTTATGATCGATACCTCACCAGGATCGAAGATGAGGAGATGCTCAAAACCATTACGGAAATGCATGTAAAAGTCGATGATGTTGAAATGAATATCGACACCAGAGACACTCATGTGTTGGTTCTGGAAAACAATTACACCATTAGCTCTGTGCGCGTTCATTCTAGCGAACTAAAACTCGTAGATACCAAAAGCGGTGATACGACACCTACTCCAATTGGTGATGATCGTCCTGAGCTCAAAGCTTTTTGTGAAAAACTCTTTGAGAGCAAGATCATTGGTGAATTTAGCTGGACCAAACATTTGTTGATCACCAGCGATGGCCAGGTCTATTCTGTGGAAAAGCCTTCGGTTGGGTACATCAAGTACATGATCCGAAAGCTCAACCCTATGTGGCTCATGCCGTAATATAGCAACATAGCTCCTAGTGACCTCATCAGGTCACTAGGAGTACTATGTCTTTTTTTTTTTTGTTTTAACTAGCTTTTAACTAGTTCCCTCAGGTTCTAACTTCTTAGCTTCTTCTTGTTCTTCAGGCTCTACTTCTTCTTTTTCTACTTCTTCAGCATCAAGCTCTGTAGCTTCTACAACAGCAGGTGTTAAAGTGCATTCAGCTGTGATCAAAGCTTCTACATCCATATCGCCCTTGAATTTAAACTTGACTTCTGGTGGAGGTTCCTCTTTACCTTGCATTTCACCAGTATTGTCCGCTACCCATTCAGCAGCAATCTTAAACTTAATCTTGTCAACTTTGTATTCAAACTTAGGTGTTTGAAAGTAAACCTTGGCTTCTTCTTCTGTACCTGTACCCATACGGAATTCTTTATCCGTATAGATAGTCCAGTTATCATTCTTGGTTTCTTGCTCTTTGGTTTCTGTATTGATAGACTCTTTAGCTTCTAAAGTGTATTTATCACACTTTTCATTATAGCGCTCAGTTTTGACATCAATAGAAGTCTTTGCATTCAGACAATATTTATCGGTAGTCATATTGATTTCATCATGAGAGAATATATTAATAACTCTCTTGTTCATCTCAATATAAGTATCGTCTTTATTGTGTAGCTTAATGAATCTCTCAGCTGAATCTAAAAAGATATAGTTGTGGTCATCGTCTTGAATAACGATTCTACCGTCTTTGGTATTGATTTGAATATCGTAGACAAAAGGCTCTTCATCTGATTTAGAAGTGTGTAGATGGACTACCTTTTTATGAGTAGATACTTCAAACCAGTAAGTAGATTCAGGAGTATCTTCTACGTTTTCTTCTCTGTTATCAGAAAAAGACCAAATAGCGGTTTCTAATCGACGGATATGTTTATACTGCATCATATCGCACCACCAATACTCATCTACATCACCAAACTTGTAAATGAGTACTTGCTCACCACGCCTGACATCAGGTGGTGTAATACGATTGGTTTGAGTTAAAGGCAGCCACTTGGCTCTAATAGTGGCAGTAGTATCTATCTTAACTTCAAATTGATTTCCCATAATACCTTTACCAGAAGCTTTATATTCTTCTGTGTGGTCTAGGATTTCACCATCAATGAAGTTAAAGTATTCAATAGGTAAGATCTCTACGAAGTGTTCTGAGAGTTCTTTATTGGTAGCAACAACACCAATTGAGAAGAACCTCAGTTGTGATACAGTATTGAAAGCGTCAAATAGTTTTTCCACAGTCTTTAGCTTTGTAAAAAAGATTAATCTAGTATATTGTACTGATACAGATAATTTAATAACAGTATAAATTAATATTTACAATGAGATTAATATCTATTGAACTTATCGGCTACGAGAGAATATCTCTTAGCGCAAACTATATTAAGATAACACCTACTGCTGATTTACAACTGATACTAGGCACTAATGGTAGCGGCAAAAGCAGCTTATTGGACGAAATAACGCCACTGCCTTCTGATAGTAAAAACTATACCAAAGGCGGTAGCAGTATTAAAATATGGCAGCATAAAGGTAGCACCTATATTCTTAAAAGTGTCTTTGATAAGAAACAAGAACATTATTTTGAAAAAGACGGTATTGAATTAAATCCTGGTAGAACTGTTACTGTTCAAAGAGAATTGGTTAAACAAGAATTTTGTATCACACCTGAAATACATGAGCTTATTATGGGTAGAGATAAGTTTACCCAAATGGCTCCTAGCAGGCGTAGGTATTGGTTTACTCAATTGTCTTCTGTCAGTTATGAATACGCTATTGAAGTTTACAATAGAGTCAGAGAAAAATTAAGAGATACCTCTGGTGCTCTTAAGATCATGAAAAATAGATTAGTCGCTGAAAGCTCTAAATCTATTTTGCCTGAGCAAGTACAGCAATTAAAAAATGAAGTCAGTGAATTACATGACTTTTTATCTCATATTGCTGAATATAGAAAACCTATTGAAAAACCAATTGAATTAGCTAATAGTGAGATTATTGAATTAAATAATAGAACTATTTATATTAGCAATCAATTAATCTCTCGTATTAATAAAGTTAAACAATATAATGAATTTGGTCAATTAGGTAACGTAGATGCGTTAATTAATCATTTAAATAGTGAATTAACTGTTAATAAGTTATTGATTGAAAAACTCCATGAGAGAATTAAGAAGGTATCTGATAATATTGATATCTTGGTTAAAACAGGAAATCAAGGTATTGAAGACTTAGAAAATAAAGTATCTAGTCTAAAGAAAGACCAGGTATCTCTATTAATGAGTAAGAAGATACTAGAGGATACCCACAGGAGTCCCTTAGAGGCCATTAGAGCCATTGAAATTGTGAAGCCTACGCTAGATAGTATCTTTGCTGAAATCCCCTCTAATGGCGATTTAAGGTATTCTAATAACAATAGAAATATTCTTATTGATAAGATAGGTAAAGCTAAAGATAAAGCTGATAGACTAAGAGCCGATATATCTAAATACAATCAAAGAAAAGAACATCTTGAGGAACACAGAGATAAATCCAATATGGTTTGTCCTCATTGCTCCAAGAATATCAATTTTGTCTTTTCTATTGCTGAATATGAAACTGTTAATAATCTAATTATTAAATATTCAGATGAATTAAGTAATCTAATTAAACATATTGAACAATTAGAAATTCAATTAAAAGAAATTAATGATTATATTGAAATCTATAATAGGTATCGCACTATTAAGAATTCATATCCTGTATTAAATCTATTATGGGAATTAATTGATAATAAAATTATTGATAATCCCATTAAATGTATTCAGTTGATGAATTTGTTTCATGGTGATTTATTAGCTGATAATAGATATATTGAGATAGATAGCGAAATCAACGATATCAATAAGTTAATCTCAGCTAAGAGACTAATTGGTGATCAAGATGCTAATAAACTCAAAGATGAAAGAGATCAAATAGAGCACGAAATCTTTGATAAACAAATATTGATAGAGAAAACTAAGTCAGAGCTAAATAAGCTTACTGAGTACAAGAAAGACTTAGAAACTATAGACAAGTTAGAAAAAGAACTCGGTGAGCTATCTAAGGATCTACAAGTAACTGTAGATGACAAGGTAGAGACCATGAGAAGACAAGTCGTGATTGAAGGTATTCGTTATGTTCAATCTATATTGTCTAGAAAAGAAAGTATTTTGATTGATCTTAATAATCAAGAGAATATTATCAGAGACTTACAAAACTCTATTAAAGCTTTAGAAGAAGACGAATATTGTCTAAAGACTGTTGTGGGTGAATTATCTCCTACAGATGGTTTAATAGCTGAGGGATTGTTTGGGTTTATTAAACTCTTTGTATCTCAAATGAATTCTTTTATTTCTAAGGTATGGACCTATGAAATGAAGATATTAAGCTGTGAATTAGCTGAGGATTCTAAAGTAGAACTAGATTATAAATTCCCTATTCGTATTGAAGGAAAAGAAAAACCTGTTGCCGATATTGGTTTAGGCAGTACTTCAATGATAGAGATTATTGATTTGGCTTTTAAGATAGTAGCTATTAAGCATTTAGGTCTAAACGACATTCCTTTATTCTTAGACGAATTTGGTGTAGGATTTGATAAAACACATAGAACAGCTGTGTATGGTGTCTTTGATTACTTGATGAATCAGATTCAGTTTAATCAAGTCTTTATTGTTAATCATTATAGTGATTTATATGGATCATTTAAAAACGCTGAGATATGCGTATTACATGACGCTAACGTAGAAATACCTAAAGGTAGCGTTTATAACAAGCATGTGGTGATACAGTGACATAGGTCTAGATGCTAGGGAACTCCCTAGCATCTAGACTGTATGTCGTTTATATATTATTAATATTCAGGTTCTGGTAGCTCAACCGGAAGCATGCATGAGAAATCGTCATCCTTCCACAACACCCTTCTTACCTTTGTAATAGAATCAAATTCTGCTACTGTTACAGATTTTGTTCCAAAGTATCTAGTAAAGATTTCTTTATCTCTTTGGTTTTCTTGTGCTTTAAATACATCTAGATTAGCTTTTACGTCACTGTAGAGTATTTCTAAATCTACATTTTCGTATTGTCTAGAGATTTCAGTAGCATTAATTGAATTAATATATTCTTGGAAAGTTTCACCATTTGATTTAGTGAGCTGAGAATCATCTTTCCATACATCGATAAGAAACACAAACGGATCTGTGGTAGTAGTATCTTTTTCAAAGAAATAAACCGTAGTTAAATGATCTTCTTGCTGAGCTTCAAAATACGGTACGATATCACATATTCCTGATGTGTTGTTTCTACGCAGCGTAATGCTACCAGAAGCCACACCGTCAATAAATACAGGTACTGATTTTTCAGTATATGTAATATTTGGATTCTTATATATAGGATAATCTATATCACTGTAGAATTCACCAGTATTAATTGGTTCATATCCACGAAAATACATACGAATATTGTCGGAATTAGGTAGACTATTTATGTTAAAAGTGAATGGTAGCTCAATGGCATATTTGCCTATGCGCTCAACTTCACTGGCAGACACTATTGTTCCTGAAGGAATATTTATCTCAAAGTTTGGTATAACAAAATATTCCTCATAATCACCAATATACCCCTCAGCTGTAATAGTGTAACTTCCATCTATACGAAAGCTACCGTCCTCAACATAGTCATCAACATAGTCATCACCTATTAAATTCTCAATCAATATTTTACCTGAAATATTACCAGATTCATCAGCTATATGGTTATCAAACTTAGCATTAATTGACACATAAGTATTATCGCCGTATGGGCTACTTTGTCCTTCTTCTGTTGTTAGATAGAACTTATAATTTTCATCAGTAGGATCTACCTTCCTATCATCGTATTCAGTTATTTGTAAAACAACTGCTGCATTAGCATCGTAATAATCGTACCCTGTTGCGTCTTCATGAGGTATTTGAGTAAATATAGTTTGCCTGCCAGAAACGTTAGTCTTACCTCTTATAAATTTAGTTGTTCTACCAGGAACTACTAATACTGCTAAATATTCAGTATATGGTTTGGTATTAATACGGAAATAAACAGCGTCTCCAGGATAAACGGATTCGCCTTTATCTAAAGACACCCATGCCCAATCCTGATATCTTTCGACTTCACATTCAATATCAATTATTTTTAAACCAGGTCCGCTGCTATATAGTGCGCAATCGGTATTTGGTGCTATTTCTTGCTTGAATTGACCGGTTCCATCTTCATAACCGTAAGTACCTACCATTGAGTAGGTATTAAAGTTTGGATCTATAGCTGTAAAGCTACCTTCCCAATCACCGTACTCATCCCAATAGTTGGGATCGTATTGAGTATTAGCAAACTGAGATACCTTAACCATTACTGGTAAAGGAGGTGGAGGTTCTGGTTCTGGTTCTGGCTCTGGTTCGGGCTCCGGTATGTCAGGACATGGGCACGGTGGAGGCAAGCACTTGTCTTCAGATTGAGCAGTGTAGATAATTTGTACATGGTCTCTGTCGTCATTACGCGGATCTTCAGCGGCTGCTCCTTCACCAACCATATAGGTTTTAAAGAAGAGCATTAAACCATCCATCGTTAAATATTTCCTACAGGACTGTAGTGCGAGAATTTCCTCTCTACTTACTACAGGTAAGTTTTCCATCTTATCTAACCCCACTTGAGTCTTATCGGTATTGTGAGGATTATCAACATTTATTAAGTGCTCACCAATCTTGGCGGATAACTCTTCCAGATCTTCTTCTTTAATAATCTTATTCCACTGAAAATCATGCTCAGGATTTCCATTAGGATGATAAGCAAATAAAATCCTCTTACCAAATCTTTCTGAGAATAAAAACAAACCACCTCGATCGGTATTGTTATTATTGATCCTCAAAACCGTATATTCATCATAAATAGTAGATTCAGGCGGATATACTCTACCGTCATAAGCAATATTTTCTTCAGTATATTGCTCTTTAGATTTTAGAATAAAAATAGATCCATTAACGGTATTTAGTAGATCTGATAATCCTGGATTGATAGCTATGCCTCTGTTTCTACCAATATTGGTAGTACTCAACAATACAAATCGATCGTAGATGACTTGCTTAAAAGTATTTAGAGTATTTAAAGCCATATATTTGTTGGCTTCAAAATCAGTAATTCTGGTAGCACTCTCAGCAGCTGATCGAGCTTCTGTATTGTTAGCTAATGTAAGGTTTTGTACATTACTTAAACCAATAAACGCTTTATTGATATCAGCTTTGAAATTACCAAAAGCTTCCTCAATATAAACATCTAAAGCTAATCTGGTTTGAACTTCAATACTGTCTAAAGTATTATTCAAAGACATCCTTACTCTATCGTAGTAAGGAGAGTCACTCCAGATAATAGTATTTCTTACTTTCTCGATATTATAGCAAAGATGATGAAAATCAAACGTATCTACTTTTTGGGTATCAATAGATTCGGTTTCATCTTTAACCATATCGTTATACCAAGAATATGATGGATCATCATCCTTTAAGGTATTGAGATAATGCTGTAATTCCGTGCTGGTAATTTCATAAGCACCACCTACACATTGGTAAGTAATACTTAGATTTTGATGAATAATAGAATTATGGATTAAAATGATGCCACAAACTTTCTTACCAGAAGCACTAGACAAGGTAGGTAAAGGTTGCAGTAATTTGTAATCAATCAGATGTCTTAAGACATACCCAGTATCCGTATGGGTAATAACCAAAGAATCTACATAAAAAGCACCATGCTTTAATGCTAGAGCTCTGTTTCTTTGACGAACCAGGCTATGCGCCTCGTCCACCACCAGATTGTCTGGATTTTCTCCAGTTAAATCTAATTGGTATTGATTTGGGTTGTTATCGGCCATTGGAAATAAGTCCTAATTATTTATTTCACTCATTTAATTTGAAGCAACATACACTCCAGGTAGGGATTACCCTACCTGGAGCTATGCTGTGTTTTTATTTATGAAACCCCACCACCAGCTTGTTCAAAAGTCCAGATTTGTCTTCTTACCTTTGTAATAGAAGCAAACTGTGTGGAAGATACTTCTAATGTTCCATGTGCTGTATTTAGAACACCGTGTTGTCTATGTTGTTTCCAAATATAAAGAAAGAAACCATTATCTACACCAGGGAATATATCCTCACCTGTCAACACCTTGTTTAGCACATCTGTTGAAGTCATTGCGTTTACACTACTTATAGTAACACCGAGGTTTTTTGCAAAAGCTAGTATAGAATAAACACTAGGTGTATCATCTATAAGGGTTATGTAATCTGAGTTATTATCTTCAGCAAAATAAACATAACTCGAATGAACGGCATTATCTTCACTGATATCGGGTCTAGTAATATCAGTTATTGATAGTCTTTTCTTAGTAGTGTTGTATACTAGCTTCACATTACCTATTGTAATACCATTACCGTCAGTCAAAGGCACTGTCTTTGATTGATAAATATCGCTATCAAAAGAGAACCTAAATTTATTACTATAGCCTCTACTTAGTAAGTCGTCGTGTGTGTAACCCTCACCAGTTTCAGAAAGAGTAACAGTAAGTTCGTAATCCACTTCGATACTATAGCCTACAGCTGACTTAGGAATAGCTAAATCGATCCATTCTAATGTTTGGGCATACGAGTAATTATAATAAAACTCAATAAGACCTGAACTAACAGATTCAATATCGATACCGTCGCTATGAGCTACTATGTTACTAGGATTTATAATTAACTCATTGGAGTCATCAGCGTTTAACACACTGTAATCTAGGTTTAAACTATGATATACATCATTTCCTAAATTATAGAGATGAAGTCTTACTCTTATACTGTCTCCGTAATCACTGTGATTAAACGGACTTACAATATCGTTTATTACAAAAGGAATAATAGTTCTTCCCGTAGAAGCATGATCATATTCTAACCAATCTATATTAAAAATATAGTTATCGTCGGGACCACCACCACCATAATAACCTTCAATAAATAGTTCATCATTAATAATGGTGTATCTATCATAATCACAAGTATTTTCTACAAAGTTATAATTTTGTTCATCGTCGGCAAGGAGCTGTGGATTATGTCCAATATAGAGTTTGAAGTTATTTGCAAACTCATAATCGTCATAATAAGACGTAAAAGGAATTCTATTACCACCAGTATGTGTTCTAATAAAACCGTCACCAATAACGTTCTTGACTCTTAATTGATAAGTGTTGGAAGAGCTATCAGTTCTGTCTATTGGCCAAAATGCAAAACCTTGAATAGGAGGCGATACTTCTTCACCAATATAACTACCGTAATGAAAATTGGTATTTGAATGTAGGTCAACGTTTTCAAAACCACAGTGTGATGACCAATAAGTAATGTCGGCTTCTACCGTATGATCTTCTTCACCTTCATATCCGTATCCGCCTATAAGTTTGATATTTTCATTAGAAGGATTGGATGAATTGTCCAAAGGTGAACACCATTGCGTCTTTTTAACCATTGGTGTTACTTGAACAGGAGGTGGTGGTTCCGGCTCAGGACTAGGCGCTGGTGGCGGAGGTTCAGGAGTATCGCAGCAAGGCGGACACTCTTCTAGTACACCTGTACCACACTTATAAATATCTAGTTGCTCTATCGGATTAATTTCGCCGCTACGATCTTCATCATCGCCTTCATTCTTACCAATAAAGAAAGTCTTTACAAATAACAAGAATAAGTCAAAAGTAATATACTTTCTAGCATTGTCTAAACAGAGTATTTCTTGTACACTGATAATAGGTAGATTCTCTACCAACCCTAATCCTATTTGACTCTTTGTAGTATCATGACCATTATCAACATCATTAATGTGAGTTAATAGTCTATTTTCTATATCCTCAAACTGAGGATACATAGCTATTCTTAAATGTGTAAAATGTACTTCAGGCTCACCTGAGCTGTGTTTTACAATGTAGAACTTTTTACCAGTTCTTTCAATTAAGAAATAAATACCGCCTCTATTGTTTTTATTACCACTGATTTTGGTAATCACAAATTGTTCAGAACTACCTGCATCTGTTGGATAAATACTTAAATTAATACCAGCAGAGCCATTTGATGCTTGAGCTTTAGATACCAATGTTCTAATAGCGCCTGTTCTTAAATTAAGAATAGAATCAGCATCAGGAGATACGTTGGTTGTATTGGTCAAACCAATATGGGTAGTCTCTGAAAGTATAAAAGTATTGTACAGTACATTCTTAAATGCAATTAATGAATTCAGTGCAATATATTTAGCTACTGGAAAGTTTTTGGTAATAGAATCAGATCTAGCGATAATTCTACCGTCTTCTTCAGTAGCTATTCCATAATTGCTTAAATTATCTAATCCAAAGAAAGCTGTATTGATTTGTCTTTTGAACGCTATCAATTGTGGACCAAAAAAAGCGTCCATCTTATATTTATTCTTTTGATTGATTTCATCAATAATTGAATTAATATAAAGAATTAAGTTTTTATAGGCTGGTAAGTCTGTATATGAAATAGCGTTTTGTATTTTATCTAACTTATGACAGATCTCCTCAAACCCACTAGGTGTACCAATGGGGTGAAAGTGAGGAGTGGGAAACCATTCTTTAGGTTTCCCATCTATCTCATACCAGCTAAAATCTAATCCATCGTCAGGTATCTTATCTAGTAGATCAAATAATGTTTGAGCAGTTTGCTCCCACTCACCACCTACACATTGATAAGACACCTGGATGTTTTTACTGACTTGACGGTTGATAACCAATAAAGCACCAAACACATCTTTACCAGTTCTTAAAGACATGATTTGATTGAGCTCAATAGGAACATAATCTATTCCTCTGACCAATATTCTCAAATCAGCCATATCGACCATAACTACGTTGTCAGCATAAAAAGGACCAGCCTTTGTAACAACTGCTCTATTTCTTCTATCACTGAGTACGTGTTTTTCATCACCTACAAAGTTATCAGGATTAGACCCTGTAAGATCTAATCCATATCTGAATAATGGTTGCATAGATTAAACCTTATTTTGCGGATACTGAACCAACATTGCTGCGGCATTCTCGATGTTGAATAATTATTGTATTTGATGTTGTTCCACCACCAGTAACAGAACCTTGCCAATTACCGATTGGTAAACCTGCTGTCTGGAATCCTCCAAGACCAAAAGACATACACTCACCACTAGGATCACCAGCAATAACAGAACCGGACCCATTGCCGTTTCCACCAATACCAATAGTTGTTTTGCTTTTGAGTACTTTATGAGAACCATTTAGATACTTATAACTAAACTCTACTTCAAAATTACCTGGAGCAGCACCACTGACGTTAATAGTAATAATAGACGGCGTTCCAGGGTAAACTACTGATTTACTGGCCGATATACTAATAGTAGGGTGATACACCGGTGGAGGTGGAGGCGGAGGAGGCGGAGGTGGTGGTTCAGGAGATGGAGGAGGTGGAGGAGGCGGAGGTGGAGGAGGCGGAGGAGGCGGAGGTGGAGGAGGCGGAGGCGGAGGTGGAGGAATAGATGCCTCCTCAGGTTTATACACCACCGTATTATGTATCGATGTTTTATTACCTTTGAAGGTAAATATCGATTGAATAACACCTTCTTGTACACCTACTGCTAAATTACCCATAAAAGAACCGTACGCATCTAGCGTGTATTGTCTTGTTACAGGCGTATTAGCTCCTAGTTGTGTCCTCATTGTAAATGTAGATCTAGGCTCACCATTATTGACTGCCCAACCTACATTAGCTCCAATAGGGAAATTCCCATCCAAACCCGATACCGTCGGAGAATAAACAACTTCTGTTGACTTACCTGCTGGTGAATACACCACAACAGCATTGTCAATAATAAACTTATTCCTACTCTCAGGTGTTGTAGGAGAATCTGGTCCATTTTGCAAGAAATGTACTCTAGCAAAATAAAGCAATGTATCAAAAGTAATATAACTTCTGACACTCATAGGACCATCTAGTTCAGCTTGAGTAACGACAGGTAAATTTTCTACCTTATCTAACCCAACTTGACTTTTAATCAACTCGTGAGGATTACCTCTGTCGTTAATATGGGCTTGTAGCGTAGCTGATATTTGAGCTATCTTGGTGTTGGTTGTAAACTTCTTCCAGATTAAATCAATACCTGCTATCTCTTCAGTTAAAGTACCCCAATAGGTATCTAGTGTATTTTGATCAATTAAGAAAACATCACTGTCGTTGCTATCAATACTGTTAGATAGCTTCATCACCACAGTTTCATTACTGAAAGAAAATCCATCAGGATAATAATTATTGCTAAAAACAGTTTCTGTATCAACAGCTTGGTTTCTGCTGATAGTATTGTATCTAGATAAATTACCTGATCTCAGTATTTCACGATCACTAGGTATACCGTATTTACCTACAGCTAAATCAATACCTGTTAAATCTCGTCTAATGAGATTTTGATAAATAGCTTTCTTAAATCCAATCAGAGTTTCAATAAGAATATATTTATTCTCTACAGTCTGATTGGCTGTAAAAGATGGAGAGCCTAATTCTAAACCTTCTTTTTCTAAAGCATATTTTAGGTTAGCTATTTTATCTAAACCAATATATTCTTTTGTAAATATAGATTTAAAATCTTCTAATTTATCAGGCATGTTAGCATCTAAGTATGCTTCCATGTCTATTTGTATTTGAATTAAAGAAGTATCAATAAAAGCTAGTAGTTCTCTAAACGTTGTATAAGAGCCTACTCGAATAGCATTTTCAACTCTATTTAATCCAGATACAATATATTCTAATCCATAGATTTCATCTGCATCATGCAAATGATGAGCAACAGGAGAAAACTCTTTGGGTTTATCCCTGATCTCATCCCAAGGCACAGGTGTAAAAGGTGGTACTTTATCAATATAAGCTTCAATCAAATTGCTGGAGCTATATGTATCAGATCCACCTAATACTTGATAAGTTAAAGAGATAGGTAGTTTATCTAAATTTGTAATAAGAATAATAGCTGTACAAATTTCTTTACCTACCATCAAAGAAGCTTCTTGATTAAATTCAATTGGAATATAATCAACATTTCTCTCTAAGATATCGCCGTCAACATTCTTTACGATAAGAGATTCTGTAAAAAAGTTTTTAAATTCAGGTATAACAATGCCAGTAGATAAGTCGACATTGTCGTGAATTTCATCTTCAATTAAATTATCTGGATCAACACCAGTTCTATCTAATTGAAATTTTTGAACAATGGTAGCCACAATAAAAACCTCGCTTCATAAGGCGAATTTGTCAAACAAGACTCATGATATTTGTCGAGCAACATAGCTCCAGGTAGGGTAATCCCTACCTGGAGCGTATGACTTTAAGTAATGAAATTAAACAATTTCTTTAGTCTATTTCATATCTGACAATAATGACGCCTGAGCCACCAGAACCACCAGTGCCCCAGTTATCATCGGTGGAGCCTGCAGCTCCACCACCGCCACCAGTATTAGGCGTACCAGCAGTACCATTAAAGGCTCCACCAGCACCACCGCCACCAGCACCACCGGCTCCACGGGTAGATCCAGCAATACCAGAACCACCGCCGCCACCAGCGTATCTGACTTCAGTGCCAGTAATTGAACTTATTCTACCAATACCACCATTGCCGGCAGTACCGTTAGTTGATCCATCTAGTAGAGATTGACCACCGGCTCCACCGGCTCCACCTCCACCGCCACCAGAGCTGGCCATACCAGGGTTACTACCACCAGCATTACCTTGTCTGCTAACGCCTGATCCTCCTGGAGCAACAGATTGTGCGCCCTGATCGCTGCGCTGTCCACCAGCGCCACCACCAGATCCGCCGTTACCACCTGCCCCACCATTGTAATCTCCACCTCGACCACCACCATAAGCGACGATATCGAAGATAGAACTGTTACCACCGTTAGAAGAAGCTCTAGTGCCTTGAACACTACCAAGTCCACCATTGCCTACAGTAGCAGGATAGGCTGTAGCTGTTGGTCTGAACTGACCTTCGAGCATACCACCAGCACCACCGCCACCTCCACGGCCTCCGCCACCACCACCACCTGCAATAATCAGGTAGTCGATCATTTGATCAGATGAGCCAGCGTTTGTAACCGTAAAGTTATCACTAACGTTGAAAGTATGTACTTTATATTTCTTACCGCCTACGGTAATAGTAGTTTCACTACCACCAGCAGCTTGAATTCTTGTAGAGGATGTTACTTGGGTATAGATCTTGTAGCGAATGATAACAATACCAGATCCACCAGCACCTGCAACAGTACCAGATCCACCAGTAGCACCACCGCCACCACCAGTATTGGGTGTACCTGGTGATCCAGAAATGCCAGATTCAGAGCCGCCATTACCGCCGCCACCTAAACCACCAGCACCACCAGATCCACCAGCGGCTCCTGCACCACCACCACCGCCAGCATAGTAAATACTATCACCAGTAATGGCTGAGATGATACCAACACCGCCTGCCCCACCTTCTCTAGAGTCGCCCGGAACATTACCACCAGGACCACCCATACCACCGCCACCAGCTGAAGCTGTGCGTCCAGTAGAGCTAGCTCCTCTATTACCACCTCTTTGTCCATCAGTGCCTGGACCACCAGACCTGGCAGGTACGTTTGTTGTAGGCTTCGGATAAATACCGCCTGCACCACCACCGCATCCACCAGCTGCACCATCAGATAAGACAGCGCCTCCAGCGCCACCACCATAAGCTATATCAGAGATATTAGAAATTTGAGAATTACCACCGGATTGTCCAGGCGCACCGCCTGATCCAACAGTAACTGCATAAGTACCTTGTGTAACGGTTGCAGAACCTACTTTAGCGCCTCCAGCGCCTCCGCCGCCACCTGTACCAGTAGCGCCGCCGCCACCACCTGCTACAACCAAGTATTCAATTTGATCTCTAGAGCAGCTTTTGGTAACTGTAAATGATCCAGAAGCTCTGAAAATATGTACGCGGTACTTTTGACCACTTATTGTAATTTCTTTGGTTTCACCACCTGTGGCTTCAATACAAGTTTGGTCAGTAGATTCTTCTACGCAATTGCGATAGCGTACAATGACAATACCTGAACCACCTTTAGCGCCAGGTCTTTCACCACCGTTACCACCACCACCGCCAGAACCTGTATTGACTTTGCCTTCAGTAGGATAAGCGCCTTTATAGTTAGCACCATTGCCACCTACGCCAGAGCCACCAATACCTACGTTACCCGCAGGAGTAGCTACACCACCATAATTGGTATTGGTTGAAGATGCATTACAGCCCGCACCACCACCACCAGCACCATAATAGGCATTAGAGCCAGAGATATCAGATAGTTTACCGGCACCACCGTTACCGCCATGAATAGGTGCGGGTTGTCCGTTGCGTTGAGCGTCTTGGCCAGGGCCTCCAGCGCCACCACCGCCACCGCCTCCTCCGGTAACATACTTACTAGGAATAGCGACGTCTCCGCCTTTATTGCCTAAACCACTGGAGCTAACAGCGCCTGTTCTGGTTTGATTATGTCCAGGCTGGCCTGCACCACCACCAGAGCCGCCAGGCATGGCAGGAATATAGTTACCATTATAAGCACCACCTCGTCCACCACCTTGAGCAGTAATATTCATAAATGAAGAATTACCACCATTACCAGGATGAACACCGCCGGCACCTACGACTACAGAGTATGATTGAGCAGATACAGTAGCTGTACCAATAATAACGTCACCACCTCCGCCGCCGCCGTTAGCGCCAGCACCGGTGCCTTGTGAGTTAGAACCTGGACAAGTGCCGCCAGGACCACCACCTGCTACAATTAGATAATCTATTACACCGCCTAGCGTACCTACATCAGTCACAGTAAATGTACCTGAGTCTCGGAACGTATGGATCTTATAGCAGTTAATAGTCGTAATCGTACCGCCTGTTGCTGAAATGGGTTTATTGCCTACTGGAGGTGTATAACCACATGTCGGTGAATTGGCTGTAATAATACGCTCATAATTACCACCAACACCATCAGCATAAATACCATAAAGGTCATAACCCTTACAATATCTAGACAGCTCAGTATCTCTAGGTGGATAAGTAATAGCTGCAATAAATCTGAACTCTCTAACATCAGACCATTCAGACAGCGTATCATCAGATCTTACCCAACGGCAGCGAACATAATAGTAAGTATTATTGATGAAGACATCAGGATCGTTGACCTTCCATTGCGTTAAAGTAAAGCCGGAGCCTTTACCTGCTGCTGTACTATCAACAATTGATCCACTCTCAAATAGATCATCTGTAGCTACTTCCCAAATAGTATCTGAGTGTGTAACGCTAGAACTTACGCTAGGTTCAGCATAAACCAATACAATGGAAGCACCTGTAGGACAATCATAAACAACATTGGTTGAAAAACTAGTGTTTAGAACAACACTATCTGTTCTAACTTGTGGAGATGTTTGGTTATCAGGAGAGCCAGGATAAACCAAAGTATTGCCCAGTATCGTAATAGATGCTGATGCACCTGCTGCCGTTGTGCCTGTATTTGGTGTAAACTCAGACACTACACGAATAGTAACAGTTTCACCACCTAAAACATACTTGTATTCAAATAGTCTATAGTTAGCATTAGAGCTAGCTGGTACAATAGACAATTCGTAGCTGCCAGCAATAGCTGCTGTAGGTACTGTGGTAACAGCATTGGCTATTGATAAAGATTGTCCTGTTACATTAGAATCTAACCCAACAACAGAACCATCAGTATCTTCAATGAGTGCTGTTGTTCCAGTGGATGGGTTAGTAATCTTAGAGCTATAGTAGCGCTTAATTGCCCAGGTACCGCCAGCTGTATAGTCTTGATAAATAATCTCTAACTCAGTGCCGAAAGGACTATTGTAGCTAACCTCTGTCGTCTCAGTAGGAATAATAGCAATGTCATTCGATTGCAAATTAGGCTGAGATTGAGTAGTAGAACCTGCATAGGTGCGAGTTGCGCCATTGATAGTAACTGTAACAGCATCACCAGGAATAATGTCAGTACCAGGTAATCTATTAAATTCTACTTCCAATATAGCGGTTAGTGAGGTAGAGTCTGCAAAAATTGCTGTAAAGCTACCATTATAAACTAGTCTAGAACCAGAAAAATTAACATCATCTAAGTTCAGTGTAACAGGTACAGGATCTGCTGTATAGTTAATCCCATTGGTATAGTTCTTTCTAACTACCAGTTCTGTCGTAACAGTAGGTTGCTGTCCATTCATCTGGAAACTACTGTCAAAAGAACTTACGATAGAAAATGACCAACTAGGTTGACCAGGAGCAGGGTTAGGACTAGGTACGTTATTGAGTGTACCTAGACCATCAGGTCGGTAAATACCTGCTGAATTAGATTGTGTACCAGCAGCACCTCGTCCACGTATGGACATAATGGAGCCACCGGCAGGAATAATAAAGTTACCTACGCCAGAACCTGACACATTTTCTGTTACAGTAGTGTAAGGTGGCACAGAACTACCACCAATAGCACCACGACCTGTTACTCTAACACTATTAACGCCTTGCGGAATAGTGTGCGTGCCAGCACCCGTTAGACTAATGGTTCTGGTAATGGTACCAGGATCATCGTCAAAGAAAGTATTACAAGTGAAAAATTGTGTAGGAGTATAATCCCCACCTTCACCAGGTATTAGGATATTAGGCTTGATTGTATTGTTATCAATAGGCTCAGTATCTATACCACCGTACAGACGCATAAATAGCAAGAACAAGTCAAAGGTTAAGATCTTATTGACAGGATCTTTATTAACGACTTCTTCTAATGATACATAGTTTAGATTTAACTCTAAACTATCGATATATGCATGTAAGCCAACAGGCGTAACATACAACTCAGGATTGGTACCCGCTATCGTCTCAGCAATCGTAGCAGGTGGATAGTTCATCACCTTGCTCAAACCCACATGACTTTTATTGGTTTTATGTGGATTATTAAAATCACTGATGTGAGCTAATAGATCAGCATTGCTATCTCTATTTAAAATAGCGTCTTCGATACCTTCTAGTGCTTCTACTACCTCTGACATACCTACTAGATCGTCTAGTTGCCAGGCATGTTCAGCAGGAGGAAAGTGAGCAGGAGCACCACTGACTTGTTCCCAGGTAGTCGTCCTAGGGTTGTAAATCAAGTCAATGAGTATTTGTGTTAAGGTATCTTGATCTAAAGTCCATTCACCACCTACGGTTTGGTACTTTAATCTAACATCACCTGTTAAGCCTATGTTATTAAAACAAATAGCACCATAAACAGGTAAAGCTGTTTGCCGAGATGCACCAACGAACTGAAAGCCGCAATAGTAATCAATATTCTCATCCATAGTAAGCCATGGAGACTCACTATTTTGACGATATTGAACAACCAGTGAACCAGCGTAAAATGGTGCAAAGTCGGGAATTACAGCGTAATAATCTCGAAAGTTAACTGAAGAAAGAGTTTGAATCTCATCTTCAATTAAGTTAGATAACAACTGACCCGTCGTATCTAACGGATAAGTATTCGGTGCCGGTACTGGCATGCGTTAACTCCTTCAAACTAAATCAGTATGAGTCATGAGTTCATGATAATAGTAAAAATATTGGATGCACTAGCATTTCAATAATTCTTAATTTGCTGGCTATAATATTTGAAATGGTGGCTTAGCGTGTTCATATTAAATTTGCAAAAGGATAAATATCGTGTATACGGTCGTTAAGTCTTACGGTATTGCCAAAGGAGCTAATCAGCGCTGGCAAGAGCTCAATTTAGGCGCTATGCCAGTTAATGAAATATTTCAGCTCTATAGAAAAGTATATTTAGAATTAACAGCAGCTTTTTTAGAAGAAAATATCTATGTAGATCTGGAAGTGTTCAGACTATTATATATAAACTTTGAAGGAACTCTCTCAGATTTACTGGATGAAAATGGTAATGAAACCATACCTACTATTGATGAGATCCCTAACCTAGAAGTTAAAAGAGCATATTTTGCTGACGCTATATATAGTGGTTATGAAGTTGAATTATCTAACCAATCTCCTGTCGGTGAGAAATCAGTCATAGATCTTAAAATCAGTAGATCTAGAACCGATATGACAGAAGTCTATGAACACTGCTTATTTACTGTCAATGGTTTTTTCCATATGAGTGATAGAGATAATGAATTTGTCTATATCAACCATGGTGGTAACACCATGCTCAAAAGCAGAGATAACCATTTGGGTATTTGGTCTTGGCTCAATGTCGGTAAAATTAATCAAGTAAAGATTACTGACGATATGCTATTTAAGCAAAATGATGAGTCTAGCTTTAGCGATAGAGTTTATATAAAGATAAATCAAGATACTGAAAACAAAACAGTATTATTATTTGCTGGTGGTTATTTAGTTAGACCTGAGCCAGAGATATTCTTTCCAGTAGGCAACGATACCTGGTGTATCAATATGGGTAGATTGCCTTTATTGCGCAGGTATTTTGAATCTAGACAATATATAGACTATAGCTTTTTAGAATTAGACAGCTCTACTGTCAATGATAGTCTAATTAGTTTAAATCAATTTTACAGTGATGAAAAACTAAGAAAATACTTAACCCTACCTCAATCGTTTATTGCTATCATTGATCAACCTGATGTTTATTTTGAAGAACACTTTGTTAGATCTTCTCCTGCACCCGGTATGCTGGTGTCTTACTATGAACCTATATTTCCTATCTTTGTAGGTGCAGGTCGATCTCCCAGTTATTGGAAAAGACATGAAAATGGTCAATGGTCTATTACAGTAGCAGATTCATTCAGACAAAATAGAATGTTTGAAACTGCTCAAATAGGCACTATTGATTACGCTAATGATTCCAATCAAACCATTCGTCCAGCATTTTTAAGTAAAGCTTATCTATTAGAAGCTGGTATTGATTTTGAATTAGAAGAGCCACAAACTCCTTAACGGCATACACTCCAGAGTCCTACTATAGGACTCTGGAGCTATGTCGCTATTGTTTTAGCTACGGTTTTTGGTTATGAATACCTCTTCATACAAACGATCAACAATTTGTTTTTGCTCATCAGTAATGCTGGTACTGATGATCACATCTACCGGCTTAAAGGGTAGATCCATCATTTTCACATTTAGATTAAATTCTCCTAAATCAGGTTTCTTGATTTTAAGTGCTTCAAGAATTGGATTGACTTCCAAATCAATCTTTACGTAAAGATTATAGGTATCGTCTGGATTAAAGAACACATCTACTTCATAAAAGGTATCTTGTACTTCAATATCTTCTACACCAGCAGATGTTTTAATTTGTACTGATGTGACAGGAAACTTAAATCTGTCTTTAATCATACCGTTATTAGCGATTTGACTAAAGTTAATAAAAGTCATTTCATCGATAGCGTTGGTTTGTTCAACGGATCCATCAATACCTGCATTCTTTGATTTCTTTTTGAAAGTCATTGAGTAAGTAGGCTCTAGTCCATCTTTGACAGTCTTGCGTACTCTGACTTTACCTTTTTGTGTTTTGATTTCCCATTGATCGTGATGCTCTTTAGCGCTAGCTAGTTTTAAACCATCAGGGTTTGTCATCTTAGCATAGAAAACAATTTCGTCTTCTCGATGCGCTTGTTTTTCATCAGCAGACACTGCATTTTGCTGATGCTTAGCAATATCTTCTTTGGTAGTCGCTGTAGGATTGGGTGTGTCGCTGGTTTGACTAGCAGCTTCACTGACTTGATCAGCATTTGAAGCATCTTGATCTTCTTGCTCCATAGCTGCTTTTAGTAATCTTTTTTTGAAACTCATTATATCCTCAATACGGTGATGATGGTGTATCCGTGAAAATTATTCGTAATACTTCTTGTAGAGTATTCATGATACCTGTTAAAGCACCATTTTCATCTAAGACACCTTTTTGTAAGCTCATATAAGTAAAGATGCCTATAATCAATACGATAATACCAACAAGCACTATAGTTCCATAAAACTTTAGCTTGAATTGAAGATTATCTCTATTGACTTGGTGTCTTTCCTTATAACTGACTGGTCCTAAACTATCTAAGTTATATAGCTCAGGATCATTTTTTATAGTCATCATCATACCGAGTAGAACTCTAGCCTTATCTTCCTCACTTAAAGCTAGAAACCCTTTATAATAAATTTCTTTATTATCAATCAGTAAAGGCGAGTGTTCAGTAATATTGAATTCTCTTTTGTCAATACCTGGATCTAGTTGGGTACTGTCTCCAAATTCAAGATTAGACTCTTGTTCATCTTTTCCTAAATGAGAACCTATCTGAGATTTCGACTTATCTGAATCACCTGTTAAGCTATCATTGCTCATTTAACTCACGAATAGCGTTTTCCCTGTATTGCTTTAGAAACAATTCTTTTTGTTTAGCATTCCAAGTACGAGCGCCATCAATAGTGTTATTGCACACAGTCACAGTCTGGATCAAACCTTCGGTGTATTCAATCAACATCTTTTCTTTATCCGTAGCACTGGCTGCTTTATATTTAGCTTGCTCAGGAGGAACAGGTTGTAAGCAATTGGGTAGCAAGTGATCAGGAATCACTGCCAACATTGTTCTGGTACGGTATTCAATTTTAGGCTCTTGCACAGTAGGATTGCTAACACAACCTACCATGAATACAGAAAAAGCAATAGTCAGTGGTGCAAAAATACGCTTCATAATTCACCTATTATAATTAAATTGGGTTATTGTTTCTTTAAGATTTCACTACAAGTGTCAATAGATTCTTGCCTTGGTCTATTTGAGCTACAGTATGATTTCCAAATAGAATTTATCCTAAGCTCTGATAAAGCTTCAGGAATTTGTTCTGCTGCAATATTTTTTACTTCAGTAACAGTTTTGGTAGGAGAGCCTTTAGGAGCAGGTTTGGTTACTTTAACTGTTTTAGTCTCTTTAATGATCTCTTCTTGTTTTTTTCTATCTTCTTTGATATCTGTTAAAGTGGTTTTAGACTCTTCTTGAACCTTATTGACTTCACCAGTAACTTCGTTGCTGATTTCTTCCGAAGCTTTAAGTAGCTTTATTTCATTTTCTAAACGCTCTTTCTCACCTTCTAGGTTTTGAATCTTAACATCTTGATCATTGATTTGTTTTTTCTGATCTTCAACAGTTTGTACCAGCTCAGTATAAGACTTATAAGCATCTACAGCCTTAGAGCCTAACCATACAGCACCAAGAGCCAATAGACCAATAACAATCCATTTAACGTAAGACATCCATCCTTTTGCTATAGAGCTAAAAGATAAAGCCAATAATTGCGATATTGACATAATTTACTTCCTAATTACTTTTTAACATTAGGTTTAGGTTCTTCTAATTCAATCTTAGGTTCAGACTGAATAACGAATGTGCAATAAGACTCAACAGAATTTACTCTACGGTAGAGCTGATTTAAAGAACCTATAACCAAAAACTGACCAACAACAGAAAACAAAATTAAAGCAATTAATCCATTGACTTTCCAACGAAAGTGTTTCAAATGTATACTTTCCTCAGTGTGATTTTCCAACATAGTTACTTTTCCTTATTTCACTGATTAGAATTATCTTTTAAGTATTTGATCTGACAATACCCTACAGCTAATGCGTCTATAGAGTGCTCGTCTAAATCTTTTAACTCAATATCCCCATTATAAGCTAAATCTGTTAGTTTCAATACAGATTCTTTCATTTTGTCTTTATCAGCATTACCAGCAGCGTGTACGCTGTTTTTAATACTACTAGGATCTATCATGAATAAAGGCTGCCAGACGCTGTATTCTATTACAGCGTCTTTTATCATTGATAAAACTTCAACCAAAGGTTGAAACGCTCCTGGTCTTCTGGGATTAAAAAATGGAGACTCACAAGCTATTACGCTTGGTTGTATTTTATTGAAATATTCTAATAAACATTCTCTAAGTTTATATATTCGAGCAGTTCTATAAGAATGTATTTGTGCTAGCCAAGATCTTTCATTGACCATTTTACTGGCAATAATAGTAAAAGCTCTGGACTCTAGTATCTTAAATGTATCAAACTCTACTTTGTAAAGAGACACACCCAGTTTATCTGATCCAGGATCTATCCCTATTAAAGTAAAATAGTTTTCATTGGTTTGCATAAATAATAGACTCTATAGCCTATTGATAGGCTATAGAGTCTAGATGATTAAGGATTATGACAGATACAGGGGCTCAGTAGCACCCACGTCAAAGTTAGAATTAATACCACCATTGGTAAAGCGGATAGCGTGGAAAGTACTGATATGGGTACACACTTGAGCACCAATGATTTCAGTATAGTTAAATGATGCGCCTAAATAATCAGTTGCACCAATGACTTTATCAACACCAGCTACTAAACCTAGCTCTGAAATAATAGCGTAATCTTCACTACCGTAGATAATGTTAGCAGCATTTTTAATTTCATCCATATCAAATTGATCTAGAATAAAACTAATAGGAGCGCTAGCTAATACAAAATCACCCGTGGTAGGAACAACTTCACCAATTACAGTATCAGGAGGAGTAGGTGTGAGGTTACCTGCATTAGGAATAAAAGGATTCGTAGTTTCTACGTTGTTCTCAATATTCTTCAAAAGCATCTGTGCCTGAACACCAGTCATATCCATACGACGAGCATAATAAGCAACATACTCATCGTTATCGATAGTGATGTTTTTCCTAAGACCATAACTGGCTCTGGTAGTCGCATCAATGTCGTTAGCTACAGGACGCAAAATGAACGGCAAGTGTGAGTATAAAGCAGCATCCGTAGGAGAATGTTGTAAAGGCTTAGGGACAGGCAATGAATTGTTGCCTGAGACTTCCATCATGTGTCCACCATTACCAATGACAACATAACGCATCTTTTGCTCATCATTGACATTGAGTTCGTATGATGGAGCAATATTAAATTTCTCATTAAGAGTTGTATATTCTTCTAGCTCATTGGGCACCCCAAGCAATTGAGATGTTTGAATTTTAGCACCGTATACAGTACGGACAATAAGTTCCACGATAAAAACTCCAGTTTATACTTCAAATAGATTTTTACTATAAGTATTTTTTTATATAGTAATTAAGAATTAATCAACTCAAATAATTAAGACCAGATGATTTGCTGACCATTATAGGAGTAACCAACGATCTTGTATTCAGCTTCACCTTCAGAATTTACTAAGCTAAAACCATTAAACAAAGATCCTGGTAAATAAGGATGATGGTGAGGAGTTCTGCTTATCACATCTTTGACAAAGTTTAAAGAAGCCTTATCATGGACATACTCCATATCTGTTAGACTAATTTCTTCATTGTCATAAATAAAAGCATTAATAGATACTTCATCTTTGGTATAAATAAAAGCATCTAAAGATACACCAAACTGCAAATTAGTATCCATGTAGGTAGTACTAGCTGTAACTTTATTGGCAAAATACTTAAAAGCATTAGCTGGAGCTGTTCCAGCAAATAGCTTGAACAAGTTACCATCAGAGTCACCAGCAAAGTAATTGTAAGCATTGAGTACATTCTCACCTAAGTTAGGCAGCATTGCTTCTAATTGACCAGTAAGCAAAGTCCTAATTCTGGCATAGGTTTGATTAGGAATGAACTTATAGATAAATGAGTCTGTCTTTGGTTTATTAATAATAAACGTTTTAAAGCCAGGTAAATAGTTTTTCATCAAAAGCAGATTCAAATCAATCTTGCCTTCTGATGGATCTGGCACAAACAGATTTTGCCAGACATCTTTGATAGACCACTTCTCTTGTTCTGTTAAATCGTTAAACGACTCATATTGAGGAAAAGCTAAGATATTCGTACTTTCATCAGGATTGACAAAAGTTTGATTAACCATTATTGTACCTAATCTGATAATATAGTTCTTTATGGTCTCTACTTTACCAGGCCTGACTTTAACTGGAATATCTATTTCTTGATCTGCTGTTACAGATACATCTGTTTTAGGATCAATACCAATAGGCATTACGGGCACAATAATGTCTTCATTTTCCTGACTGACAACATTGGTAACGTAAGTATTGATAATCTCAGCTTCGTGATGAGCTATTTGTTTTGTTTTTAAATCATCTACACGAATAGCTGGCCAGCCTATCTTTCTGATAGTCCTAGAATTAATCTCTGTCAGTATTTGAATAGAATAGCTAGATAACTGCGTTAAAATAGCAGTCATAGCTTTTTGTAATTCAGACAGTTGTGTTTTGGTATAAAAGTCTCCACCTGTAGCATTCTTAAATATTTCTAGGTGCAAAGCTTCATACATGGCAGTATCGTAATTTGTCATTACGATACCCTTAGCAGCTAACCATTGATCGTAAGAGTTATAATAAACACCTTCACGATCATTAATAATTTCTAGCGTATCTATTTCTTTGGTTTCATACAGGTTATCTACAATAGCCTGCATTTGACCACGCTTACCGTGGTTTTGCTCATTGGCTAAATAGATAGTCTGCGCTTTATGAGCAAAGTAAACATCTTTGACCAAATCACCAAAAGCTTCTACAGAGATATCTGGCAGCTGAGCTACCTTTGTGTCTATAAGCAATTGGATAAGATCATCTGGTACAGTCTCGTTATTAACCAATTGTCTTAGATCGTCAACAGTTTGAGTTTCTATTCTGGTGGATCTAAATACACGCAATTTAGGTATTTTATCTAAATTAATACCCATTGACTTACAGTAGCAATAAAACCAAAACACATAGCTATCAAAAGCATTTAGTGATCTGTCTACGGAAGTAACAGGATCTTTAAAACTAATAACAGCAGTGTATAGATTCTCAGAGGAGTTCCTTAACCAATGTCCTAATTTGATTTCGGTTAGGGTATAAGTCTCACTGTCACTATAGTCAACAATAGAAGATTCTAGATCTTTGGTTAAAACTACGCTAGATAAAGAGTTTTTAAACTTCTTATCTATTTGAGTTTGCGTATCAGCTATATATTCAGGATTACCTACTGTTAATAGTTTTTCTTTATTAAGTAGCTCATCCAGATTGATTGTAGGTCTTGCTTTGGTTGTTTGAGAAAATACATCAGTAATACTTCTTCTTCTAAAAGAAGTATTAGAATAATAAGTAGATTCTAAATATGAGGTATCGTGCCTCATGGTGTATTCAGAAATTGGAATATTGCGCTCTGTCAATAAGCGATCAATTAGCCAATTAAGAATCTTATTCTTACCAGCATTTCTTTCAATAAAGCAAATGTTTCTATACAGGAACAATCTTTGCTTTAGATTAAGGTGATCTAGATATTGGTCTAGATAACCATGAGATGCTAAGTATTGCCTAACATGAAAACTGTGAGCTTCTCTTGTTTTACAGGCTTGTAATCTTAAATTCAGAATAAGAGGTATTAAGTGGAGATACATAATACCTAGATTAGCAGCAGCGTAAAGATCGTGAGCTTCATTGAACTGCTTATTATCCCATCTGAATTTATAGTTCTTAATCCAGTGCTCAATATTGAAAATGAGGTTTTCTTCATTTTCTTCTACTAAATATTCAGGATAAGCTAATACTGTACCATCTTCTGAATCAATCGCTTTATTAATATCCGCAGGATGCAAACAACCTATAATGAATTGTTGCATATCGGGATAATTGGTAATTAACTCACGGTAATAGCGAGAGTTATACTTATAAGCATCTAGTGTTGCTGGGTGATTTATCAATGTCTGTCTATCAAATGTAATTTTCGATAGATCGTCCAATGATGTGATTTCTATAATAGGATCTGTAGGATGATACTGACCAGAAATATTAAGGTAATATTTCCATGTCGTTTTATCAAATGGGTCTGGCTCAGTACCATACAGCTCAGTGATTCTATTATTAATAACATCCGCTGAGCGTTCAGATTTTATTACGATTGTGCTAGCAAGCTCTATTACACTATCAATATATAGTTTGTAGTAATTTTGACTCACAATCTTCTACTCCAAAAGGTTTTCTCATATGACTTTAAAGAATGTTATTTCAGCTGTCAACTCTAAAAAAGCAATACCGCATGTGGATTTAGTTGGTGACAGACCTGAGATTCCTGCCGCTATCAGTAAACTGATACTAGATCCAGATAAGTCAGCCAGTTACGATAACAAAGGCAATAGAACAATATCAACAACAACTTCTACTGACTTTGTAGGTATTAGTAACGATATTGCTAATAGAGCCAGAGATGCTGAAACTATTGTTGAGCTCTTTCCTGACATGGAATTGAGTGCTCAGATACTTATTTCGTCTATCCTATCTCCTAAGGATATGATGAATACTGAGCTTAATTTTATTTTGCAACCAGGATTAAAGGTATCAGAAATCTCAGCTCCTTTGATTGCCGAGCTAAAAGAATATTGTACCAAGGACTATAAAATTGAGCCTTTACTGCCAACAATACTCCGACGTATACTCTTTGAGTCAGGCTCTTACCCTGTGGCTGTAATACCTGAATCCAGTATTGATACAATTATCAATGGTCCTGCTGTGGCTAAAGAAAGTATTATGACCACACTTTCTAGCTACTCTGATCTAAATACTAAAACATTTAAACCTATTGGTATCTTAGGTCCTAGTGTTAAACAAGATACTGCATCACCGTCTTTGAAAGCTTCTTTAGAATCATTGGATGGTAACGGTTATCATGATTTGAATAGAACAGATAATACGATTGTCGGATTAGAAGTATTTGGTAATTTAATACCTAATGCTAAAAACAACACAGTTGTAACAGATAACTATAACTTACTCAAGTTACCGTTTGTTTTTGAGAAGCTAAAAGAAAAGACAATTAAGAATATAGTCTGTAAAGCTGCTGGTAAAGTTGTTGCTAATGAGAACTTTACCAAACTCACGGATTCTAGTTTAACTAATTTAATTTATAAGAATCCCAATAGAAACTCTACAAATATCATTAAAATCAAAACCAGTAATGAAACCAGTAGAGAAAATATTGGTGAGCCTTTGGTCATGCATTTACCTAGTGAAGCAGTTATCCCTGTATTCACACCAGGTAATGAAGAGCAACACGTAGGATATTTTGTTCTTTTAGATATGGAAGGCAATCCTGTTAGTAAAACTAACATGGAAGGCGGTTATAATGATTTACAAAAGCGATTAAATTCTCAATCTACCAACATGAGCTCTGGTCTACTACAAAAAGCCAATATGCTCTTTGGTGATGATTGTAAGTCTATTACACTGCAACAAGCTTCTCAAATCTATGCTGATATTATTGAAGCTGATCTGTTAGCTAGGTTAAGAAATGGTATCTATGGTAAAAATCTCTCATTGGCTAAAAATCAAGAGATTTATAGACTCATGATGGCCAGAGCATTAAAGTCTCAATTTACTCAATTACTTTTTGTACCTATTGAGTTAATGACCTATTATGCCTATAAGTTTGACAATCGCGGTATTGGTAAGAGCCTAAATGATGATTTGAGAATCTTAAACAGCATCCGTGCAATGGCTTTGTTTACCAAATTAGCTGCTCAACTAAAAAATGCTATTGGTAGAACAGAAGTACAGCTAGAGTTAGATCCTAACGATCCTAGTCCTCAAACTACCATTGAAAAAGCTATTCACGAAATCACTCGTACCAGACAGCAAAACCTACCATTGGGCATTACTAGTCCCAGTGATTTAGCTGACTGGGTGCAAAAAGCCAATATGCAGTTTTCATTTTCTAACCATCCAGGTTTGCCAGAAATGAAAATCAACTTCAATGAAGTCAATACCAACTACGTAGAACCTAGTACTGACTTAGAAGATGATTTGAGAAAACGTGCTATTATGGCTGTAGGCTTAAATCCTGAAACTGTTGATAATGGTTTTTCAGCTGAATTTGCTACTACTATTGTAGAAAACAATATTCTGCTGAGTAAACGTGTATTACAAATTCAAGAAAAGTTCTTACCTTTGGTAACAGATAACATAAGAAAAGTTATCTCTAATGATGGTAGAGCTATTTATAAGCTTAAAGAAATTGTTTACAATAACTTTGACAAAGTCAAAGCTAACTTAAACGATGTTGAAGTAACAGACGAGAATAAAGACGTTATTGTTGATTTGTTGGTTCAAGAATTCTTATCTAACTTTGAAGCAACGCTGCCTAAACCTAACAATATTACACTAGAAAACCAAATGACAGCGTACGATGTTTACGCTGACGCTATTGATAAAGTGCTGGATAACTTTATCAGCACTAACGTAATGCCCAGTACTTTGGTTGGTGAAGAGCTTAATCAAAAGGTAGAAGAAATTAAAACTGTTGTTAAACACGCATATCTGCGTAGATTCATGATTGACAACAATATCTTACCAGAACTCTTTGAGATGATGACTTACGATGATAAGGGTCTTCCTCTATTTGATCTGGAAGATGTACAAAAGAACCATATTAACGATATGGCTAAAGCTATTATTAAACTATTTGATGCAGCCAAACCTATTGCAGAGGCTGCTACTAAAGATCTACAAAACACAGGTGTTTCTGAAGTAGATAGTACTACATCCACAGAAACCTCCAGTAATTCATCAACAAATGATGAAGATAAATCAGGTGGAGATAGTGATTTAGGTGGAGACGACTTTAATCTACCAGACTTTTAAGCAGCATAGTAGCTACAGGGGTAATCCCCTGTAGCTACCTATGTCGTCTTACGTATTTTGGGCTAAGTTCTTTTGAACAATGAAATCTTCTAGAGCTCTTATCTTTAGTCTAGCTGAAGCTAACTCGTCTTTTAGCTGAGCCAGTTGCATATAAGTTGTATTTTCTATTTCTATCTTACCTTGTCTCATTGCTTTAATAGCTTCATGATCAGCTGTTTTTACCATAGCAGACTTTGATAGAGACACTACTCTAATATCAGGTCTAATACCTAAATTAGAGTAAATAACGTCAGATAGAATTTCATTAAGAATAGATAAATCAAACGATTCTTCTATAGGACCCATATCTATAGCATAAGCCATACGTCTGTAGGGTACACCACCACTATCAGGATAAGCATCTAATTGAGATGACGGAACATAAAGCCAATCAGCTTTTTCGCTATAGAGCCCTACAATAGAGATATCGTTTTTCTTATCTTCTTCTAAAGTAACTGAAGTCAATCCATAAGGCGTATAGTAAGTAGCCAATACGTCTACGCCAGAGCCAATGAGCTCAGATATCTTTCTTATGGATTTACATTGGTAAATAGCTTGTGTATTTACCATCGTTGATATTGGGGTTTTAAATTTATAAACCCCAATAGCATTTAATGCTGGTAAAAATTCACTCATATTCAAACATCATTAGACTTTGCATAGATTAAGAATTGAATACCGTCATGATTTCTAGTAATCCAGGTTTTGTTGTACCTGGTAATACGCCTGGTGTGGGTAGGTAGCTCTGCATATTGCTCTTCATTTTCAGCAATAATAATCATTTCTTCTAACACAATAGCAAACGCTTGTGTTTTCTTAGACATTCTAGAAAAGTCTTGACTAGAAGTACCTACGTTAATCAAATCTGGATATACATCTGTTAGTGCATACAAATCGTTGATATTATCTTGACCTGATAGACTGTGAATAGTCAAAGATCTATATGGCACAGTAAGACATTGCAGATAGTTTTCAACATGCTCAGAATCGATATCGTTATAGAAATCAACCATTTTATTGAGCATTTGCCTAACATTAGAGATAGGTGAATAAATACCTGCTTGTGTCGTTCTATCAGGAATAGCTTGCTCTAGCCAAGATGGAATCAGAGTAAACTCTGTGGTCATAAATAGAGCAGGTAAGGTTTGACGCCATTCTTCTAAAGAAACAACACCTACTTGAGCTAATTGAGCAATAATGTTTTCTTTGATGATATCAGGATTATCACCAGCTGCGCCATAAACAATAGCGTACCAAGTTACACTAAAAGTCCTATTAGGCTGAAGCAAATTAATAAGCGTATAAGTCTGTGCTCTTAAGATAGTTTCAGGATATCCATCTTTTAACTGAGCAATCAGCTCCATTGTCTTGACATGAGTTCTATCGTCTAATGCAGCTTGCGTGACAGAAGGCTCTCTCATCAAATCCATTAAATCATCAACAGGATTGAGAATAGCTATTTCATAATCGTCATACTGGCGCTTAAACGCTTGATCAGAAAACCATATCTTGATTCTATTGTCGCCACCAGATAAAACCGAATTATTCCAAGATATCCATTCAGGCATACTAAGGGTAGCTGTGCTAACCATAGGACCTGTTTCCATATCAAATATCAGATTAGGAAATTGATTAAATAGATCATTAGCAATATCTTGGGTTGTTACGTTCTGTCCCATTTGACGAGAATACGTAACAGCTCTGTGTGCTACTTGCAGCACATGCTCACTATATGAAGGAACAACTGCAATTTGTTGATTGTTATTTTGTCTGCTGGTAAAACTGATAAAACTAATACCAGGAGCATAATCTCCCATATAGTACCCTTTCTCCTTAGAGAAAGTAGCACAGTATGTTGAGAGTTCTCCAATCATGGAAGTAACGCCAACCACATTATTGATTTGATCGTCAATTTTAATAAAACCACTGAGTTTATACATATTTTAGCCTTGATATGCTGCTAATCATTTACGATCAATTAGATGAGATCATAAATAATCAAAATGAATTATGCCCTTCGGATCGATAATGTCTATTATTTCGTTCTTGAAGGAATTGGTATTTGGTAAGAAAAGATACACCAATGATACTATTCCTAATAAGATAAGAAAAACGATTGTATTTGCTATTATTGTTATATCTCTTACAGTCAATTATTTTACAGTACCTAAACTATTTACTATCACTAACGCTTATGTTAGGATAAAAGAAGTTAACAAGATACTAGAGCAAAGACTGCAAGAATCAGAAAAATGTGAACATACACTAGAATCTGTTAAAAGGTGGTTAACCGTTTGTGAAGCTAGAAATCCATAGGGGAAAAATATAAACTAACACAATTATTTGTCTAAAGATAATATAAATTTCCTCTATGAGCGCTCAAAATACTGAAGAATCTACATACGATAACGCGTCAGATCGCGTTGACGGAATGGTCATTTATACCGATGGTGGCTCTAGACCCAATGGTAAATACATGGGTTGGGGTATTCATGGTTATTCTTATAAAGACGTAATACCTAAAAAAGGTACAGGCAATCCTACTCATTACCCTAGTAGTTGTGGTTATTTACCCAAATCAGATAAAAAAGAAGGTTCTAGCAAAACAGAAGTCACACCTATCAATTATTTTGATGGGTATGGCTGTACGCTAGAATATGGCACAAATAACCTAGCTGAGATACTGGCTGCTAAACTAGCTACTGAAAAAGCTATAGATATCAATCCTAAAAAACTATTGATCAGATCTGATTCTGAATATGTCATTAAAGGATCTACAGACTTTAGTTACCATTGGGTAAAGAACAATTGGAAAAAGCCTGATGGCTCACCAGTGCCTAATGCACCTTATTGGAAAAAGCTACTAGCTAACTATGATGTCCTCAGAAATAATGGATGCGATATTAAGATAGAGTGGGTTAAAGGTCACTCTGATTTCTTAGGCAATCAAATTGCTGATAGATTAGCCACTGTTGGTGTGATGGGTTCTACCAACTTAGATAGCAAAGAACAAGTTGATATTTCTCCAGCTGAAGGCTATTGGAAGAACACTGTTAATAAGCATCCTTTCTTTTGCTTTAAGACATGTTACTTTACGACTTTATCCAAAGGTCAAAATAAAGGTGAATACTTTATTGGTGAGCAAGATAAAGACGTTGAATTTATTGGTAAAAGAAAATCGGATGGATCTTACGCAGTCTTTTATCTGAAAGAGCCTGAGCCTATTGTTGATTTGGTTAGAAAGTATCAGACTGAATTAACAGGGGATTTTGATAATATTTGTCTATTAAGACTAAACTATCTATTTACACACCACGTCTATACTTTCATTGAAAAGTATGGTAAAAATGCTATCGTTAAGAAATTTAACGATAAGATAGATTTGTGGACTACTGACAAAGAGCCTTTAACCAAAGAGTTAGTTCCTCCACGTATTGCTCAGAGATCTATTGATGCTCTGAGCAATATCAAAGATATCTTACTAAAATATAAAGCTGGAACATTAGAGGTAGGTAAATACAACATTGTTAATCTTAACCATATCTTTTACGAAACGAAAGAAACTGTTAAGAAAAAAGAAACAATAACGACTACTCATCTAAAATCTAGTATTGGTTCTGGATTTAATAGCTTTAATGTAGATATCGATATTGGTGGTAAGTTTTATAAGGTAATTCTCAGCTTAGGTATTGATTTGCCTAATAGAAATACTTTAAAAGCTTTAGAAGACAATAGTATCAAAATCAATTTAATATGGTGGTATGATTCAGATAAAGTCATTCGATACGCTACCATTATTGAATACAAAGAAGATTACGGTATTTGGGCAGGTTACTACTCCAATATGGTCTTTTTAGATTAAAATCCAAATGGTATAGATTTTACAATCTTGTTACATAGCTAGTAACCTTTTGTAAAGATCTTACTGTTTTTATTTCTTACTAACACTTACTGTTAATGAAAAAAGACTACTTCAAAATGGAAGGAGCCTTATCATGAACACCGAACATCCATCAAAACAGCGCGAACCTAAGATGGTAGGTAAATTGCTCACTAAGGTACTATTTAAGCTACCTAATAGAACAAAGCGTTTGATATTTGTAAGTTCATTTTTAGCTCATATCCAAAATTGTAACTCAACAGACAAAGCAATTATCTCTAAACTAAACACATTACTGCATCTGAGCAGTGATGATAAAGCACTCGTGTGGCCTATGCAGCTACATGAAAAGATTTGGGGTGATATTAAAATAGAGAAGATTTTACATGATAAAGGTATCGAAATATCTGATATCGACAAAATAGCTCATGTACAATTCATGTCTCGTAAAGTACGCCTGTTAAGCGAAGATATCGTTAAAGCCATGCCTGAATGGCTAAAATACGATAGCAATACTCGCATGAGAGGGGATATAATGAAACTATTCAATAATCTTGGAGATATCCTGCAACCTACCGCAGCCTAATTCTTATCGTAAACAACAGCGACATAGCTCCAGTACTGGCTAGCCAGTACTGGAGTGTATGCTGCTAATTACTTTTTAGCTTTAACTTCTTCTAGCTTTGCTTTGATAGCTTCAAGACCAGTGTTGAGTTTACTTGAGAATTTCTTAAGATCTTCACCTAAGTTCTCTAGTGTAGGATAATGCTTAGAGTCTTTGTTGATAGAGTGTTTCTTACAAATAGCTTCTACACCAATCTTTACGAAGTCAGCATAGGCTTCTTGAGCCAACTTTGCGTCATGAGCTTTTTCTACAGCCGCTTGCAAAGCTTCAAGAGCAGCAATAGATTCTAGACCTGAAGAGATCTCTTGTTCGTAAAATTGCTTCTCAGCATCACCTTCGTCTTGATTGTCAACAATTACGCCAGCACCTACTACATCAACACTACCAGTTTCTTGTTCAACATCACCAACAATTTTAGAATCGATAATGGTGTCGGTAGCAGGAGCTGTCTCATCAACAACGGTTGTACTAGTCTCTACAGGTGCTTCGCTAGTAGCGACGGTAGACTCTTCGTTAGGTTTTACTTCTTCTTCGATTTGCTCTAAAGAAGCTTGGATATTAAAACGTTTAGCGAAACTCATTTCAGTAGATCCTCTGTAATAGTGTCCTCCATGTTGGGGACAATGTTGAAAATTGTAATTAGTTTAAAGTAAACAATTGCAATTGCCTCAGCGCACTTAGCTACCGCATAGGAGCCTTCTGAAAGTGATTTTAGGGCTTCAGGAGAAAGACTTTGAATTCTATCGCCTTCAATTTGTTTGATGACAGAATCCAATAGTTCAGAGATTTGCTCAATCTCAGTTTTGATTTTCTTAATATCTAAAGTCTTAAAACTAGGATTAAGTCTTTGATACTCAGTAAATACTTTTTTAACTTCTTGAGGGTTTTCAAAAACACTCTCAAATGGTTGATAAGCTATGTGAGAGCCAGAGTCAAACAATTGAGCAATATCGCTGACTAGCTTTTGTGTATCATTAGTCGTTTTATTTGCTACTTTTGTCATATCCAGTAAAGATTTCTTTGCATCTTTATTGGTAACAAAGTTCGCCAAATACTTTTTATATTCTTGAATATAAGGCAGTAATTGAGAATTAATGACAGTCAAAGATGTGTCTACTACACCAAATGTTTTTAAGAGATTTCCTCTATAACCTTCTGGCGTATTTAGTCTTACAGACTTGAGTTTTTCATAATCTGTTTTAGAAACTATGTCTAGTATAATATATTGAGATTTCGTAAATTCTTTCTTTTTGACAGTTTTACTAAAATCTACTGCACTAATTAAAGAATTAAAACTCTTTACAATAGAGGGAAAGTATTGTTTTGCCAGTTGAGTAGCATTAGCAATAAAGCTAGCTTCTAGAGCAATAGCTTCCATTGCAGTGCTATAACTCACCATTGCTGGCTCAGGTTGCATGGTCAGTTTACGCATTATATCGCCTTAATAGAATTCTGTGAAGATAATTAAAATCACTTCTATACCATTTAATTGGATTTTTTACTGGCTAAGTTAATTGATTGTAACATATTCTAACCAAACCCAATTCTTATTATGGATCTGAGACCTAAATTTAACACAACACCACCTGTTAAAGTGATGTTTAATATTGGTGCTTGCATGGATATTCCTACGGGTGAATATTTAACAGGTAAATATGGAGAGAGTATTTTAAATGGTGGATTAGGTTTTGTTACAGGTATGGTAGGTACTGGTAACAACTTTAAATCCACCATCAGTCACTATATGGTTTTATCTGCCATGAGTAAGATTTGGTGGTCAGTTAAATCTGCTCTATCTACTTATGATACTGAAATTAATATCCATGAATCTCGTCTTAAATATTTCGTTAATCAGTTTCCTGAATTCGAAGGAATGGATCTGATTGACAACAGCTATTGGATTATTACTGACAGATCTAAGTACTATGCCAATGAGTGGTATGAGATCTATAAGGAGCACTTGAAAGACAAAGTCAAGAATGCTGACAAGTATTCGGTTGTCACACCTTTCTTAGATAGAGACAAAAACAATCTTAAGATCATTGCGCCTACTTTTACAGAAGTCGATAGTTTCTCCAGATTTGAAACTGAAGATGTAGGTAAGCTCCAAGATGATAACGAGTTAGGTGAGTCTGGTGGTAATACTATCCACATGCGACAAGGTCTAGCTAAAAAGCGTTTCTTGATGGAAGCACCTACTTTGACAGCCAGCTCTTACAACTACCTGATATTAACAGCTCATGTAGGTAAAGAAATTCAGATGGCCACTGGTCCTATGGCTCCGCCTCCTACCAAGAAATTGCATTATCTCAAGAATGGTGATAAGCTCAAAGGTGTCACGGACGATTTCTTTTTCTTAACACATAACTGCTGGCAGGCTGTTAAGACCGAGATCTTGATGAATCAAAACACCAAAGCACCTGAGTATCCTAAAGATGCAAACGATGATTTGGCAGGTGATACCGATTTGAATGCTGTGACTCTTAGACAGCTCAGGAGCAAGTCAGGTCCGTCAGGCTATCAGATTGAAGTTATTGTGTCTCAGAGAGACGGCGTACTACCTTCTATGACTGAGTTTCACAATATCAAAAACTCTGGTAGATTTGGTATTTCTGGTACATTACAACACTACAGTCTAGATCTATATCCTGATAAGAAAGTACAAAGAACAACCGTACGATCTGTCATTGATAGTGATCCTAAATTTCGCAGAGCTTTGAATATTACCTCAGAACTGCTTCAGATCTATAACTTCTACAATCATTACGAGGAAGGCTTTGTTTGCTCTCCTAAGGTATTGTACGACGATCTGAAAGAAAAAGGTTATGATTGGGATATTCTACTACAAACTCGTTCGTATTGGACGATTAATAATGATAAGCATCCTGTACCGTTTCTCTCTACTATGGACTTGCTAAATATGCGAGCAGGTACCTATCATCCCTATTGGTTAGATTCTGATAAGAAAACTATTAAGAAACCCAAATGAATAACGAACCTCAACCCCAAATAGCAGAGCCTGTACCTGTTACTTACGATATTTGTTTAATTGAGCATGTCTCTAATAAACTAAGATCTGTAGGTCTGATTCAACAATGTAATGAAGCTTTCTTAGCTCATCCATTAATTGCTGATTCTATTGGTAAAGATCCTTTTACACAAAGAAATAATCTTAATATTTACTTTCTATACCAGCTAGCTAGTTATGGCTCAGAGAGTATGGAAGCTAGATACTGCTTAATCAATGATGGGAAAGTCAGAGAATGGGCAAGACTATTCGACACTCAGGTCCTACCATTTCTGATCAGCAAGAATTTACCAAAAGTTATTCACTGAGTAGAATCATTGTTTTAAAGTCTTTCTTGGAGATACATATAGGCACTATAGAGTATCTCCAATTAAGAAACCATATTAACGATTTGTCAGATGAACCTACTGTTTTTATTGTTAAAGATAAAGACAAAAAATCACTAAATACTGCAAAAACAATTAGCTCTAGAGTAGACGTATTGAGTTTAGATGAAATAAAACAATTGAACAAACACAGCACTACAGTTTTGTTTGTAACCGGTAAATATACTCCTAAGGTACAGAAAATAATTGAAATCATCTGTAACAGAGTATTGTCTAAATCAATATTGGTAGTGTAATTATGGCAAATCGTAAAGCTGCTCAGGCATTTATTCTAGAGTATATTGAAAAATTAATGCCTAATAGCCAAAATACAAAGATCTATTCTGATATGTTCAGTAAAATGACTGATTCAGAATTTGATGCTTTCATGATGAAATTAAAGGAAGGTAAATCTAACTTAGCTATTATTGCTCCTAACTTTGGTAAACAAAAACTAAAGGTAGAGAGAAATTTACAAATAGCTAAAGAGTTAGGTCATAACTTCTTCCAAAGAATCTGGATTGATGGTAAAGGTGAAAGACCCAAATACCTCACACCTATTCCTTATATGGTAGTGGACCTTCCTTTGAGAAGACAAGCTCAGCTGCTTATTAAAAAGATTTCTATTCCTGAAGACAATAAAACTATTGATGGTTTGACTGGTCAACCCACTGGTAGTTCTAAGGGATCAAAGATCTCTTATCCCGAAATTCAAGTATTAGCTGCTATGGGTCTAGACGACAGCTTGCTAGAGCTGTTAAAGTTCAGAGGTGGTGATACCAAAGGCTTTATCGCAATGAATAAGATGATCAGTTTGCGAGGTGGTGTGAGTTTAAGAGCTATTGAAAGATTTGCTGGTGGAGTCGAGTCTACCAAGACACTAAAAGCATTTCTGACATCCATGCATCTATCTAATACGCTATAAGCAATGAATGAGCAGATAAAAGGAATTTATATTGATTTAGACTCTATCTACGATACGCGACTTGGTTGTATTGCTGAGGTAGATCCTGAGTTGGTAAAGCTTGCTTTAGATCAAGGATATCTAGATAGAAGAGCTGATAACTTTTCTTTTCTAAAGAATGAGACTTTTAAAGAGCTTTATAATAGTCGAAATATTGATACATTAAGAGTATCTCCTTACACACAAATCTTTGACATACTTAATGCAGCTTGCAATAAGATGCTAAAGAATGCTATAGACTCTCCTGATCTTACAGGCGTAAAGCTCTACATCAATATTCATCCTTATAAATTATCGGATGAAGAAGCTAGTGATTTACTGGACTTGGTGGTGACCAGAACAAACAAACTAGTTCAGGTACAAATTGTTGATTATTCTCAAGAAGAGCTGACATTCAGTCTTTGTAGAAAGTACTTTGATATTTTATTCATGTATGACTACAATAGCTTCTTAGAATATAACGTAGTTAAGAATGAGCACAAAAAAAGCACTCTTTACGATAGAATGTTAATTGCTCCTGAGATTTACTATAGGGAATTTTCTAAAACAGAGCTAGACGCTATGTATAGAAAAAATCCACTGATTAGTGGAAAGTCTATAGCTGACATTATGAAAATGACTGCATCTCCTGTAGTCATTTTAGAATTAATTGAAGCTAAACATTTCTCTGTAGACACTGAGCTTTATAAAAACGACTTTTATAAATCAGCTGAAAATCCTTCTGAGCAAACAGAATCTGACGTAAATGAGGCATAGCTGCCTAGCCAGCTCAATGCTGGCTAGGCAGTATGACGCATTAGTCTTGCGTTGGTTTTGTAAAATGTTGTTTAGCAAAATCTCCGTAGGTAGTTGTAGAAGTACCTTGTATTAATTCGTCAGGACTAACGGATGGCAGCTCAAAGCCATTAGGTATCTCAGGAATAGCTACATCATCACTAGGCGCATGCTGAACTTCAGAAACCTTTAGCGATTTAAGTAAGTGCGCTACTACACCGGCAGCACCAGCAATATTAGAATTGGCTTTCTCATCGGCCTTAATTCTCTTATTAGTTAAAGCTGCTCTGTCCATATCAGAGAGCACACCAGCTAATGTGGATATTTCCTTAATATCTTTAGGGACTTCCCCTCTTTCCATCATTGAGCTAACAATCTTCTTTCTAATACCGTGGGTATAGGATAAGATTTGGTCTTCGTTGATGGGCTCATTGTTTTGGACTTCTTGTTCCATAGCAAAAAAACCTTCAGATGTTAAATTTATTTTTATTGTTCATCACATGTAGTGATGCAAAAATAATAGATCATATATCATACTAATAGATAGGAAATATGTTTGATTCTATTAGAAAACTATTAGAGGATATAAAGAAAAGACTATCTGTCTGGCTAATGAATCATTTTGTCTTCAAAGATAGTGATCCTTTAGTTAGGCAAGGTAGAACCTATATCCAGATGATTGATATGTTAGATTTATCTAAAATCAACATTGGATTAAATTCCACTAATGAAAATATATATTCACCTAACGGTAATATCAAAACTGATGTAGAGGACTTAGCAAAGTTTATTAGTCAGATCAAGAACTTTAAAAATCAGAATTTAACATCTGCTTTTTTAGCTACTAATTCAGAGAATTTTAATATATCGAACTATTATACTACTGAAGAAAAGAAACTGATAGACATTGTTGTCTATACCAAAAAACTCACGCAATATGCGTTAGAGTTAATCAAAATATACGAGGAGCTGTTATCGAGTAAAGATAGTGCTGACGTTTATAAATTACATATCGTTAAAAAAGTTATTAACGAGTTACTACCATTACTAAGAGGATTATCCTCTATGAAATAAATAAAATATGTCTGTCAAAGCCAAACGCAGAGCTAAGGCTCACGAGATACGCGGAACAAATGCTAGAGCTGTGCTCTCTAAACTGTTTCGCCGAATGTTGGTGTATGTAGCAGGTACCGTAAATATCACAGAAGACAATATAGATAAAATCCCAATTGAGACTGCTACGTTCTTGGATCAAATGGTATCCAGTGGACGCTATGAGCAGCTCATGGTTAACTTTGTAAAAGATCCTAGAAACTGTATTCCTGACAGTAAGAAACTACAATCCAGCGCTAGAGGTAACTTACAAAAAGAGTTACTTAACTCTGGTATGAGCTGGAAAGTCTTTATCAAAGGAATGAGGTTTTTAGGTTTGGTTGGAATAGATATTCAAATCACAGCACATCACGCTAATGGTAAGAAGTCTATCCATAAGGAACATGTCAACTTAGGAAAACATATTGTACCTACAGGTATAATTACAACACCTACTAATGAGTTAGGCGGTCGCTTTCCTACTCCTCAACCTAGAATTGCTCCTTCGGATGAATTGAATAAAGATGTCAGCAGAGCCTGGGATATCAGTAACAGAAATAATAAAGATATTTAACCACTCTTTGGATAACGAGTTAAAAGTTCGTTATATCAATGAGCAGGACATTAAGCAAGAGATAGCTTTGCAGATTATAAAGCTATCTAAGATTTTGAGGCTATCAACTCTATTTACGAGAAATGGCTTAGAGTATATCACGGATTTCTTAGAAAAAGATCCGAAGTTCTTTAACTTCATCATTGATCTTACTGACGTATTTACCTTTAGGATTTGCGACATTAAGGATTTTGATGTAGAAAATAAATTGATAAAAGCTATCGCTGTATCAGCTTCATACAAATCTGATAAAAGCGATTTTGTGCTTTTTGGTGATAAATATAACAACAACTTTTCATCTGTTCCTGATATTGTAGATGTGATTAAACACAATAGGTGGCTTATTTCTATCGCAATGATCAGATTCTTAGATGACCCTGAATCTATTGAGAAGAAATAATTATTCTCAATTTTCTTTTCTACTCTCAAGCCGTAAATATACTCAAGAGTTAAGACAATGTCAAAGTACAATAGCGATAAAAATTCTGGTAAGAAGCATCAAAACCGTGAGCAAGGCCAAGGCTATTTTCAACAGCGTCGCCCCTTTAATCCTGCTTTCTCCGATAAGCTAAAAGGATTTAAGCCTAACAATCACGTCAACTCGCTACCACGTCTGACAGACTATGATGGAGATGGGATTGATCACATCAATATCTATCATCGTCCTGAGACACCCCTAGGAAGGATTTTATCTCCCTTTAACGAATCTCTTCCTTTCATTGATCGGTTCTTCGGTAAGTTTAAGTCTCGCCAAGGTCTGTATAACTATCTGCTCTCAGCCAATGGTGATGAAGCATTTAGGACCATGAACGCGAACTATATGCGTATTTACGCTGCTGAGCGTGCAAATATGCGTCCTTACTATCCTAACCTGAAATACTTCATGGCTACTTCCCTGTGGAAGCAGATCAAGAATCAGGAGGAAATTCTAGAGCTGATCAAAGACAACCAATTACCTTTTGATGCTTACTATACTCACAATTACGTCGAAGATGGCAAAGTCTCTAAGATTAAGGCTCGACCAAATAGTGTAGGTGTTTGGCTAGTATCTATTGTCAATGTGATCTCGGATGCTGTTAAGAAAGGTGTTGAGCCTAACTTTGATAGATTCATTGATCGCGCTGAAGAGCTTAAGAAACTAGAAGACAAGATTGTCTCTGACTATGTAGCGCCTGCTGAGCCTGAGCAAAAACAAGCACCGAAGGCTAAAAAGCAAAAGTTCAAGAAGGATAAGACAGTGCAAGAGCTGAAAGTTGACGACAAAGTCGCTGAAGCAATCATCAATGTTACGGACGCTAATGCGCTAACTAATACTGAAGGCTTGGTATCTGGCGTAACGAGTCCTGAAGAAGTAGCTCAGATTGCTAATGAAGCTATTACGGAAACCATTGTTGAGGATACGCTTAATGCTGTTAATGCTGTAGCACAAACTGACTCTACTGTGGCTGTCGATGAATCTTCTGATAACACTCAAGCTGTTCAAGAACAAGCTGGAACTGAGGCAACTCAAGCTCCAACTGAACAAAAACCTGATGCTGTTATCGTTGAAGATATTAACAAATCGGTGTTTTTGCCGAATGTATAATATCCAAAGTGTCTAATTAAGTGACTCTTTAATCATACTAGGATACTGGGGGTCATCCCCCAGTATCCTAGCTATGTCCATATTTTTTTTTGTTTAAGGAAAAGCAATGAGTGGAAAGCTTATTGAAACTACTTTCCAAACAGGACCAGACGATGATCTAGCTGCTGTTGATGTATATGAAGGCGGCGGTGGTGTAGAAAACACCTATGACGATAAGCGAGCTCAAGCTATTGACAATATGGATATTGTTGGTGCTAGTGGCTCTAACAGTACCCAAGAAAGCTTTGCACCAGCTGGTGAAACTGGTTTTGACAATAGTGCTTTTGCTTCTCCTGAAGCTTTTGCTCGTATGGCAGGGGATACCAGTGCGTTAGTAGGTTATTTAAATAATCTATCTAATGCAGCTAAAGCATTATTTAATTTACGCCCTAGCCAATCTAGCGTTAGTGTTGGCTCTAATTCAGTAAAGCCTGTTGCTAATATAAAAGATATAAAAGCTGTTGTTAATATTATTAATAACTTATCCAGTAATAATTTTGATAATAAAGTAATTGATAAAGGCGCTAGCCAACAACTTATTACTAGTGCAGCAGTAACGGCTAGTAATAATGGTATTCATGGTGCTTATCAAGCACTGGTTAAGAATCCTAATTTAGACAGAACAGTATTAACAGATAGTGCTATTGATGCTATTGAGCAAACTGTTGCTGTTGGTAATTTAGGGATAGCTTTGGATGTTAGTCAGACAGAATTAATGGCTACCGTCATAGAAAAATCTCCTGCTATTATACAAGCTATTTTATCAACACCTACTTTAGTTGATATCAGTGAAAAAGATTCTGGTAAAGTATTTGGTACATTTTTAGACTCTTTTAATGCAGCTAATCCTAATTGGAATAAAACAACCATCAATAATAATGAAATTACTGATTTAAAAGAATACAGTCTATCTAGGACAATGAGAGATTTGCTGTACAGTCAAGTCCTGAGTTTGCCCTTAACAGTTTATAAAGGAACCGATAGAACGCCTAACTCATCTATTGATTATGAATTAGATGATTTAACAAACGTTGATATTGTTCAAGCTATATATGGTAGTGATGTTTCTATAGAAACCATTAGTGAAATGAGTGCGCTGTGGAATAGTCCTGAGCATCAAAATAATATCAATAATCACAAATCCAGTAGCGATATGTATATTGGGTCTTTATTTAATAAACTAAGTGTGCAAGAAAGTATTGATAAACATTTTAGTTATATCAATGCCAAAACAAATTCGTTGGTATATAGAGCATAGAGTCATAGCTCCAGGTAGGACTAGTCCTACCTGGAGCGTATGCTGTTAATAAATAGGAATATCTCCAAACAAACCTGATCTTAGGTTTGTAGTACCATCTCTTTGAGCACCTTTAAATAAAATATCTAGGATACCAACTTGGTCTCTGATAAACTGAGCTACTCTGGCTTTAGAAAGCATTTGTTCCATTTGACGAGTCTTTTGAGCCGAACGTAATCTAAACTTGGCTGATGTATACATTTGGTCATATAGACCAACAGAGCCTAAAATATTGATATAGTCTTGATAAATACTTTCATCATCAAATAAGTCTGTTGGTACAATAGCGCTTCCAATAGCTTCTAAGAAAGTCTTATTAGCAATAGGCATAGCCATAATAGGAGACAGATCAGCTACTGAGAAAGTAACATCTATTCTCATAGCATCGCCATGCTTATTAAAGCCTAAATTAGAAGTACCTCTATCAATAGATAAAGAATCTATAATGCCTAAACGAGTTTGCTGCCTACCTCTATCGTAAAGCTGTACAATAAAAGGTGATGTATAAGACTGCTTACCCGTCATCATGGGTAAAGCTCCCGCCAACAACATACACAGCGGAATATAAATATTGGTCATTTGGGAAATAGGATTCCCATACGGACTCATCAAGTTGATCGTATAATTGGCTTTAGGTAAATTAGCAATAGAATTTTCCCAGTTCTTAGGAATAATCGTAAAAGCTTTACCAGCCAAAGCCATTAGACCACCAATATTTAAACTATCTAAAGCTCCTTCAACCATACCTTTGACGGCTCCAATTGTGCCTTGGAGCATGTCACCAACAACATTACCACCAATCATATTACCGCCAGCTGTAGCAAATGATAGTGCTTTATTGGATGCTACAGTACTGTTAACTTATTAGCGAGATCATTATCTACAGTGTTGTTGGTAAATGATTCTTGTACTGGACCTGTAGAGTTTACTCTGAATGTAGCAAACGCTGCACCATCGTCGTACTCACTGGCTAAATAATCGCCCCAACCACTAGGCTCTGGTGCTTTAGTGCCGTCAGGATTTACTTTTAAACTTCTTTCGAAATCAACAGATTTTTCTTTATCAGTCCAATTATTGGTAGGAGCAGTTAGCCACTTATTTAAAAGATTAGCTAACGTTCCTCTATCACCAGGATTGGTATTGGCTTTATCTAAACTGAATTTAGCTACAAAACCACTGACACTCTGAGTTCCATCACTGATAGTTCCATCAGTAGATGCATCAAACTCTTCGTTGAGTCTTTTGTCTAAAGCATTTTTCATTCTCTGGCCGCGACCAGATAGTGAGACTACATCAATACCGCCAGTATCAGAAAATATAGTCGGCATCATGAGAGCCATATCGTCCATAGCAGCTTGATCTATCTTATAGTTATTTCCCATGAATTGCGAGCTACTGCTTTCTAATTCATCAGGAAACAAACCACGCCTAATAGCTATTTGGTTAACCATATTGTTAACAGCTAACCAATATGTTGGCATTGTTGGTTTAAAATAATAAAAGCTACTGGTAGGCTTATTAAAAGCAAAACGTAAAGCATTACCAACAAGACTACCTAATACCAAAGGCCATGTAACCAGATAGGTTACCATACCTAATAGGCTACCTAAAGATCTAAAAAAACCTTGATCTAACCTACCTGTTCTCGCCATCGTTGCAGCACGATTGTCAAAGAACCCCGTAAAGAAAGTCAACATAGAGTTAAACTGTGGTACACCAAAACGCATATGGATAACCTGAGCAGTATCGTCTAATGCTTCGCTATAATAGTGTCCCATACCCGTTTGGTGGCTATTAGCAGATACACTTAAATCTGTTCTTTGTGCTAGAAACCCTTTAACAGGAAAATCAGCATATTTTGTAAACTGTGGTCTAGGATTAATCACATAGTGTCCACCAGCGCTGGAGTCTTGAAACTTAAAATGTGCTGATGTAAAAGTTCTATTAATCTTTTCTTCTTCTGTTACAGCTCCAGATAAAATCATAAAGGATTGTTTAATCCAATTCGAATCTCTTTCTTTATCTAAGGCTTCAGCTTCAAACTGTCTTTTATTGCTGATGAGTTTTTGTGCTTTTAATTCTGGAGACTCTTCAGTAGCATGCATGTATGATGTAGTCATACGGCTCCTTATTTCAGTTGTCCGTGATAGTAGCAGACTATAGTGGTTTAACCACTATAGTCTGCCTATGCTGTTTATTTATGAAACTGCAACAGGTGCTGTAGGCATTCGAGCAGTAGGTCTGCTCGGTGCTCTAGAGTTCTTAGCAGTATTGAGTGTTTCAGGCTCTGGCTTCTTTGTCGTCTCAGGCTGTGGTGCTTTATTGACTAAATTAACGATATTGGTTTTAATATCCTTAAGTGTCGTTAAAGTCTCAGTCTGTACGTTCAAGGAAGACTTTAGAGTCTCATGCATAGATGACACAGAATTATTGAGCTGTGTACTAATTGCTATTTGAGAATCTATTTGTGGTCTACTAGACCTATTGATAGTTTCTCTATTTCTTTTCATAATAGATGCAAATTCATCTGCATCAGGTTTTAAATCGCCTGGTCTATAAGTAGGATTAACAGCTGTTCCAGGTGTTGGTTTGGTCTTTTCTACAGAGCTAGCATAACCAGGTCCAACATTTGCAGCTTTAGAATCCGTATATGTTTTAACAGCTTCTCTAGCAGAAGTCGCTGTCTGTACTGTTTTTGGTTTTTCAATAGCTGTAGCTACAGTATCGGCAGGAGTGTTGTTAGCTGCTTCATAATGAGAGTTAAATCTACCCTTTTGATACTCTACGAAATTAACTGGTGTCATACCAGGCTTCATTCCGTTAAGCTGCATAGCTCTTAGAGTAGCGGGAGATGCTTCACCAGTTTTAACAGCTTTGATAAAGCCTGGACCGATATTGTGCATCATATATAAGTTTTCACCTGATACTTCCAAACCACTCTTAGTTAGCATATCAGCATTTTTCTTAGCCAATAATGCAGTCGCTAGGGTATTGATCCTTTTATCATACCTAGGATCTTCTGATGTTCTAAAACGTTTACCTATCTTGGTCATTCCTATTTCTTGACCTTCGGGTGTTTTAGCTAAAGCATCCCAAGTACCTTGTGTAAACTGTCCTACACCAATAGCGCCAGTAGGTGACATTTGGTTATCCCAACCAGCTTCCATCTTAACGAAGCCTCTGAGGACTTTTTCATCCATACCGTACTTTTGAGCAGCTTCAGTAATATATCCATCAATATCTTCACCAAATCCTTGGAAAGATCCTTTTGATTTAAACCTATTGCCAGACTGGATACTGGCAGGTTTTGGCTGAGTAACTTGTGGTTTAGGTGTTTGTGCTCTATCCCATTTACCAGTAGTTTCAGCACTAGAATCTGTTGCAACAGGCGGTGTAGGTTGATTGGCTTGTTGGTTAGCTACTTGTTGTTTGTTAGCTTGACTGGTAGGTTTACCATTATTTTTAGCTTGAACAACAGCGTCTTCAACAGCTTGCTCAGCTGTTGTTTTGGTAGCTATTTTATCTTCAGGTAGTTTGCTGTCTTTTGCTTTAGATTCTAAGAAAGTAATATTGTCATTAACAATCGTAGAATTCATACCTATCGTGTAACCAGTCCAAGGACTTTGGTTAACCACCCAAACACCCATGGTAGTACTGATAGCTTTAGCAATATCTAGCTTTTGCTGATTAGATAGTCTTGTTTCATCTATAGATGCTTTACCAGCACCTATTGATTGTCTGACCAAACCAACATAGTTTAAGTATACAGGCAAGAATCTTTGTTGGAACCAAATACTCCAGTTAGAAGCATTAGGAGAGTTTAAGTCAGTAATACCAAACTCAGATCCTATTAAACTTAATACTTTACCAGCATCGGCATTAAAATAAGCTTTATTCTCAGAATCAAAAGTAATATCACCAAGTAAGTCTTTTTCTAGCTTTCTTAGTGTATTAACTTTAGATCTTTCCATTTCTGTTAGACCATATGTTTTAAATCTAACAGCTTCTAAAGCAGTTACTGTAGGTTTAAATATATTAAGTACGTAATTACTAGCTGATTTAATAATCTGTCCGTGTAATGCAGCAAACGGAGTAATTAGTCCTAACGCAAATCTACCTGGAGCTGTCAACACATTTAGTGTCTTTTTAAGTTTATCAGCAAACCAACCTATTTGTTTAGGTTGTTCTACAGGCGTTATTGATTTAGCTTTATCTTCATTAGATACTGCTCCAGCTATAGCGCTAGCTGTGCCTGCTGTAACAGCACCTTCTGTTACTATTTTTTCAGCATATTTCTTAGCAGGATCTTTAGATTCCTTTTCAGCTTGTTCTTTGGCTTCTTTCAAAGCCAGATCTCCATAGTAGTCTACTAGCTTATGATCGGCTCGTAATTGAGTTTTCTTAAAAGGTGAGACCAAACTAGAATAATTGACTTTAGCTTCTTTAGCTAAACCAATATAAGTTTCTTTGTCCTTACCATCGAGTTTATCAACATCACTTAATGGTACCTTTGCATTAATTTTATTCAATGCAGTCAAATGAGCAGAATATACAGGCTTGAACCTATTGGAGAACCAATAAGACCATTCTTCTATTTTCTTAACATTATCTCGCTTGGTATCTTCTGGATTGATGTCAAATATCTTAAGTAGTTTAGTGACCAATACATCATCAATATCAAAAGTAACTTGATCTTCTGATGTTTTGGTATATTTAAGCATTTGGTTTTCTAGCTCAACAATCTTAGGTACTTCTTCAGCTTCATCGATAGAAAGACCGTATTGAGCCATTCTCATCTTGACCAGATTAGAATATTCTTTCTTAGTAAAGTACTTATAAGCTTTATAAGCACCATAGCCGGCTAGACCTACACCTATGGCAGTTAACGTAACGGGTGATGTCAGGACAGCTCCTATACCGCCTAATATAGCAGGTACCGCTGCTCCTAGGGTGGACATTGCTCCACCCATCATCGGTAGAGCTTTAGCCAATCCCCACATACCTGCTTTACCTAAAGCGCCAATACCTTTTAGACCAAGTCCAGCAGTTTTACCTAAGACAGTGCCAGCAGTACGTAATACGCCTTTTTTACCAACTGATCTAACCAGGTTTTTTAGTTTACCTAATTTGCCTTTTGGTTTCCTGCGTCTTCTTTTTTTACTAGGCTCTCCAGTAGTAACATCGATATCGACACCATCCCCGTCTTCGTCTTCATCGTCGTCACCAAAGCCTAATAAACCCATAATACTGTCTTTAGCACCTTTTACTTTACCTAGTAGTCTATCAATAGCGTTTTGTCTACCAGGTTTTACAGTCGTATTTACTCTTTCTTTCTTTTTAGACTCACTGTCTTCATCCTTAGACGAAAATTGATCTTGCCAACTACCGTCTCTATCACCATCACCATCTCTATCTGAGAAATGAGATTTATCAACAGGTAGTCGCTCGTCTAGTATATTTCTTATTTGCTCTAGAACTTCAATAGACTTCTTACCGCCAGTACCACCATTTAAAGCATCTAAGACACCTTGGAAGAAATTACCAGCCTGATTAAGGCCTCCAGCCATAGCGTCAGTAACAAACTTACCTGCTTTTAAAATAGATCTACCTACCCATTTTACAGCACCTACACCAAAACCAAATAGTTTCATCATAGGTGTTTTAATAGGTTTTCCATCTACATCTACTAAGCCTTGCTTTAATTGATCTAGAGTCAATACATATTGCTTAGGATTCTTAGCATCCATTATTGGACCATCTATTTCAGACGGTTTAAATATTGGTTTGCCTGTTCTCTCAGAGATATATCCGCCTGTTCGCATGATAGATGCTAAGAGAATAGGTTTATCATCTCCCTTGAGGTAGATATCGATAGGTTGGTCTAATAGATCAAGAGCTTTTTTCCTGACCCAATTAACTGCTTTGAATGCTCCAGTCCAACCAGCTATTGTTGCATTATAGGTAAGCTTACTATAATCAAGTACTTTACCACCTAACCATTTGGTTAGTTTAATAAATGAACCTGATCTAGAATCTTTGGTATAAGCATTAGGCATTTCATCTAAAGACAAAATAACTTCACCAGATTCATCTACTATATCGCCTTGGAGTTTTTCTAAATCTCCAAATCTATAAATAGGTTTTTTAGTAACAGAATCAAAATACCTACCAGCTCTTAGAGCTGCTGCTTTAAGGCGAGGTTTATTTTCACCTTCTATGTAGATATCTTTAATGAGTACTTTATTGGCTGCCCAGTTTAAAGCTTTACCAGCTGTCTTAAATGAAAATCCAGCTGATTTCAAAGACAACTTAGTACCCATCTTAGCAGACCGCAGAGCAGCTTTATTCACAGGCTTTATAAACTTATTCCAAGCAAAACTACCTAGTTTACCAAAAGAGCCTTTTAAGTTATTAAAGAAAGTATCTTTAACAAATCCTTGACTTTCTGGATCAAAACCTCCAGGCATTCCAGTATTAGGATCTTTGATAAATAGTGCTGGTAGCTTTTCTATTAGATAGTTTTCTATTCTCTCTAGAATCGTATTGGTATTTTGGACTTCTTCTTTAACACCAGTATCTACAAGAGTTTTATCTAAAGCTGTTAAAGTTTCAACATTTTGCCTGACAAAACCAGTAAACTCTTTTTGGTTTTCTTTATGTAGCTCTAAAAAGTCTTTTAGAGAATTAGAGTTATCTGATAGAGTATTTGTAATTCTCTCTACGATTTCTTCTATTCTAGAATCAACAGGCACTGAAGCTGTTTGTGTAGGTATAATACTAGCTGGTTTGTCAAAGCTTTGGTTTATAGTGTCTTTAGTAGACTGAGGTTTCCTATCACCAATAAAACCACCAGCTGTATAACTTCTTAAGACATTATCAATATTGACAGCTGTACCTTCTTCATTGAGCAAACCTAGGTTTCTAAGTTCATCATAATAACCAGCATTAACCAGTTTTTGTATTTCACTGGCGGGATTATATAAAGATCTACCAATTCTAGAAGTAGATTCATTTAACTTATTTCTTTTTTCTTTGTAATTATCTTTATCGTTCAAGTCACCAAAGTATTGTCTAAATACACTTAGAACTTGTTTGATTTGATCATCATCCAAAGCCGCTCTATCAAAGAAAGATTTAGATGTGAGTCTTTCAGGAGATAGTCTTCTTTTATTGTACTTATCTCTGGTCATGATATCCATGACAGCGTTCTTTTGCTCTTCCGAGAGCTTGCCTTCAGGATCTATTGTTCTAAAGATATCTTGCTTATTGTCTTCATGAGACTTAATAGATCCTTGAGGAATGAGTTTATCTATCAAAGATCTTCTCATACCTTCAGCTGACTTGAATTTATTATTATAAGGATCATAGCTGGTAAGACCAATAGATTCGTCACCCGTTCTAAGTACTTGAATCTCTCTTAAGATTCTAGATAGATAACCAGGAATAATTTCATTGATAGACTTGCTATTTCTATTATTCCAAAAAGTTGGTTGTAATCCATTTTCTAAAGCATCCGCTTGAATAGACGCATCGGCTCTTTGGTTACCTATGATATCTTTTCCGATATTTTTAAGACCAGCTTTGAGCCAGTTGTCTTCATAATCGTATTTATTAACATATTCAGTTGCCATCTCAGGCAAATTACTTAATACATACTTAGCTTCTTCAGAAATCTTTCTAACTTTAGGTGATTTTTCTAATTGTTTTCTTATTTTACCACCGAGTTTTCTGCCACCATATTGGATAGCTTCTTCTGTACCCATGGTGGCTAAGATTTCTCTCCAGCCAGGACCGCCTTCCATATCTCCAGCTGAGCTACCCATTTCTGCACCCATAGCGGCAGCTGATGTAGCTTCTTTGAAGATATCGGTATATTCTCTTATTTTAACGCCTAGGTTTTTAAAAGCTTTATTTAAAAAAGAATGCGTAGTACCAAACAAAGACTCCATAGCCTTTGTTTTGATCATATCCTTAAATCTTTCTGAATCCTTTATTTTAACGTATTCAGGTAAAGCTGTGTTCTTTGTTATCTTTTGGAAGTAAGTATCTGATAGAGCTGAGAGTTTCTTATTTTCTTCTAATAGATCTAATTGAGCAAAATAAGAGCGATACTGTAATTCTAAAGATTTCTTTTGATAAGCTTGCGTTATCTTTTCTTGATAACTCACTAAACTATTGATACCTATCTTAATATCGTTAAATAAAGACTTATTGTCTTTATGTCTAACAATTTCAATAGATTCCTTAATAGCGTCTTTAGCATCTTGCTCTTTTTTCTGTTCTTCTTGATTTTGAGCTAAGCTAGAGAAAACATCACCTACTTCAATAGCGATGTTTCTATTTCTAGTGGTTTCTTTGTCTTCTTGACTAAAACCTTTGAATTTATAACCTTCAGCCCATTCCTTGATAGATTTAAGGACATCTTTTGATCTCTTAAACTTCTGAGGAATGATATTATCGGTAGTTTTTGCTATCTGAGCAATACTTGGTTTTATTTCCTGAACGGCTTTATTGTATAGCTGGCTGGTGTTATTTCCAACGACATTATACAGATCTTCTGCCTCTGCATAGACAGGCGGCATAGATTCTCTGATCAATCTTCTGATCAGACTAGTATTTCTAAAAGAAGAGCTTACACCTTCTTTAATACCTGATAGGATTTGTTGCTCTGGCGTTCTATCTTTATTAGCATCACCAAAATCAAAATCAAAATCCGGCAAGTCTAATTCATTGTCCAGATCTATTTTGTCTGAACCAATTTTTTGCTTGGCCATACTTAGATATACTTACGTTATAAAAATTAATAAACTTCACACAATTTCAGCTGATCCATTGGAACCACTATGAGTGATTTCGCAGTTCCCTTTAATATTTATCTACTAAACCTCACTCCTGATAAGTTAGCAGGTATGATACCTGTGACTTCTTTGGATATATTTGAGGGTATGTCCAGGAATTTACATAATGACGGTCTTTTCTCTATACCTATCTTTGGTAGAATCGGCTCTCCAGCTCGCACAAGCCGATATAGCTACATCGATATCAAGGTACCAATATTTCACCCAACAATATATCGATCTTTGCTACAACTCAAGAGTCTTTATGGAGAAATCTTACAAGGCAAATCTTACGCTATTTGGAATGATGAAGTAAAAGACTTTGTTAAATCATCTCAGTTAGATGGTGAAACAGGGTTTGAGTTCTTTGTTACGCATTGGAAAGATATCGTCTTTGAGTCTAGACCGAGTGACTTAAGAGCTAAAAATATTGAGCTAATCGATAAGTACAAAGACATTGCTTTAATGGATAAAGTTATCGTAATGCCTGCTGGCTATAGAGATATTGAGATTGAAGACGATAGAATTACCGTAAATGAAATCAACGATCTCTATAAAAAGCTCTTAAGAGTATCCAATACCATCTTACCTATTACAGTAAAAGACGATATTGAAATGCTCAATGGTGCTAGATACAGTATGCAAAATACATTCAATCAAATCTACGATATGATTGAGTCTATGATCAAAGGTAAGAAAAAGCTCATGATGGGTAAATGGGCTAGCCGTAAAATCTTTAACGGCACCAGAAACGTGATTACGTCTTCTGATATTCGCTCAGATGAATTAAATGCTCCCAATAACGTAGGTTTTAACGACACTATTTGTGGTCTATACCAATACATTAAAGCAACCCTGCCTTTAGCTATTGCTAAACTACGTACTGGTTTTCTAAGCAATGTCTTTGTATCTGCACAGTCACCTGCTTACTTAACAGATAAAAAGACACTCAAGAAAGTAGAAGTTAAAATAGATAACGATGTCTTTGACAGATGGATGAGTGATGAAGGACTAGAAAAAGTCATTAGTCTATTTTCAGAAGAATCTATCAGACACGACTATTTAGAAGTCAATGATCACTATATTGGCTTAGTATATAAAGGACCTGGTGTCTTTAAATTCTTCCAAGATATAGATGAGTTACCTGAAGAATATAGTAAGGACGATGTTTATCCGATTACTTTCACGGAACTCATTTACGGCTCTGTATACCATGACGCTCATTTATACCCAGCTCTAGTGACACGGTATCCTGTCACTGGGTTTGGTAGTATCTATGTCTCTAATATCTATCTAAAGCCTACTCTTAAGGTAGAGAAAAGAGCTCCCTTAGGAGATGATTGGCAAATAGATCCCTATAAACCTATTGCTTATAACTTTCCTACTAAATCTGATTTCGTAAATGCGATGTCTCCTAGTCCGAGTAAATTACAAAATCTCGGAGCTGATAATCGAATGGTATTTTCTTAATTTATTCATAGAACACTATGTTTAAAAGGTATGTTTACGTAAACATATTTGAAACTGTAGTGGGTTTCAAGAAAATCCAATCGTTTTGTCCTACCTTACAGTAATGTAAGGATAGAATCTCCTTTAATTGCTAGAAAGCCCTTAGAGCTTAACTACCACTGCGAGCAGTAATGCAAAGCGACAGCTCTACCTAATTGGTAAAGCCATGGTTTGAAAAGTGTTAAGATTGGGTAACCAGCAGCGAAGCTACCCTAATAGGTAGAACGTTCAACGATCAACCCTTTAGCAAGGTGTACACTCAAGTGAGTGGAAATGGGGAGCTACCTGTTATGCAGGTAGAAGATATGATCTACTCTATATGGAAACATATAGCAGGCTATTGTGCCGGACTAAGATTAACGACCTTAGTTGAATACATAGGTTTGATGGAGATACTTGTTCACTAAATATTCTCTATTCTGATGAAAGTATAAGTGAG